GATACCAACGCTGCCAGGGTAATAGCTGGCAGGGCCACTGTAAGCGGGCCGAACGTAGCGAGTTGTGCTGCTGTTTAGCATGGCTTAGTTACAAAGCCGCCGGCTTCAGCCGCGCGGTTGCTTACGACTGTGTGACCGAATGACGACCAGAGGGGCTATAGCACACCCCTGCTGAAACTCCGCGAACGTCGTCACGCCTCGACTCCCTCGGCCTCCTCGGCGTCAGCTGTGCGTTTCTCGTCGGCCTCTTCGGCTGCTTTACGCTCATCGAGGATCTTCTGCCCCCGGTTGAACCATTCTGCCGAACACTCCGCGATCATCGCGTCATGGATGTCCGCTGGGCTCTCGCTGCCAACCGCCGCATGGACGCGGGGATCGTCGTACCATTTCTTTGCGTCCTTGAGTTGGCGCTTGTTGCAGGCGAACTTGAAATGCGCCCCTTGGGCCTCACCCTTCGCGAAGTAGCCCTTTTCCTCGCAATACTCTTCGAGTTCCTCTTCCGTTAGTTCGGAGGCTTTGGCCAGCAAGGCTTTGGCCCACTTCTCTTTCTCGTCGCCCTTCGGGACGGCCTGGTTGAGCAACCGGAAGTTACGTCGCCCGATGGCCTCGAACTGGCTGATGGTCAACCCTTCCCAGCGGCACATCTGGATGGACTCAAAACAGGTTGTCCGGCTGACCCCGTACTTCTCGTAAATCTCCGACTTCAGGAAGGCTTCAAAGGACTCGTGCCCCTCGATGATGGTCGGCGTGTTTTTGGCGATCACTAACAGCCGCCCCAGAACGGGCATCATGACTTGTTCCTGCATTTGCGCCCGAATCAGGACGCGGCAGACGAGGCTGGTGTTGGACTTCCACTGCTTGGGATCGATTTCGGCGGGTACTACAACGTCGATTACCGCCCCCGGCTTCGTCATGGCGGTAATCATCTGCTGTTCTTCGTCGGTTAATTTCTTCTTGGCAATTGCTAAAGCCGTACTTGGCATTGGGAAAAGCTCCTTGTGGTTGATGGGGAAAACTTCATTCGCTTATGACGATAACGCGAGTCAAGGGCAAAGTCAAGATTTTTGTTGGGGGCGGCCACCGCACCAGCAGATCATGCGTCCTCCTCTTGGTATTCATCCGGTGGTGGCCCGTTGTCAATGAACTTTGTGTACCTAGACCGGAACTCCAGATGACACGTTCCGGCTTCTCCCATGCGGGTCAACCCAACAATTGCTTCGGCTTTCCCGCGTAAGGCCGAATCTCCCGGTTTGAACATTTCAGGCCGGTGAATCATGATGACCGCGTAAGCGTCAAAGGCGATCTGCCCCGATTGTTTCAGGTCATTGTATGTAGGCCTCTCGCATTGTTTTTTGCGGTCAGGCTTGGCTAGTGACGATACTACCAGCCCAATTACCCCATACTTTCGGCAGACCCTTCGGCACACGCTACTCGCATAGGTCACCGCTTCGGTGGCGTTGTAGAACTTCAAGTGCTTATCGGCGTGAGTATCCAGGATTTGCAGATAGTCCAAAGCGAACCATTCAATTTTCTTCTCCTGGACCGCCCTGGCGACTCGTTGCTCAAAATCAGAAATCATGAGGTCCGGCGTCTCATCTACAAAGAGCAGCTTGTTATTACTTAATTCCTCGATAGTCGCCACTGCGGTGTTGATGTTCTTTCTCTGGTCCCGGTCAAGTTCGTTCTTGACGTACATTCGCAAAGGGACCTCCGCGATCGAGCATAGCGCTCTGGCCACCCACTGTTTCTCGGACATCTCAACCGAGAAGACCACGCCGGGATGGCCCGAGGATGCCAAGTTGATGCCGATATTCTCAACCAGACTGGATTTGCCGGACTTGGGGACCCCGGCGAAAACGTAATACCCTCCCTTCTGGAGGCCCATGATCCTCTCGTCCAGTTGTGGGAACCCAGTAGAGAGCCCCATCTTGATGCCTTCAGACAAGAACCCTGTGACTCCACCAGGATGGGCCTGCATGATTTCCAGCGGCGTTCTCGATGGCGGCTCAGGATCGTAGGCCATCTGCATTTTGGAAACGTAGGAGCCAAGACCATGCAGCAATCTCGATGGGGGCTCCGTCTCCGCGCTGGCCTGGGTCATGAGCTTTTGGCCGACGCTCAGCAATTTTCGGAGGGCGGACTTCTCCCGTAAAGTGTTAATGTATGCACCGATATTTGGAAGTTGGGGGAGACCGTCATCTAGTGAGACGAGGTAACTTAGCCCGCCGATGGACTCAAGTTCACCAAAAGCCGAGAGTCTCTCAGCAACAGTAACGCGGTCGATCTCTTGGCCCGCTTCTTTCAATTCGAGTATTCGGCGAAGAATCCTGCGGTTGGACTCCAGATGAAACAGTTCTGGGGATAAAGTGTGTTTCGCAAGATGGGATGGGTCCAGGAGAACAGAGCCAAGAACAAATCGCTCACTATCCGGGCTGCTCGGAATCCTTAGATTGGGGATGCCCACCGACCTCAATCCTCCACCGCGTTTTCAAGATCCAAGGCCGATTTGCCGTCTAATGGGCTCACAATCCCCTTATCGTAAACCCGCCTGAATTGGATTGGGGTTGGGAAGAAGGTGTACGTTGAACCGACTTCTTTGATGAGCCACTCCAGTGGATTGAACCAGCCGCGATGCTTCAAGCCATCGGGCTCATCCGGCTCTTTTACGTCGTTCACATCCTGTGTTTCGCAAAACCGGGCGATCAACTCGGCAACGAATGCCAACTGGTCGGGGTCCTCGGGGAATCTCGGCATGAACCGAAGTTTCCGTAGGGCCGTTGCGACATCCTCGGTTCGTTTATCCAGGGGTTTGGTCTTCTCGCGGCGTTCCAGTCTCACGGCGCTTACCTCGTATGATCCTTAGGGCCTCATCGACTACCGCGTTCGGGTCGTGTCCCACGTGGGACTTTCCGTTCGGCCTTTGGATCAAAGTATCGTAGGTCCCGTTCAGTACCTTCCACCAATTCTTGCGCTCTTTGATAATCCAGTGAAACGTCGATAAAAACTGCGCTTTTGGATTCTCTGATTGCAGGATGGCCTCGATCTTCCCGCAAATTTTCTCCCATGAAGGTCCGAAATCTTCATAGGAACGGCATCTGTTAAGAAATTCCCCTTCCTCCATGTTCCAATCAAACAACTCGACTTTAGTGCCGTGCTCTACGATCCGATTCCACGTTTTGGCCTCGTCAGGAAATGCCGTTTCCTGCGCATTACAGACCGCTGGCTGCTTCGGTGGGGTCGGGGTGGTAGTTTGGGGTGTCCTGACCTTGGATCGCCCGTTATTACGCGATGTGTCCTGTGTCTTAAGGAATGCGTATAGCGGCCATCTGTGCTCACGAAGCCAAGGAGACTCAGAATGAAGATATTTGACCAGCGACTGGCGAAATTCCTCAGGCCCAACGTTGGATTCGGCTGAATGTAACTGTTCCCGTAAGGAAGCCGACGCCTTGGATCTTAGATTGTCGATTTTCGCCGCCCTGTTTTCTCGGGAGTACGCATTTTTGACGAAGTCCTCTACGGGGTCAGAGAGGTCTACCGGATCAAGAAGTTCCAGAGTGGTTGTCTTGCTATTTTCTTTACTTGTTTCTTTAGACTCCTTATTAACATCCCTCACTGGTTGAGGTATTGAATCCCTCACTGGTTGAGGTATTGAATCCCTCACTGGTTGAGGTATTGAATCTACCTGTGAAGTATTGGCAACACCGCACTCAGTGAGGTGTTGGTCATCATCCTCAATGCCTAGGTAGTACTCGGTAGCTCTGGGTCGCATCCCGTCCCCCATAAATCTCTTTTCCGCCACAATAAAACCAGAATCCTCAAGTGATCTAACTGATTCCAGAACGCCGTTTTCCGATAGTCCGGTGCCAGAGCGGATCGCGGATAAACTCATCGCATGGCAATCGCGATGGAAACCGAGAGTCTTTCGGGAAATAAGCAAGAGAACTTTCAGTTGAGCGCCCGTGAGAGAAGGCATTAGATCATCCAAGATTTCATTTGGGATCTGTGTGTACCCTGGTTTCTTGAATCTAGGCATACAAATCTCAGTTAGGATCTAAATTCTCCGGCGGGTTAAATCGCTCGCCTATTTTGGGCACACTGATCCTCTACTTTCTTCCGCCCCTACTAAAGACGCTGTTGACTTTCGTCTAGCCCTCAAAACAAACGAGGGAGCCGGGCGTGGTTTTCAGGCTAGACTGAGGATTAGCCCGAACTCCCTGCCCGTTTGTCTTTGCCGCGATCACGTTCTCTGGCCGGAGAAACGTGAACAGTTTGACGGTAGCCCCATCTTTTCTTTATGTCAATAGCCGTTTTTGGTGTACACTCAAAAGTGTGGGTCACCCATGGACGACCAATTGTTCTGGAAAGCCGGGTTCGATGCCGAGGAAGTCATAATCCTCAAAGAGCAAATTCTCGGTGTGTCCACTGAAGTGGTTTGTCCACTATGCAATAAAGTCTTTCCGGTTATCCAATCGGATGAGCGGCTTCGGCAGGCTGCATAGTCCCACGTGGGACAGCTTAGCGATTAAGCGCCCAGACTAAAGACCCTTGACTCCCTGCTTTGAACGAGATAGGATAAACTTGATGTAAGGCACCCATAAGGCAAGGGCCACCAGCCTAGTCGGGAGTGGCGGGTGGCCCGACAACAGTCCAACGTGGGACTCCTGAACTGCCGTGAGGGAGAAGGGGCTACCCTCGTGGCGCTTAATGCTTTTTACGGAATCCAGGTCACCCTCAGCGACACAAACCCTCACCAGCTTCTACCATTGCTGATCGCCGTAGATTCCACGCTGAGCCCAACTACGACGGGTGGGGGGATCCTTCAAAACGTTGCCACCCTCCAAATCCAAGCCGACCAGAATAATGCAGGGAACTACGTTATGGTCGGCGACTCAAATCTCAGCCTAACAAGGTACGGCCTGAAGATGAGCGCTGGACAAGCGCAATACCTGTATCGGGAAGGGATGGCAATCCCGCTAAGCGCAGTGTACGTCCAGGCCAGCGCGGCGACGTGCTATGTGAACGTCATGATCGTCATCATGTGAGGACGCCATGAAGAAGCTACTTGTGCTCTTATTCGGGTTGGCCGCATTGGGATACGCCCAACTCTTTCCCGCACCAAACCAGCCTATTGTCGGAAGCACTCTTCCGACTGCCACCGAAGCTTTGCCGAACGTACTCTATGTTTGGACAGGGGCAAGCACTTCCAATGTCTGTCCCACGGCGGGAGCGAGCGGGAGCGGCGGCTCAAACACGGCAATCTGTTTTACGAAGGACAACATCAACTGGAACTCGATCACGGCTAGAATCGACGGGACGTTAACAATCACTTCGCCGCTGTACCCGAAGTGTGCGCCCCCGGTGAGGACTACATTTTGTAACTAGAAGGAGAATTACGATGAAGAAATTGCTTCTTGTGGCGCTCGGGCTGCTCTTGGCGGTATCGGCATTTGCTCAAGGCCCCACAAACATCCAACAGACAAACACGCGGGCCGACGCCGCATTGATGGCAGCTTCAAGCCATGCCACCGGGGCCACCATTACATTGACGCCGCTCGGCTCACAGTCGATCTATGTATATGAGATCGATATTCTCAACTGCGCCGGGTCCTCGGCGGTTTCCGCTGCTGCTCAGACAGCGGTCACCACGACAAATTTGACTGGGTCTCCGCAATGGCAAATGGGGAGCGGAACAACTGCGGGGGCTTGTGTGCAAAATCTAGTTATTAGCTATCCGACCGGACTAAAGTCAACGGTTCCTGGAACCGTAGTGACGATTGTACTGCCAACTTTCGCTACGAACCAAACTATTGGCGTAAATGTGGCGTACTCATCGGCCCCGTAAGGAGAATAACGTGAAAAGACTTCTTGTATTTTTCGCACTCTCTGCTGCGGCGTTTGCCCAGCTTCCCGCGTCGGTTCAGCAGTCAGCTAGTCGATTGGATGTCGGCTTATTCACTCAGACCGTCGCAAGTACTGGAACCACGATAACCTTGACTCCGCCAGCAGGCCAAAGCGTCTATGTTACGCAAATTGATTTTTCAAATTGCCAAGACGCTACGGGAGTCGCTGTCGCGGTACCTACCTTCGTGACTAGTACCAATTTAGGCGGTATTCTGGCGGCTGCTAGTTTGTCTTGGATGATGGCGAGCGGCGTAAATGCTGGAGTCGGCTCTTGCGTGCAGACGTTCAGCGTAACCTATCCGACAGGGTTGAAGGCTTTGCAGCCAGGAACTCCCGTTACAATAATTGAGCCAGCTTTTGCCAGCCACCAAACCATCCGAGTCACTGTTACGTATTTCTTTGCACCGTAAAAAGGAGAACTTCAATGCCAAGTGTGTTTACGGATGGGGGTTGTCCGCAAACCCAGTTCTTCCGGCAGGAACTTATAGTTGGGCCTATAGAATTTTGTAGCGGAATTAAACGGGTGTGTCTGGTGCGCGTGAACGTAACGTATTCATTCGCCCCCTAAAACCTCTTGACTTCATCCAAGTAAAGGGATACCTTTGTAGCCGAAGGAACCCTTACAAAAAATCGAGAGGAAATTATGAGCACAACGTATATCACGAACCCGCCATCGGCCACTCCGATAGTGACGGTCGTGCCAGCCAATGAAGCGCCGTCGCCACTGCCTTCGGGCGGGGCACACATCCCTGCGTGGCCGAATTTCCAAGGTCAACCCGTGCAACCGACAAATCAACTGGTTACCCAGTTCATCGCTGCCTATCAGGGGCAAGCCACTGTCCCAGCGACGACGGGTACGGGCGGTGCGGAGGCCAATCAAGTTGCAATCGACACTTTCAATCAGGCAGCGCTAAATTATCAGGCGCAGCAGAAGGCCGCTTGGGATGCTGCCGGTGATCCCCCGATATTTACACCTACCGCCGCGCCGCCCGTGGCAAGTCCCGTGCCAGTCGGCCCCTGCACGGTAATCATGGACCCAAGCGGAGACGGCTCAGGATGGGTATACCCCGCCACCACAGGGCCATTGGCTGGTGTATGCCCTCCGTTCGTGCCTCCTGCCCCCCCTGCCGGTGTTCCGTATATCAATGGATTTTTGGGGCTGGCCAAGAGCAGGAATGGGCAGTTCGCAGTATTTTCGTTGGTAGCGGGGCTAGACACGGTAACCCAGGCCGATCCTGAGACCTCCCTGATTATCGGGGAAACCTACGGTCTGTACACGTATACGGGGGTTCTCGGATCGGTGCAGGGTCCGACCATTCTGAATGTGACAAAGCAGTTTGGGGAGTTCGGAGCGAGCTACTATTACTCCGATCCTTTGTAGCGAGTTAGCCGCTGTCTCCGTGGCGGCTGACTCTGACTTAAGCCGCCTCTAAGCAATGGAGAGATCATGAATTGTGCTTTGTGTAATTGTATTACTGAAGAAGGATCATTAAAGTGTAGGTGCATTTGTCATGGGTATTATGAGTCTCTTCGTAGATTACCTGAAGATGATACCATAAAGGCGCCCGCGCCTGAGCTTCAAGAGGCCGAGCGGGAGATTGAACGTCTTCGTGCCCACGTCGCATCTCTCGCATCCCAACTAGCGGATGAACGCGTGGAGAACCAGCGGTTACGCAAGCAGGCGGCAGACGGCAACGCGAATGACGTACTAGTTAGAAGGTTAACAAACATCGTTTGTGCCGAGTTTGGTCAAGGTAATCCATTGGTTCCTGGGCTTCGCCGGAGAATAAGGAAGAGAATCAAACAGTATTTGGAAAACGTAGATAGAGCTGAAAATGTGTTGAAGGCGGGACCGCACGAGGGTAACAAGTGAAGCCCTATTACGAAGAAAATAGGATCACAATCTACCACGGAGACTGCCGCGACATTCTGCCGACGTTGACGAATGTGAATCTGACGTTGACAGACCCGCCATATGGGATGCACAAGGCCCCGTGGGATATGTCTATCGTACCGTGGGAATCATGGTTGCCTATTGCCCGCAGTATCGCCCCGGTTGCGCTATTTTCAGGAGTGAAAGCAATGTACGATTATCCGCGCCCAGATTGGGTGATGGCTTGGGTTCGCTTGGGATCGGTGCAGCGTAACGGGAAACTTCGCGGCTTCAACAACTGGGAGCCGATATTGCTTTATGGACTGCGAAGCCTGTCTAACGATGTTATAGCAGTCCCAAACTTTCCAGATATTGAAGGGTATATAATTCCCCAACCATGGGAGTAATTAATCAGAATGAAGGACTCACCGTAAAGCCGCCCCCGCCTGAGCTTCAAGACGCCGAGCGGGAGATCGAGCGCCTTCGCGCCCGTGTTCAATCTCTCGCATCCCAACTGGCGGATGAACTCGTGGAGAACCAGCGGTTACGCAAGCAGGCGGCAGACGGCAACGCCGCCCGAGGAACAACGGAGTAACTATGAAACGACTAACGATTCTCTTCGCGCTGGCTGGAGCACTGGCCGGTGCGCAATCTCTCTCTGTCACCGTGGCCCCGACGCAGGTATGGCCCGGACAGTCCGTTACTGCCACCATTGCGTTCAGCGACTCCTCCCCATCGTCCGGTATCGCGGCATTCGGTGGAACAGTTGCCACCACGCCGACCACGCTGACACCTGGTACGCTCGCGCTTGGCGCGGCGGCCACCGCTGCGGTCAAGGCGGTCACGGTCAACGGTGCCGCTTTTATTCTGGCTGGCTCCAGCACGCTGAACGACACGGTGATCGGTAGCGGCGCGTTGCTGACCGTGCCAATCGCTATCCCGGCCAGCACCAAGCCGCAATCGGCAACGGTATCGGTATCCAGCCCCGCCGCAGCTACCAGCGCCGGAGGCCCGGTAACGTTGACGGCCACCTCTGGGGCTTTCAACATCTGCTCGGTGTATGCCATCACCGGAGATTGCACGGCAGCAATAGCCGATGTCCTTGCCATGATCTCGGACGCGCTACACGGCACATGTACCGGCCAAGCGGCCAACGTCGGCGACGGTAAATGCGGCCTCGACGATGTGGAACTGGAGATCGAGGCAGCGCTCGGAAAGATCTCGTAGAGGAGTGTCCGCGACTTGAGTACAGCGGAGACATATGAACGTTTACGTGGCTAGTTCTTGGCGGAACAAGTTTCAGCCGTCTGTTGTGGCGGCACTTCGCGAAGATGGTCATACCGTCTATGACTTCATGGACTCCGATGGTTTTCATTGGTCTGAGGTCGATCCAGCATGGCTGGATTGGCCTAGTGATGTTCCCAAGTACTTGGCTGGGTTGGATCATCCATGCGCTGAACGTGGATTCAATCGAGATATGGGAGCACTGAAAGCCTGCGACGCGTGTGTATACGTGATGCCATGCGGTGTGTCTGCCAGCTTGGAAGCTGGTTGGGCCTGTGGCGCGGGCAAACTTGTCATCGTTTATGTGCCAGGATTACGCGAGCCTGACCTGATGGTGAAGATGGCCCATTTGATAACGGATGACTTGCAGGTTGTTCGTGACACGCTTATTATCAACGTTTTAAGGGCAGTCGGAGAATGAACTGCTGTACTCAAGTAAATTCCCCAAACATCGGGAGGGAGAACCGAAATGCTAGCCGCCGAAACTTCGAACTGGAGATCGAGGCAGCGCTGGGAAAGATCTCGTAGAGGAGATATATGAAAGTCTTTCTGGTTATCCTAACGTTGGCGGCGGTCGCTATCGCGCAAGTGCCGCCGCCCTGCGCTAGTATTTCCGTGCAAGTGACCGTGCTCCCGCAGGGGACGGTGACGGACTTCATCCCTGCCGCCCATAATATGACGCCCGTAGAGGTGGATATTTGGTCAACCGTCCCCTGCACGACGTCCTTCATTCAAATGTCGCACGCGGTCAGGGCTCTTCCGGCTCCCGATAACCTGCACCTGATCGCGCCCAATGCCGCGCAACTCAACCTACAGGGCGCGGCTAATAAGTCGCTGTTGGCTAAAGTGGCCACCATTACCGTGTTTGCCGCAAACCTCGCCATCCCCGTAGGCGCGAGCGCCGGATTGATTGGCACCATATCGGAGAGAGCCGGTCTTATCGTCGCAGACGCATCCGCTGGCGTGGCCCAGGAACTACCTGCGATAAGCGCAGTATTTCAGAAGCAAGCGCCTAACCCGGCGATTACGCTCCAGTCCGTGTTCGCTCCTACCACATCGGTTCCATTCCCAACCGTGACCGTAATGCCGGGCGCTGGCGTGACCACGTATGAGTACACCGACCGCCAGCCAAGACCCGGTAGCCGGGCTGCGAAGAAAGCGGCGAAGCTCAGGATGTTATTGCCAGCGAAACCGATAGCGATCAACACTTTGCAGCTAACGTCGTCGATTCCGATCCCCGATACGCCTGGCATACGGTACTTCCTGCCTCATGCAAGGACGGAGAAGTCCTGAAATGTCAAAGCACATTTACGGCTGCATCCCCACACCGAGCGCTAAAAAGGCGCGGTACCGAGTCTTCGACGCTCCGCACTTCACGCTGCCTCAAGACCTCGACATGCGGAATTTGCAACCTCCGGTAGTCGATCAGGGCTCGCTTGGATGCCATGATGATAAAACCGAAGTGCTCACAGAGAGCGGATGGAAGCCGTGGAACGCATACGATGGGCACGATTCTCTTGCCACAGTAAATCCGTTAACCCATGCATTTGAGTATCAGCACCCGACCGCCCTTTTTCGGTACGTCTATGAAGGCCCGATGTATTTTGCCGACCATCGTTCACTCGATTGCGCGGTAACGCCGAATCACCGCATGTACATTCGCCCTCGCAAAAGTGCAGGTTTCGGATTTGAGACTGCCGATAGCATCCCTTCCATCGCGGGCCTTTTGGCTGCTCCGCGAGGATGGACCGGAATAGACTTGAGGGGCCTTCGGATCGGCAAATACGAACTGAGTGGGGATGATCTGATATCCCTTGCCGCGCTGGTTATCTCAGATGGATGGATTTCCGATTCCGAAGCCAAAGAGAATAGGGTTGGCGGATTCTGCTGCTTCAACGACGGGCGGTATAACATCATCGCTTCGTTGGCGCAGCGATTGGGCATTTACGAGAGCGCTCCGCGTAAATGGACGTTCTTCAGTGCTGAGTTGGCTAACTGGTTCCGTGAGTCGTGTGGATGCAATGGCAGATCGGCATCAGCCAAAAGAGTGCCGGGGATTATCCGCTTTGCATCACAACGCCAAATCAAACTGTTTCTATCATTTTTTGGTGACCAAACCCACACCGGGAAGCGCCCGCATCAGTTTTTTAGCACGAGCGATGGGATGATCGATGACTTGCAGGAACTGCTGCTCAAATGTGGTAATCGATCCTCAATTTATAGGGCTGAACTTAGGGCGCCAGCCGTGCGGAATGACGGTGTTCCGATTGTTTCTCGTTCGTCTGAACGATACCTGACTCAATGGGAAACCGATCATCTCAACCTAAAACCGCGGGAGACGTTCAAACCCGATTATTACAAGGGCGAAGTGTTCTGCGCCTCCGTCCCCAATTCCATACTGATTACTAGGCGCAGTGGTTCTATACTGATCTCCGGGAACTCTTGCACTGCCAATGGAACCTGCGAAGAACTGGAGGCTCAGGCTTTGGCTCAAGGAGAACCGCTCACAATGCGGAGTCGTCTTTTTGTGTATTATTGCAGCCGCGTGATCGAGGGGACCGTCCCGCAAGACGCTGGGGCTACAATCCCAGACGGTATCGCTGCCGTACAAACTCAAGGCGCTTGCTCTGAGACGGAGTGGCCTTACGACATTTCGCAGTTTGCCGTCCAGCCGCCGGACAAGTGCTATGCCGACGCCTTGCAGTTCCTTGCGTTGGGCGCGCAGAGTGTCAATCAGGACTTGACGGATCTGAAGACGGCTCTGGCCTATGGCAACTCGACTACATCACTAGCCCGCGCGGTGCGAACCGATCCAGCGCACGGGCTGGTGATCGGTATCTTAGTGTACGATTCGTTCGAGTCGGATGCCGTGGCGGCGAGCGGCGACGTACCTATGCCAGGAGCGAGCGAGAACCAATTAGGGGGGCATTGCGTGCGTCTGGTAGGCTACACGGACAATGGCTTGGCCGACATTCCGCCGCAGAGCTTCATCATGCAGAACTCGTGGGGAACGGCTTGGGGCAAGCGAGGGTACGCCTCGATTCCCTACGCCTACATCCTCGACGCAAATCTATGTACGGATGTCTGGCTGATCTCTCAGGTGTCCTAGGAGGCGGCATGGCATTCGGCGAATCGGCGGGCGAGCAGGCGGCGCAGACAGTGGCTACGGCTGGCGAGAAGATCGAAGGCGACTTCATGACGCGGCTGGAAGCGGTCGTGTCGCAGCTTGTGGCACTTGTGGACCGCCTGGATGGGGCCACAGTGACCTCAACCATCAAGTTAGGAGCAAAGCAATGACGCAGATAGTTCAATTCTTCCAGCAGCACTGGGGTTGGTTCTCTGGGCCTGTCGCGCTGTGGATCTACTCGTGGGTAATCCACTCGATGCCCACCCCGCAGCCGATGGGTAACCCGTTCTATACTTGGCTCTACAACGTGCTGCAAATCATCGGCGCTAATAAAGCCTTGGTCGGGGCCAAGAACGGCATAAAGACGCCGTGATTGTCAAAGCTACCCGCGAAGGGTTAGTGGGACAGCGCACAGCCAGCGGCTACGTGATCGACACTGTTGTCCCCTTCGTGGCACTTCCATCCACCAAAGCCCTCGGTTGCTTCATCCAGTTGACTAATCCCCTAAACACCAAGTCCTCCCTGGCGATTGTCCTTGATGTCGGTCCATGGAATATCAACGATGACGCCTATGTCTTTGATGGCCAGCGCCCGCAAGCAGAGAGTGGAACTGACATGACGGGGCGTCCGACCAATGGAGCCGGGATCGACCTCGGGGAGAAGGTCTGGAGTCTGTTGGGAATGGTGGACAACGGGCAAATTGATTGGGAGTTTGTGGTACTCTAGTCCCACGTTGTACTGGGTAAGAGACCCATGATAAGATTGAAGTTGTAGGGCGCGCATCTCTGCCGTGGGCTTTAGGAGATGACGCAAATGCCGCAGTTGACCTGGAAAGTAGACGCTGGACAAGTCCTCACCATCCTATTGGTTCTTATGGGGCTCGCGGTCTCTTGGGGAAACCTTGGGGCCAAGATAGACGCACAGGCCGAACGGATCAACATGGTCCAAAACAACCAACAAAAGGTCATGAGTGACTTAAATTCAGTCCGCGAGGAACAGGCCCGAGTTCGAGGTATTTTGGAACAGCACGACAAAGACGATGCGGCATGGCGGTCTAGCCATGATCGGTAAGGGGATTAGACCATGAAGTACGAGCAGCTAATAATTGTTGTTCTCAACAAGGTGCTGGCGATCCTAAAGGCCATTGGCACCCCAACCACCGCAGAAGCAGAAAAATTACTCCAGGATCTCGTCAAAGCGTTAAGCGACCCACCTGGCCCGCCACCTGTCCCACCGGACTCTTAAAAAAGAAGTGGTGATATAGGCCGAAGATCACCACAGATCCGGCCACGTAAAACCACCGGGCTGTGTCCCATCTCTGGGCTGTGGTTAAGAAGTGGTAAGACGCCGAAGTAAGGGCGTGCAAGATCATCCAAGCGGTCTGAAGTTCAATGTGGACTGAGAGCAGCCGGTTCTTAGTGAATGGCTCGAAGTGGTTCCCTAAGCTAACCATCAGGCAGACTCCAGCCACGGATAAGGTACTTAGGTTCCTGATCGGTAAATATCCCCAAGCCAGCACGTTCGGGTTGTAGATCCCCAACGATAGGGCTGCGCAAAGTCCAGCGAATCCGAACCGACAATCCTTCCTCACCTCGATGACGTTCCAAACGGCCTCCAAGGGGGCTAGGAGCCTCACAAACAGCGCGATCCCATCCAAAGGGATATACCATACTGCGGTTCTGTAAGCGACGTTGTAGATGGCTGCAAACGCGCAAGAGAACAACATCAAATGTAGCTTTTGGCGTAAGGGATGATGGAGAATGACGAGAAACACTAGGGCGTAGCCAGCCGTCATGATGGCATCACTAGCCATATGGCACTAGTATACCTACTCTTGTGTAATAAAGAATACAGGACTCTCTGCTGGTAGTGGGCTACTTTAAAAATCCCGTTTTCAGATTTAGGACACTACCGTAAGCTGATCCTCTCGGACAGCATTGATGTCACAAGCTGATTGAGACTGACGCGCTCAGAGTTTGCTGCCCTGACGAGACGCTGATGCAAACTGCGCGGTACACGCTGAACCCACTTTCCGCTCGGAAGGGGATCCTCCTTTTCTGGCTCAGGTACAGGATCGCCTGCCTCGATGCAGTCCTCCAGCCACAGGCGCTGTGCCTCCTGAAGATTCTCTAGCGCCTCTTCTGCGTTCTCTCCATGAGCAGAGCACCCAGGCAGTTCTACAATTCTTGCAACGATGTCGCCGTCCGTATCGGGACGAAGTAGTTTCGTATATGGCAGCGCCATGTAGTGTGCAAGATCGTGTTTTTCAGTGTTCATACGGCGTATTCCAGCTTGATACTACGGATAGTATCACAAATTCACGCCCCTTGCCACCGAAGCGCTGCGCGCGCTGGTGTTTAGGACACTACCAAAGAACACAGCACTCTCTGTTTAGGAGCGAGCGGCACGGAGAGAATCGATTCTAGCGCTCACACCTCCTCGGCTCTGGGAGATATCTCCAGCCGTGAAGCGCTGTAGAAGGAAGGTATGTAATTGACCAGGGTCCCGGAACTCCCGTTTGAGCTTCCGGTCCAACACAAACAGCAGCCTCGCTTGGGCTCCAGTTGGCGGTTCTTTTCTCCAGGCGGCTGTCGCCGCCATAATTTTTCGATCTTCTCCTGGAACCTCATGTTCGGCCATTTCCACTGCTTCTTTTAGGTCTTTGGCTACGTACAGTTTGGTTCTGATCCCCCGAACATGGCGGTAAACTTCACAATGCCCTAATCCGTTCTCGCGGATCGAAAGCATACTGTTGTTCATCAGGCCAAGGTGGTAAGATCCCTCAGTCTCTTTCAGCCATGTAAATCGGCTTAGTTTGCGGAGTTCCTCGGGGCACTCGGGAGGCTTCAAAAGGTCTACCAGGTGACGAGAGGTCTTGAACTTGTCAGCTTTGGCTCTGGCGGACTCCAGATCCGGTTCGTCACGGAAGTCTAAACCGGGGTTTTGGGCTTCGAGTTCTTCAATAGCGCGGGCCTGCTGAAGAACGTCGCCGCCCTTGGCATCGAACTTAGCCCGTAGACCGAAGAGAGAAGCGATCGTGACCAGAGAATGTCTGCCGCTCAGATCGCAAAAGTCAAGGATCAAAGCATGTGGCTTAACCCATCCCACGTGGGACTCTTTGTCCTCGGGTGCCGGGAAGGGCCTGACAACTCTCCCGGCCATCTGCTGGAAACGGAGTTTGGATTTCGTCGGCACACACATAGCCGCCGTCATCACACGCGGGGCGTCGATGCCCTCAATGAGTTTCCCCGCAGAAGCTAGGCCGTCGATCTCGCCTTCGTTAATTAGCCGCATGAACCGCTTACACTCTAATTCTGGAGTGTGACCGCTGATCGGGTAGACTTTAACGCCGTGTGCCCGCATAACCTCTGCTAAGTCAACAGCATGTTTTATGTCCACGGTGAAGAAGAAAGCTGGCCCTTCTGGCTTATGTTTGCAGTATTCACGAGCGATGAGTTCATTTCGTGCGGGGGTGTTGACTGCCGCCTCTAACTCGGCTTGGTTGAAGTCTCCATGCGTTATGTGGACCTGGCTGATGTCATGCTCTGTCTCGATTCGATGAGCGATGATCCGCGTCAGCCATCCATCCGTGATCCCCTCCGCGATTCCGTAGTTGTAACTTATGCGGTCGAATAGGACTTCCAAGCCGATGTTGTCGCTTCTGTTTGGTGTGGCGGTGATCCCAATGAATAGCTTCGATGGGTCGCAGTCAGCCTCGCCTTTCAGCACACGGAAGTAACGGAAGACAGACTGGTAACTCACGGCACTGGCATGATGGCACTCGTCAACTATCAGAAAGCTGAACTGGTCGGGATCGAACTGAGTCAGCCGGTCACCATACTTCCAGTAGCCTTCGTTTTCCGCCCCTTCATACTCGGCCTTACCGAGTGTCTGAACAGAAGCCACTACGATGTCGGCATCTTCAGCCCGATAGTCGGCACGTTCAATAGCGACCTTCAGATGGGGATTGTACTGATGGAATTTGCGCGCGGCCTGCTCACAAAGTTCATTGCGATGGACAAGGAAGAGGCCGCGCTTTCTCTGCCTGCGTAGTTCAACCATTTCGGGAATATGGGCCGCGACCACGGTCTTGCCCAGCCCCGTTGCCATCACGACTAATTGTCTGGAGATCCCCTGGTGAAGGTTCTCTTGGATGTCGGCTAGGCACTGAGTCTGGTAGGGGCGGAGAGGCATCTACCCGATCCCCCGCAGCCTAACAATGGGAATTATATCAATTCCCCTAACAATGACAGCCCGAGCTTCACCGAACACCGCGAGCCCGAAAAGGAGCCGGTAGTAGAGGTAGGGCATGGGTTATCCCACGTGGGACTCGAAAAGTGAACGGAGGTATTCTGCGATATCTTCGAGCGCCTCCACCGCACGCAGACGCAGATAAGCCTCGCGGTCGCACAGAATGGTCTCCTTGTTGTGGTCGCCATGGCAGTACCGGCAGCGGGCACCTGTATTTTCGGGCAGGCTCCCCTCGCGTGAGTATTCCATTAGCTTATCTTCCTCCGCTCACAGGTTCCCTTGACAAGGAACTGGTGGACGGCGCTTCCCACGGAGGGGGCGTTCAGGATTCGGTCGGTGAAGGTGTCTTCGGGGATAGGTCGATAGGCGTGGGTTGACGTTGCATTACCAGCCTTATCCTTGAAGGTCACAAAAACCTCCTTAGCCGCCTCATCGTAAGCGAGAGATTTTACGTTGCTCGACACAAAATTCGTATACGTTTTCATAGACTTGCTCCTATATTGACGTTCATTTCACGTCCCCTATCTCAAGTTCCACATCCTCTCTAACTCGGCCAAAGCTTCCCTGAATCGAAAGCATGGCAGACAGGCTGTGCCGTCCTCATCTGAGACTAAAATAACATCTGACTCACCGCAGAATCGGCAGACAGGAGGTTGAGTCTTCCGCTGTTTCGCGTGCACGATTGCTTGCCCCACCCAGGAGCCCCAAGCGAACCCTCCTATAGAGGCAAGAGCAAATAACGCGCACCATAAGATGAACGAGATGGCTTCTCGCATAAGTTTACCTCGTGGATATCTTGGCCCCGCTCGTAACCGTGATACCGGGCCAGTTGAGGGAATCCTGATGATGAAAGACAACGGCATTCAACACTACCTGATCGACGACCAGGATAGGCCGCATGTCTCCCGGCTTGACTTCCTGCATCAGATTGACCTTGCCCGTTGCAATCGCCTTGGCGAAAGCAATGATATCCGTACAGGAGCCTTTGAACTGCGTGCCCACCTTGGCATCGGCGACTACAGGGATAGCGTTAGCCAAGGTCGGCGTAATGGTGATCTGGGCCTCCTGAGTCTTGGCTTCGGCTTCTGCCACCCGCCCACGGGCCATCAGTGCGGCGGCTTCGCGTTCCAGTTTGAGGCGCTGTTCTTCAGCTACGCGAGCGAAGGCCGCTTCGCTTTCCGCCTTGGCACGCCGCATGTCGTTCAGGTACTTCTCGCCCTTCTTGGTGAGTATGTCCTTGATAGCGGTCAAGGGGTCCACTGTCGCGTGTTCTAACTCCAGCACGGTAGCGCGAGCGCCGTTCAAAGGCCCCTTGAACCTCGACCAGATCCGCGTCAGTCCATCGGCGCGGGTGGCCACGTTCTTCCGTAACTCCATCGCTTCGCCGTAAGTGGAGTCATCTTGGATGTTCAGGGTTTTCGCCTGAACCTGTAAAGAGGCGAGCCCTTGAAGATGGGCCTCAACCTCCATCTGTAACGCCGGGACGTTGATATCCAAGACCACCGACAATTGGCTGGCTTGCGTCTTTAAGGTCTGGGCATTGAACGGCACTAACGCTGTGGATTTATCCATTAGAGTTACTCCTGTCCGATGGTCCTTCCAGACCATCAATCAATTTGTTATTGGCACGGTCGTGCCAGATCATACAGCACGCCCGAAAGATTGCTTCATCCATGGGGTTGGAGCACCGATACACTCGAAAGGTGCCATCCCCAGGCAACGCCACAATATCCCGTAAATCGGCGGTGAGATTCAGGGAGTGTTTCAACATCAACTTGTAGCCCGCTGTTTGGATCTCTGCCGCCCGCTTGGGCCTACTCCCCTGACTTTTCCAACCCTTGGTATCGATCAGGACCAGCTTGCCGCTTGGGTACAGGCCCCAAACGTCTGGAGTCCCGCAAACATTCAGGTCCGGTAGACACATCGGCTGCTCGTGGCCGATCGGTTTGAATCCCGTTTCCCTCTTGAACCATACCCACCCCGCTACGTAAGGCTGGATAGTCTCGCCGAGGTCCATCACTTCAAGCACGTCCTCCAGTGTTTCGGCCTCGGGTGCGTGCTCGTCCACTAGGAAACGAGCCTTATGGACTAATTGCCCACGCACCCGAGACTCTTCATCGAAGAAGTCGGACCCCTTGTTAAAACCGCAGTCGGCAAGCACTCGTGTGACTCCCGGCTTCCAGATTCCATTCAGCCGGTACTCGTGTCTGTCGTCGAGATAAGTGAGGCCGTTCATAAAACTCCTTTGCGCGAGAAACCGCTGGCTTCAGCCATGCGGAGGGATAGCGCGGCGCACGCGGATACCAACGCTGCCAGGGTAATAGCTGGCAGGGCCACTGTAAGCGGGCCGAACGTAGCGAGTTGTGCTGCTGTTTAGCATGGCTTAGTTACAAAGCCGCCGGCTTCAGCCGCGCGGTTGCTTACGAGTTATAACAGTTCGTCAAAGATTCCGCCCCCATCGTCCTCAGTGGATGCTGGGGGCTCCTGTTTGGGCGGCGGCGCGGTCTTGGGAGTCTGTTCACCCGCCGCCAATAACCAAGCCTTCACTGCTTTGTCGATGTCTTGTTCCTTGGCTTGTTCCAAAGAACACTTCAAGGCCCGTTGCTCGATCTGCTGCACTGCTGCCGCCAAGACCCCAGATTCGAGTTTATTTTTGTTGTACCAATCCAACAGATCGGCTCCAGACCGCAGATTGGGAGTAGCCAGCATCAGCCGAATGTAAGCGTGGCCGTCCTCTTGGGGAGTGAAGTCGAGAGCGATGACCCCCGATTCAAACCAAGTCTTGAACTGGGGAGGGGTTAATCTCCAGCGTCGGCAAAGGGTGCATCCCAAAGCCACGGTTTCGGGGTTCTTGGGCCATTGACCGTCAAGGAAATTGCGCACTTCCTTGGCCCACCGTGCGCGCCTCTTCCCGGCCTCTTCCGGTCCCGAGTTGAACTCGTTTACGTCGGCATTGATACAGCTTTCGAGTTCTTCCACAGCCACCTGATACTCAGCCGGGTCCTTGGGAAGCTCTTTCAGCCCGCAACCGAACCATCCCGCGAAAAAAGCGTTGAATCGGGAACCCGCCGTCTTGATGGGAAGCGCCAGGGTTTTTGCAAGGGCATTTAGACGGGCCATGAGGGCCTTCTTGGCGTCCGATGCTTCGGAGGGCTCTATGACTGGCTTGGAGTGCTCCGGCTCAACCTGCGGCTTCTCCTGCGGTTTCTCGGGCATCCTAGTTGGCGGGTTGAATCTTTGTTTGGTTTGAACTTCGCCCGATGCGCTGACCTCAACCACTTCGTATGGGCTATTGGTCTCATTCGCAAGGGCTTGTGCTCTAAGGTTGGCATCCTCCTCGCGTTTCGGCCGAATTTCGTCGGTCGGGATCACCCGTTCGCCGCCACCCCCGGTGTGGAAAACCCTGTGAATCGCGTATTGGGCAGTAATCGGCTCGGTTTGAGCAGGTTGAGGATCTTTGGTAATTTCCACAACCGGCGACGGTTCGGGCTTGGGTTTGAGCGCCACCTTCATATCGTCGCGGGCCGCAATTACTTCCGCCCGTTTTTTGTCCGATTCGGAAGGTTCGGCTGTCGTGGAGTTGAATATCTCATCCTTTTCCTCTGGAGTGTAGACGTTCCCACGTCCACCAGTCATTCGGTAGGCTTCCGACGCAGCACGGGCAGAGAGCATCACTCGTGGACGCTTCTGGTACATACCCTCTTTGCCTTCTTTGGTTTCGGTGAGACCGGCCTGCTTGGCGTCCTGAATGGTAAACTCGAAGGTTTCCGCGTCAATACCGGGCCGAGCGACCTCGATAGCGGCTCGTTCGTTGGTCCGCTCTACCCATTTGACGGTGAAGCCCTTGCGGATCATCTGGTCGATCAGTTGAGGGTAGCGGACGAAAATCTTGCCCTTCACGATGTCGATGTCTTGGAGAGCGGCCATCGGGTCAATGCTCATTTCGTGGCCCACTAGCATTTTCGCCATTGCGTTCGAGCGGACGTACTTGTCGCGAAATTCCGTGATCTGTTCTGGGGTGTAGCCCATGCCTCTGAGTCTGCCAATCTCCGAATCTGGCAATGCCATGTCCTGAGTAATGAGGGCGCTGCTTAACAGCATGTTCGCAATGCTCATCATGTAGTTCACGGCTTCGGGGCTGGGCAATCCGACTTCGCGGGCATGTTCTGCGGTAAACTTGGTCACCGCTTTCATGGTTTCGGGCACGGCCTTGGCCGGTTGCAGTTCGTCGTTCACTTCTCTTCTCCTTCCGGGATGTCGTTTCTGACGACCGTTAAATCCACCAAGAATGGATCGGTGTTCAATGTATACTCGACGGCGATATCACCGCGCCGCAAGGCGCTTTCTTCGCAGAACACGACCGTGGGAGACGGTCCCAACCCCTTGAATCGGCGGCGAACCGCAAACAGCTTACTGGGCCAGTTCATTTGTGTTTTCTCCTTCTTGTCCCACGTGGGACTTCTTCCGTTTGTGAGTATAGTTCTTCTCTTGACTCAAGTCAAGAGTTTTTTCTTCTACCGCATGAGTGGTAGTGTCCTAAATCTGCCGTTGATCGTTTAGCGGGGACGGAAAAGAGGCTCAAGCAGGTATTCGGCTACGTCGAGGGGTGTTGGGAGCGGGGTCCCGTCTTGGGCCACCATGGGGACGTTGCGGTTAGAGTCCGGCTTAACGTCAATACGACCATTCGTGCCCTTGCGGGGAGCAAAAGACCCCTGAGTTCGGTCAATAGAGAACTCGAAGAAATGTGGGGATGGCCGGGAAAGGGTGAGGCTCGCCAGCGGGAATACCGAGCAGCTTACCATAACGGACTTCTCGCCCTCTGGATCTTCGGGCGTGAGGTAGAATTGGTTCCGAAACGTCCCGTTGTACTTCGTGATGAGAGCGCGCATCTCGGCAATGATCGCACGCCACAGGAAATCGTTGTTCTCTTCGGCGATTCTTGCGTGCTCCAGCATGACCCGATTCTGAAGCGACAAATCGGCATTGGACGCCCGCTGCTGCTCCACTAGGCGGTCAACCAAATCTCTCATTGATGGGGATAATTCCATTTCGGCCCTTTCTTCACAACCGAGGTTAAGATAGCATAAATGCAAAAGCCCCGGCTGGCACCGGGGCCTCACTAGAATCTTGGCGCAATTCAATAATGCATTGGAGTGTGCCAAAATGCAAGACGCATCTAAGTACCGCGAAGTTGCGCGATTATCCCATCAAGCAAACCGAGTTGGATCTCGTGTTGCCGCGCTACTTCTCCGGTCTTTAAACCTTGGCGTATCGCCTGAAACTCTCCGGCGAGATCCGGCTGCCTCTCCAGCAACCGCTGGAGAGCAATCGATGTTGTGTTGCATTTAAGGCGCTCCTTTCTCCCTTTCGGTTTGGTTACGCTTGGGTGAGCATACAGGACAAAGATCTTTACCGCCTTCGAATGTCCATCCTGTTTGTGCGAGCGAACGTCGGGGGTCAAGCGATGAAAATCGCTGCCAGCGGTGGCAGTCATCGCAGGTAGCGGTGCCCCCTCCTAGCAAATCCAGCATGCTATACATGCGCCCCCGCTCGAACGGGGCGTGACGCGGTTCCTGAGCTTCGTGTAGTGTTGTGGTATTAATCGTTCTCACGACTATTCCTTTCTTGTTTGGTTTGGTCAAGAGAAAAAGTCTTGGGATCAGCCCCGTTTTGGGACACTACCTTTCTCTTGCTATGTTTCAGCCTCCACATTGCCCTCATTTCGTCCAAGGAGAAACCAGCGATAGCCATCCCTCGGATTTCTGCGAAATCGGGGTCTGTGGGGTCCACAAACGTAGTGATGTCGATGCTCATTGCGGTTTCTCCATCTGGGGAGGCAAGGCAGAGTAAATCTTGATGTCCTTGATGCCTTCCGTAAGCTGTTTCTTGAGGTTAGAGAGGTCCTGCCTTTGGGCTATTTCCAAAGCCTCGATGATTGAGAGCACCAAACCTGCCCATGTAAGGTCAAGGCCTGGGCGTTTTGGTTGCAGGCGTCTCGGATACTCGTATGCTAAGAGAAGGTTGGTAGCCTCGATGAGCTTATCTATCGCGGTCTCTTCCCGGATAATTGTGGCGATTGCTTCTAGATCTCTATCCTTGCAAAGCGGACTCACACGTCGCGCCGCTCTTTCCTCTGGCGGTAGTTCCACTGGAACAATCGTGAGGTCCACACCGACATAGGCTGGATCGGTCTCGACCAAAACGCGCAGTTGCTTCACTCCGTCGTGAAGGCTCAGATAGTCTACGCAGTCAAACGGCCTGCCGGGTCCGTCAATAATCCAACGGTAAACCGAGGGCTCCAAGCGGAACAGCGAGAGGTTCTGGGTGCGCTGATCGGGATGCTTCAGGACGGCTTTCTGAACGATGGTCATCGCTTGTCGAACTTTCCCTCTCTTCTGCCCCTTATTTTGCTTCATTTGGAAGCCTTCTTTCTTTTAACCAAGACAGGTCTTGGTTGTGGTTTAGTTAAAGTCTCTCCGCGTTCTTGTCGGGCTAACAGATCCAAACGCGATCCAGTAGGTGGAATCAACCGTCTGAGGTGCGAGGTCACGCTGTCTTCGACTTCAGCCAGGGTGGAGTAGGGGAACAGGTTGCGGACAAAGCGGGTCCACCATCGGGTCACGACACCCTCCGCAACCGCTGTTCTCGTCCTTCGACTGACTCAATGGCCTCTCGAATCAGGCTCACTCGTTTGGCGATGCTGGGGTAGTTCGGCATCCCCGAAGTACAGGCCATGATCTTGTCTAATCGTCGGCGTAGCCGTTTGATGGCAAGGTCGATGTCGTGGTGGGTCATTTTGGCGGCTCCATTACAAAACCAAGTTCATTTGGGCCGGTTGGTAATGCAACGAAAAGCCCGTGACGGTAGGCATCCCGAATACCAACTGTCAGAAGATCGTGGCTATGACTGATCCAACCACTGCGTGCTGCGAATTGAAGTGTGAGCGCAGCCCACGCATCCCCAGCACCCCACGCATCCCGCGTAGCCACCGCATCCCGCAAAGCCCGCGCCGCATCCCACGCCCACCGCTCATCCCACGCATCCCACGCATCCCGCGCAGCCCACGCAGTCCACGCCCACGCATCCCACGCAGCCTTTTCTGAAGGGTATTCTTTGATTGTCCAATGCAGCGACCGGGCACGAAGCGCAATGGTCAACCCTTCAATAACGGCCTCACGATCCCATGTGGGATGGGCAAGGGCCTGCCACCAGAGCCATTGTTCTTCAGCCATCGCTGCCCGATGTTCTCCGAAAAGCGTTGAGAACGCGGTTAGGGCGCTGTAGATTTCTTTGTCCGTTGCCAGCCGTTTCAGTGTGAGGCTCGCCGCTCGCAATTTATCGACCCGTTCGATAATGTCGCCGTGAGGCTCAACGAGTATAACTGCGTTTGGGTGCCCAGTTCGCCAAAAACCAGCGCTTTTTAATGCGGTCTGAATGTCGCGGCAGAAGTGCCAGCCGCGGTCCAGCGGCACTGTCGGTAGCTCCACAGGCCACGTTTTGCCATCGCAAAGCGGCTTCCCGCCTTGTAGTGGTGGCCGGAACTCACTCGTCAGAACTTTCCAATAACTCATAGCCGTCTCCGTTTGGCGCGTTTCTCCGCCTGTTGTTGCCGGTAGCGAATGGCGAGCGCAAACTCGTAAATAGCTTCATACGACACGTTCACCGAGTCTCGGCGTTTCTTCTCCTTGATCTCCAGATGTCTCGGGTGGGCCACAATCACAAGTGGCCGTCGCCGGTAAAGGCTACACGTCTCCCGGCGAACAGGAGTCTTGATAAGAGTCACAAATCTGTTTCTCCTCGGTGAGTATAAAGCCATTCCAACCTAGAGTCAAGACTTTTTATCTTGACTCTCCACGGCGGCTTTGACGTTAAAGAACCGTCTGAACTGCGCGTAAACAGGGAGCTTCGCATAAATCCTCTCATACTCCTTTCCGACGTGATAGTGCAACCTCAGCTCGATCATCCGTAGCAGGCCCGCCGTTGCTTTCAGGGCATAGGCTGGCCGCATGGGGTAGAGCATGTGCGAGACGGTGAGAACTCCTGGGAACGCCCGGCGATTCAGATGATCGCAACGCCGTTTAGCCTGCTCGTAGCAGCTCATAATCGCCCGCATCTCTTGACGGCTCATGTGATCCACGTCATAGATCGGAGCGTCCAAGGGGTTACGGCGGCGGCGGTGAGGTGTGCCATCCTCATCCCAATAGGTCCAGCCATCGCTCGGGGGGCGTTTCATACCTTCGATGCGAGCCGCACCATTTCGGTGAGGTACTCCACCTCCAGTTTCATATCGCCTCCAGTTTGTTATCGGCGCGAAGTTCATTCATGCGCCAAATGAGAAATTTCTCCAACCAGAACGGGGAGCACTTGGGACAATGGAACATCCCCTTTTCACCGTCTGGATAAATAGTACAACGTGGGACTACCAGTCGATCTTTTCAGGATCGAATTTTCCCGCGCATCCCGTCCGGCCACACGCGGAGCAGTCTACGTTAACGAAAGCATCGTCGATACGGAGCGACCGTTTGTCTGGGATGTGGATGTGAGTTTTCGTGTTTGGGCAATACTCCGGGCAGTTTGTCACTTCATCCCTGAGTTGTTTGCGCTGTTCGGCTGTGAGTGAGCCCCAAAAGCTATCACTCAAGTAAAGCCATCCTCGTACTGTCGCGTCTGAAATTGGATACATAGTGCCTCCAGGAACGCAGCCCGGTTAGGGGCTGCGTGGTCTGACGGGCGCTATACGTGATAGTCCACCACAACCAAAACAGTTTCGGGCGGCAGAGGTTCAATGAAGCGATGGAGAAACTTTTGTTTCCAGAGTTCCCAAGGCTCATTCCACACCACAATAATGGCGTTTTCGTCGCCTGTCGTGACGCACTTATTTGCCGCCACATCAAGATTGTCGGGGTCTTTGAGTTCGCACTCAGTCGCCGTGGCGCAGCCGAACCAGCCCAGACGCTCAGGTTCATGCCAGTGGCGATTCCGCAGGAAAGCATACGCTGCCGGTACTGGCTTCCCCTTCAGTTCCTTCAACTGGATTATGTCTCCATCGAAGGGCACCCAGAAGCCAGGGTGCTTTAGTGCCTTGCCGGTTCCGTGGCAGCCGTTGCACCCGTTGCACCTGTCGTACCACGCTTGTCCAAACTGAGCGAGTCCTTCCGGCCTGATTCCGGTTCCGGCACACAACTCGCAGACCTCGCTATTACGAGGATCCTCGCTGGCCTTGTAGTCTGGGAATAACATCCCGGTACAGCGCCCGCCGATCTGATACCAGTCCCAACGGGAGCCATCCCGAAACAAAATGCCGTTTGCGTCGTAAGGTTCCATCTGGAACTGTACGGCGGCTTCCACTTCCGCGCGGTCGTTGGGGTTCACCACATCGACCGCTACCAACACACATGCGTGGCTCATGGATTTCTCTCTTCCTTTCGTTGTTTAGGCCGGTACTTCCGCGATGATCTTTGACCACACCGCAGTGGGGATGGTCACGTTTCGATACCAGTAGTGTGTATAGCCCACGTCCTTAGTGCCTCCATCCTAAGGCCCCGCTGTCACCGGGGCCGGTGGAATCACTCGAACAGATGAACCCCAACGAAGTACCCAATGATCCCGAACAAAATCAGAACCAAGAGTACTGTGAAGTGCGATTGAATCCGCTTCATTCGATCTTGACCTCCACGGGGTTGACCGCGTAGACCACGGTTTTGATGTTCGCTGGGTCTCCCCAGTGCCAGAAGGTTGAAAAGCACCCGTTTGAAGGATAAGACAGGGTGAAGCTCTGGATTGGGTGAAGCCCCGAAGTGACTAGTGAGCTCGAGTATGTGGTAATCACCGCCGTGTGAACGTCCGGCTGGGTAAAGCAGGCCGTGACGAGCATTGTCCCAAGCAACCGAGGGATGGGGATAAAGGTCAGCGTCAGGTTTGAGTCAACCGAAATTACTTGCCCTACGGCTGCGCCGCAGAGCGTTGCGAAAACCAACAGTAAGCGTTTCATAAGTTCTCCTAATAGTCTAATTTCTACGAACTTGTTTCTGTGGTTGAGGTCCTTCCCCTTCGGGGAAGGAGAAAGACCCCATTAAACATCCTTTTCGGGGCCTCCCGAGCCCCTAGGTTAGCCCGCCGCGCACTGGTTGAAGGTTAGCGGCGGGCCGATTCGCCAAGAGTCCCACGTGGGACTACCCGTTAAACCGACTTTATTTCTGTGTGGTAAAAACAGTTGATTGTACAAGTTTGCCCTTCACTCTGGCAACGCCTCGACCATTTTGCGCAGGGCGCGCGTACTAACGCCAGCAGCCAAGAGGTCGCGCGCACTAACGCCAGCAGCCCAGAGGTCGCGCGTACTAACGCCAGCAGCCAAGAGGTCGCGCGTACTAGCGCCAGCAGCCCAGAGGTCGCGCGTACTAGCGCCAGCAGCCCAGAGGTTGCGCACATTAGCGCCAGCGGCCAAGAGGTCGCGCGTACTAACGCCAGCAGCCCAGAGGTTGCGCACATTAGCGCCAGCAGCCCAGAGGTAGCGCATACTAACGCCAGCAGCCCAGAGGTAGCGCGCACTAAAGCCAGCAGCCCACTTTTTTTTGATGGCTGATATATCAGCTTCCAGCTGATCCAGTTCCTTCAATAACTCAGATTTCGTTTGCATCGTCTAAACGTCCTTTCGTTCGGCTAGTACATCACATCGTCCATTGTGCGATAGGTGAATGTGGGCGGATGTTCCGCGGCTTCCGCTTGTTTCCAGCCCGCAATGTAAGCCTCAAGTACCGCCGTTGCAGCCTTGCGGTATTCTGTCGGCCAGTACTGCCCCGTAGTGTAGTGAATCTGGCCGTGGTTGTAATACTGGCAATCTTTTATGTGCCATTGAATGTCACTGCGTTTTGACGGATGCACGTACATACCGCAGGGACAGGTGTAGTCGGGCGTAACGGCCCAGTCTGATTCCCCAACCAGCCATTGCAGTCTACCGCTAAACGCCCGGAACGCGTCCGCTAGCAGGTCCGGCCTGGCAGGCGTCAACCCGCGGGCTTCATCCAACGCTGATAGCGCCCGATGGCGATGCTTCCCTATCTCGCGAATCTCCGTCCGGTACGCCCGCAACCCGTCGGACGGGGCCAGCTTGCCCCATTCGTTGCGCGTGTAAGCCCGGTCATAGTAATTGCGCCAGTCCAGGCCGGGACGTTGTTTAATCCACGCTTCCAGCGCGCGAAACACTTCGTCAACGTGCAAGGGTGCATTCACCTCTGTTGATTCTGTCTTCATGACGTTCCTCTCCCTGTTGAGTCCCACGTTGGATTGCTTACGGCCTCAAGCGAGGCCGTGTAATCCCCAAGTCGCGCCACGCGCGTTTAGATTCGTTCCGCAAATTCCTAGCCCTTGCGGCGGCGAACCTGAGCCAGCAGAACCTGAGCTGGACCTCGGCGCCGCTGTCGGAATGGCAGAAGCATTACAAAGCCATCGGCCGCGCGTCATTTAGCTGTCCTCTTGCCACCCCGGAAACCATTATGCTCTCGGCCATCAGGTAAAATCAGCCTGTGGCCAGCCGCTCGCCAGCGATAAATATAGTGCCTCACGAGCGCTTGCGCCGCACCCGTTATGTCGCTGATTTCGGGCACGGTGTGATCGCCCGCGCAAGCGAGGCGGAATATACGTGTGGCCGTAGCGCCCCTGGGTAACCCGTACTTGCGCAGTACCCGCTCGATGTGAGATCTCACTGACCGATCAATTCCGCCGCTTCGGCGGACTCTATCATACTGGAGTCGCCGCGCGAGGTGTCCACGTACCAGTCGCCGCGTGCGTCTCGGCGCACCTCACGCTCAGCGTCTATGGTCCAGATTTTCGCGTCTTCGTCGGTGTAATCGTGCTGTCTGATTGCCTCTTCGGTAAAGCGAACCGTGCGTTTGTTCATAGTGCCTCCACTCTCTTCTACTCTTGTGAGCGGAAGAGAGAAGAAACGCTACGCCGTCGCCTGTTCTGTGATGCTGTGCCAACCAACCTCCGTCCCGCGTGTCTCAATGCGCCAGTCTCCCGGCTCCTCTTCGCGGGCGTCAGCTAACAGTCGCATGGCTGCTTTCAGGTTGGGGTGCTTTTCGTCCGGGCAAAACCAAGAGCCAGCCACATAGGGCGGAATGCCGCGAACGTACTTGACTACTCTCAGATTGATAAAGTCCATATTTCCCTTTCTAGCCGTTAGGCCAATCGGAGCGCGCCGTATAGGTGGCTCCTCAGGTCCAACGTGGGACTACTCAGCCCCGGATCCTCTTAGCGGCCAATTCCAGCCGTAAGGCGTCTCCTGTAACCGTGTAGATGCGGCGTCCGAACGTCGCCGTAGGATGCGGAGCCGATTGCGTGCAACCAGCACCTTGCCAAAATGCGCCATCCGATACGCGGCTCACGCACCAGCAATGAAAGTGTGGATCTCGCTTGGCTTTATCGGCGATCATGCGTCTTTGTAGGGCGTCACATGCTGGCCCCAACTCGCGGTAGATGAGGTTCTCTGCCGTGTAGTAGTTCCTCAATTCGTAGAGTTCTTCAGTTGCCTTCATGGTGTTTCATCCTTTCTCCCGCTCGGCCTCTTGATACTGCACTTATTTCGGTTTGCTGTCAAACTGCGCCGAGCCTCTAGAGCACTGTCCTTGTGTTATCAACACCTTGCGGCCTAGTGCTTATTTCTGTCCTATTTCTGGCTTATTTCCAAGGCCGGGCGCGCGCGAGATTTGGGACCTCGGGCCGGAGGCCCAGGGGGTAGGGGTCGCGCGCGGCGGCGGCCGGGAAGAGCATTGGACCTCTGCGGGCGCGGCGGAAAAAAAATCCCAGGGAAAAAATGAGGGGCAAAAAAACTCTTGACTTTAGGGCAGAAATAGCGCAGAGTATATCCAGATTATGGATACCGAAATAAGTGACAGAAATAAGAGAGAAGTGTTGAGGTGTGTAATTTGCACATGGGTTTGGACGCCGAGGGTGGGGAAAGGTGAGCCGAAGCGATGTCCGAGATGCAGGAGCCAGCGATGGCGGGGAGAAATTACAGGGGGCCAGGGGCGGGAGAAATAAGGGTAATAATATACTTGACTTTCCTGGCTTTCACCGGTTACGCTTGGGGGTGGCGTGACAGGCTAGCGCTTCTTCTCTGGAGTAGGCGGCGTCTCTGGATTGCGATCTTCGTCATTACCTTCTTGACAATTCCAAAGCTCCCCGCGAGCATTGGCCACAAAGAAGCAGAACTTCAGCCAATGCGGAACCTTGAACTGGTCAAGGTAATCGATTCTACCAACCAGAAAAGAGACCATTTCGGAGGTTGGGTAGATGGTCGGTTCTTGTCCTGTAAGGATGAACGGAACAGCAGAGATAGTGTTTGGAGCAAGAGTCCGAGTGACGGGATTGCGTGGGACAATGACGGGTTTTCCGGTCCCCATGTACGTAAACTTGTCGAGCAACATCTTGTCTTGCCAGTTATGCATCCAGTCTGCGTGAGTGCCCATACTGATGTCGCTCTGGCTAGATTGCGCCTTGACCGTTACGTCGAAGGCAGCCGTCCTTCCCATGTTTTTAGGGTATACTTCATACCTGTAGACGTATCCGAATGGCGGCGATGGTGGTGCAACAAGAATTGGCTTGATGGGATCAATCTCTACCCAAGCGCGTTCATCGATCCTAAACTGATCAATGTTACGATTAAGAGCGTCAAGGGAAGTTTCAGCCGCGCTCATGGCCGCCTTAGCTGCAAGCTCAGAAGAGGTGCTCTGTTTTTTGACCTCGGAAAGAGTATTGTTGGTAATCCTCACCAATCTACCAGTGAAGACGGTATAGACGATCAGAACGCTCAGAGCGCCGACTTCCAGCCACACCATGGGACTTATATAAAACTTTTTAGCTTCATAGCTAGTGGCCATTCCCCACATGTATCTGACAATTCGCCGAGTGAATTGAATAGGCAGAGTGGCCACCTTATAAAAGCGGCTGGGTTTTTGCTCGGCGGGATTCTTTGTATCCTCTCCGGTCTGTTCATGCTCCGTGTCGTTCTGCCGGTCCAGCCCACCATCCTGCGGTCCTTGGTGGTTGGAGTTTTCGGGCTGCTGCTTTTCTTCTGTGCTCAAAGATGTATCCGAGACCTCTTGGACGTCATTGACCCTTTGACTTACGTCCCGGCGCGTTTGGATTACCAGAGCGCGGCGATGTTTGTTTCGCGATTCTCACCCTGCGGTCTACACACACGGGCGGGATCGATCTGGATGGAGCGGCTGTGCTGGCTGGCTGGCCGACGCCAATGGCGGGCACTCCGGCGCAGAACGGGAACAACGAAGCGGGGAACACGGACAGCGGGCGCAAGACAGTAGAGATGTGCCAGTGGCCACTGAACGAGCAGGCGCAACTGAGCGGCTGGGCAACGCCAAAGAAGGCAGACGGCGAGCAGGGCAGCGAAATGATGATGCGAGGCAACCTGACCCTGCTGGGCGAGGCCCGGTTAACGGCTTTTGGCGATCGGCCGATTGGGTACTTACTCGGCCCCAACGGGTGGGAGATCGTCCCGGCTTGCGGCCAGTTGAACGCGGCGCATTCCCGCTGGCTCATGGGACTTCCGGGCGTGTGGGACGATTGCGGGGTTACGGCGATGGAATCGTCGCGCAAGTCGCGGCGGCGTTCATCAGAGCGTACTGCGACGAAATGAAAGGGAAAAGGGAGTGAAGTATTTGGTTCGACCCGAACCAAATACGAGGAAGTGAGGATGAGCATGAAGAAGGTTGTTTCAGGTGAGGCCCTGAAATCTCTACTTGGCGAGCGCGTAGTGTTGCTCTGCCTAAACTACATCTATGTTGGCGTGCTCGAAGGCGTGGACACGGATTGCGTGCTACTGGCCGAGCCTTCGATTGTGTATGAGACTGGCGAGTGGTCGGCCGCGACGTGGAAAGACGCACAGCGCCTCCACTGCGAGAAGTTATATGTGCAACGAGGGGCTATCGAGTCGTTCGGAGTCGGCAAATGATGCGCGGAAGACGGTCAAGATGGTCGTGGTCGCAGTCGTGGTCGGGATCGTCTGGGCAGTTGTGGTTGGCACTGTGGTCACGGTCGGGATCGTGGTCTTCGGCATGGTCGTGGTCGGGATCGCCTTCGCGCTTAGGATCGTGTTCGGGATTGTGGTCAAAGTAGCGATTTGGTTCAGAATGCTAGCCACTTGGGCACGGCAGAAATACGGAGGGCACAACCGGCCATGGCACAAGATCAGGGTGAATGGTAAGGCGGTGTGCGGGCGTGTGGACTTACATCCGGGGCGGACGGAATTTCACGTAGGGGATGTGCCGGAGGGCAGGGTTTGCAAATTGTGTTATCCCGAAGCGGAGGCTCACTAATGGTTTCAATTCACCTGAACGTTGCCGACATCAATGCGTGGGGGTCCCCGCCAGGACATGGCGACAACACGCTGTACATCAATTTCCTGAACTCCGGGCTCCTGTTGTACCTGCACGGTCCCACTATCGAAGCGCTCCGGCAGTTCGCACAACAGATTCTCGACTATCTACCCGAGTAGGAGGACCAATTATGAAGCTGGCTGTCGCGTTCGTTCTCGGTTGTTGGGTTGGGGTAGTGATTCAAATAGTTACGTCCCCATCCCCCTACAAGAAGTTAGATCTGCATAGTTGCGCCACGTGGCGCTCGTACCGCAATATTGAAAGCAGCCGTCCTTCCGACATTCTTCATAAAGTTCTGGCTTCTCCAACCTATAGGGGAAGCTTGTCCACTTACGATTGCTTTTGCAAGTCTCTCACTCGACTTCCAGAAGTTGTTCCGTTTTCTTTCATTTTGCTCAGCATCATAATAGGCGGCTATAGCTTCTGGCGGCTTCAGTGGGGCCACTACGGATGGGGATGGTTCCTGCTTCTTGTTGTGAGCATCTGTGTTTGCGCGTATAGCTTGAGCGCTCTCCTGATTCGAGGCATGAATGTCTCTCAGTAATCTTAGTAAACGCTGCGGCTCTTTCTGGGCAAGCCGTCCGCTTGCAGTACGTTGGATCTTACGACAACCTGGTGGAGTTTTGCCGGTATGCGGCAACAGGTAAGAGCGTCGTCTACGGCCCAGTGGAAGACCCCAAATGAGCAAAGCGATTTTCATGGAAACCACCGGCGTCTCCGTTCAGCGGACAGTCAGTGAGATTGTGGGCGAACTGGTGAGTTCCGGGGCAACGGCGGTCAACACGGATTACAAAGACGGCAGGGTTTCCGGCCTGCGGTGGGTGATGCGCATCGGCGAGAAGGATGTTCTGTTCGACATGCCGGTCAGGATCGAGCCGGTCTTCCGGCTGCTCGAAGCCAGAGCCAAGCGGCCCCGTGCGGACTTCCGCGAGAAAGCCATGCGCGACGCCGAGCGAATTGCCTGGAGGCAATTATTGAGGTGGGTGCAGGCGCAGAACGCCATGATCCAAACCTCGATGGTTTCCGCCGCTGAGGTGTATTTGCCCTACCGTGTGGTCAACGCTTCCGGTACCACGTTGTACCAATGGCTGACCGAGACCAAGTTCAAGATGATCGAGGCTCCTAGGAGGACCAATCATGAAATCGATCAGAATAGCGACTGATGAATGCGCTAAGCGCGTGGCGCGTTTTTGGAATCTAATCCAAGAGGAAGGTGCGAAACTCAACTTGGAGATCGCAGTAGAAGACGGCTGCTGTTGGTTCCGAGATCGACTTCGGACGGACTCACTCACTGACGATTGGCCATTTGTAGCGTCGATTAATAATGAGGATGGCCCGATCGAATTTGTCGAGATCGATAAGGTCATATCCCCCGAGGAGTTCGAGTTGCTCACCGTGGAGAGGGCGTCCGGGAAGGCGAGGCGGAACAATGGAAACAAGAGGAAACGCATGATTAAGAAGGTTACGGAAAAGAGGATCACTTTGCTTGATGGTCGTGAAGTGATCTCCGAGCGCTGCGCAAAGATTCTAGACACGATGGTCTCCGGGAATAAACCAGATTCCTGCATTGGGTGGCGGGACGTCTTGAAGGAAGCCGCCAAGCGAATCAGGGAGGGTACATAAGTAAATGACCTACCACTGTATTCGTTGCGAAGAGGACTTCGACTCTACCCTGGAAACTCCGAAACGTTGTGCGGAGTGCGGGTCGCCTCTGTGGGACGTCCCCAGAAAAAGGAAGAGGGGAGCCGGAAGGCCAATCAAGTCTGCGGAGAGTTCCCCTGCCGAGACCCCGGTGGAATCGACGGCATTCGACGGTGAAGATCTGGAGATGCCGTGGGACATCCCGGCACCGGACCTTCCGGTGGCCGTAACCGAAGCTCAGGCGCATATCGCGGAGACGATCGAGAAAGTCACGGGGGAACTGCCGAAACTGGGGAATGCCGAGATCGACAATCGCATGGTCTCCGGCCCGATCTCCGATCCATCCAAGCCGGTCAGACGGGTGGTCCCCAGGAAAGTCAAGGGAATTATATAGTTGACTCCCCTGTGCGCTGAAACATGCTGAGAACCTTTCAGTTTCGTCTTCGTCCAAACGCTACGCAGGTTGCGGAGTTGAATCGGATTCTTGAGGATAACTGCGAGACTGCGAACGCCTGTATTCAGGAGCGAAAAGAGGCATGGAAACTCCAGCACAAGTCGATCACGTACTATGACCAGCAGAAGGAGTTGACGGAACTCCGCAAAGACCTGGCATTCCAGTGGATCGCCTGTGATATCCAGCGTGACCCGTTGCGTCGGGTTGACCGGGCATTCAAGGCGTTCTACCGCCGTTGCAAGGCTGGCGAGAAGCCGGGGTTCCCGCGTTATCGTTCACGTTTCAGGTACGATTCCTTCGGGTTCAGTTTGCCCGTAGTCCGCGAGCGTTCGATCAAAATACCGAACGTGGGGGATATTCGGGCGCGTGGTGGGCGTCCTATTTGGGGCCGCGCAAAATACTGCACGGTAAAGCGTGATGGCAAGAGATGGACGGCTAACGTAGTCTGTGATATCGGCCCCGCCCCAGAGAAGTGCGTGGTAATGCACCCGGTAGGGATTGATGTTGGCCTGACTACCCTGGCGACACTGAGTGACGGAACCGAGATTGAGAATCCGCGTTGGATACGTCAGCACGAAAATCGGATCGCCTCCGCCAATCGCTCGTTAGCAACCAAGACGCGCGGGTCACATAACCGCCTCCGTGCGCGTGAGGCGTTGCGCCGCGCTCATCAACGGGCCGCAAGTGCGCGGTTGAACTACATCCACCACGTCAGCAAGTGGCTGGTAGCGAACTACGATTTAATTGCTCACGAGGATCTGAAGATCCGAAATATGGTGCGATCCAAGTTAGCAAAGTCAATCATGGATGCAGCCTGGGGGCTGTTGATCTGGCAGGTAACTTACAAAGCAGAATACGCTGGTAAGTGGATGGTGCCGGTCAACCCGAAGGGGACATCTCAGAAGTGCAGCGGCTGTGGTGTCATCATCCGAAAGGAACTTAGCGAGCGGGTGCATTCCTGTTCATGCGGGTTGACTTTGGGGCGGGATCACAACGCGGCACTAAACATCAAAAGGCTCGGGATGAGCCTTGCGGGGCTATGCCCCTCAGAACAGCGGGCTACAAGTTGATGTTGAAACACTCCCTGAATCTCAATCTATATCATGTATATAAGTCCCAGCGTTGGCGCAAGTGCTGAGGCAGGAGGTAGAACGTGGCTGACATCAACGAGATCATCGCGGAGTTGGACCGACTGCGTCTGGCTGCGGTGGCACAGGAATGGCCATCGGCTGACTTAAAGTGGTCCATTGCAGCATTTCGCAGCTATCCCCTACTGCGGGATGAGATCCTGAAACTCCAACGAGAGCGGCAAGGCCTGCTCGCCGTCGCGCGGGCGGCGGAAGACTTGAAGAACAGATTGGATGCGGTTCACGCCGATGAGCGCTACCAGTCGGTCTGGATTCTGTACAAGATTCACGGCGGGGAATACACAGAACCGACCTACACAGTGGAACTTGACAAGCTCCGCGAGGCGCTGAAGGACTGAGGCCGTGAAACTCCGACCCGGATTACGGCTCTGGCGATGGCGGTGGCCATGGCTATTGCGATGGCTCTGGCTCTGGATAACGATCTTATCCTATGTCCGACATTTATATGATCCACCAAATTGAAGATGATGTGGAGGACCGCCGACCGAAGCCTGCGAACCCCGTCTATGAGTCCAGGGTGCGTGCGGCTAAGATCATGCTGCTTTCTGGATACTCCAAAAAAGAAGTTCAGCAAATCCATGGGTTCGTGGTGTTACGGGAGGCTGAACTGATGATCCAGGGAAACGTCTTGAGAAGGTATTAAAACACCTCTTGACTTCACTCTTGACTCCGCGTACCCTATAGATCGAGTACAACGTGGGACAAAGACAATGACACCCTCTGCCACCAAGAAAACCGTTAAGCTGGTTCCCATCGAGCAAATTGACGAAACTAATTCCGTCCAAATTCGCATCACCCTCGACGCCAGATTGGTCCATCAGTACCGCTCCTTAATTCAGGAGCACGGGAATATGGACCCCATTCATATCTTCCGTAACGGAGACAACTCCTACCGTGTCGCGGACGGCTTCCATCGCATCGAAGCCTACCGGCAGGAAAACAAGCTGGAAATCCCCGCCGTCATACACGATGGGGACGCCTCCGATGCACTGAAGTACGCCCTATTGGAAAACTCCCATCACGGCGCACGGCTGACCAATGCCGACAAAAGACGCGCCGTTGAATTGGCGGTAACCGACGAGAAGATTGGGGAGTGGAAAGACACCCAGATCGCCAAGTACATTGGCGTCTCCTTATCGTTGGTCGGCGAGATTCGAAGAGGCGAAACCAAGCAAGCCAAGAAAAAGAAAGTGGCGGAACGGAAGGCCAAGCGGGAAGCCTCGACTAGGGGAGTGACGGCCCGCGAACGCGAGGAGCCCGACGATCGGCCCACCAAAGCCATGATTTTGCGCCAAATTCAGGACTACTTGACCAACGACGTGGTTGACGAAGCCGAAGTTGTGAAGTTGATGGAGGGGCCGAAGGCAGCGTGGCAGTGGTCAGCAAAACCGGGGATGATTGCCGCTCTTAAAGTCGTAGGGAAGTCGGGCAGGGTACAACTGGAAACAAATGTGGTGGTCAAGGAAATCAGTGAAGACGAGATCATCTTAAAGTATGAAGGCGATGGGAAGGTAGGGGTGTTGGGATGAAGCCCGAGCAAAGGCCCAGCGATTTCGAAATAGCAATGGGGATGACCTACGATGAGGCGAAGAAGTTCTTGATCTCGACAGGGCGCTGGGAAAATGTCGAAGACCAAGATGGGTACACCATTATAGCAACGGCGAAGTATTGGAAGGAGCATCCAAAGCAATGACCAAATTCCAACTCACCCTTGAGATCATCAAAACCTTGGGGCTCTGCTATGAAGTAGGATGCCAAGGACCAAACAAGATCGGCATCGCCATCGAGCGGTTCGCCTCCATCGAGAGCGTGTTCGACGTTGTCCACATCCAAAGCGAACTGTCGTGCAATGAAATGGCGGTTCGTTTCTTGGAGTTCATCTACCACGGCAAACCGATTCCCGAATGGCTGGAAAGAGCCGAGGACATCCTGGAATGACCCCTCGCGACCTGAGGAAGGCGATCCGCGAAGGCCGTATGACGGCATCGGACCCGCGTATCTATAAACGCGCGCCGGAACCTCCCGAAGACTGGTCACATCGTAAACGGACTCGATTGAAGGTTGCGATCAATGCCGCCATTATGTTCTTGCAGGGTTCGGAGTGGCCGGAAACCAAGGCTTATTTAATCGGGATGAAGTACACTCAAGCGCTGGATATCTCCAAGGCCCGCGTACAACAGTATGTGAAGTCGGGCACGGACTTTCTATTGAGCCAAGGTTACTTCGTCGAGGTCAGGAAAAGCCACAAAAAGAAGGTTGCGAAATGACGCTGCAAGTCTTGATGTCGTGGATTGGCTACGGGATCGTGGCGATCGCGGTGGTAGTGGCCGTCTACAAGATGGTACTCTCCACCGTGAGGGTCATGCGCAGTCCCACGGTGTACCAGCCATCGCTGGAGTTCACCGAGATCCGCGACCAGATTTGCAAAGTGAACGCAGCCATCCAGGAGCAGGCGGGCATAACCCGAACGCATCTTTCAACGATCAACGACAATCTCGCTTTAGTTCGTGATGGTCTTGTTGGCGGGCGTGTCGAGCGGACAGATCAAGCATCCAAGCAACTCGCCGCCCTGGATTCCCTGTCCCTCTCCTTCGAGAAGTTCACCAGGAGCCAGACCAACTGGTTGACTAAGATTCTGGGTGGAGATGGAAGCGGCTACACGGACATGACCGATCAGGAGGCGGAACTCCGCGAACGGGCGGAAGGAATCCGGCGACGTTACGGGGTAGATTGGGCAGAAGCCATGGACCGGGCCAAGAAGACTTTAGTATACGAGCCAAACGCAAGAATGAAGGATCAAGTCTGAAAAGGAGAAGTGCAATGCCGTTGTTTGAAGTAGCGATCATCGAGAAGCCGAGCAAGAAAGAAGCCGAAGAAGGGGCCGTCGAGAAGTTGGTCTTTGGCCCCAAGGCTGTGATTGCCCGAGATGGACAGTCCGCCGCCCTTGCTGCCGTGATGGGTGGTGAAGCACCCAAAGTGGATATGCAGAAGGCGGAGGTACTGGTCCGCCCTTTCGCCTAGCCACCGTCCAGAAGGCGGTGGAGCAAGATAGCCCCTGGGGCAAGAGTGCTGTGGTGGCCGAAGCGGTGTGGGATGCTTTACACCCCGCTAAACCGGCGCAAAAAATTCTGATGAACCCAATCGCCCAACCCGGTGACTTCCGCTACATGGACCCGCCGAATCTGCCTCCGTACATCGGAGAGTTTCTCCGGTATCTCGTCGAGACGCAAGGCGGTCTATTCCCCACGACCACTAGTGGAGCCACCGTTTTCTACGGGAAAGCTCCGGTCGGGGCCATGTCGTACAACGTTGCAACCCTGTCCAATATGTCGCAAACGACGACGAGTAATCTGAACCAGTAAGAAAGGAGAAAACACCCGACAGTCTAAAACACAATACACCGCAGCCGGTTGGAGTACAAACGCAACCCTCTAGCGGATAGAGGGCCGTGCAGAGCCTTGGAGTGAGGCGGACTAATTTCTGGGGAGGTGGGTGCGCTGAATTTCAAGGCTCTGCAAGGAAAGAGACGCCAGGAAGCATGGACCAAGCACTCAAGGATAAGTTCGCCCGCTACATTCAGAAGACCCTCGACCGTGGGCTGAAGAAGACCCAGGACTCTATTCTACTCACCGAGGACGTGGTGGACACGGTGGAAATGCTCTATGACATGAACACGGAGGAATCCGGTATTGCCACGGTTCCACCGGGCGTGCCGAGTCCCACGTTGGACGTTCACCCTCCCCCGCCACTGGGAGCCGTGGTGCTCCATAAAGACGTTGCTACGGACCCCGGAGAGGCCAAGAGCGTAATTTTAATGCCGGGAGATCCGGGATTCGACGAGCATAAGCCCGCCGATATAAAGCGTAAGGTATTCACGGCGGGAACCGTCCGCAGGCGGGCAGTCACAGGAAAAAGGCCATCAAACCTAACGGAAAACCCTAAGTGGGACGTGTCGGATCTGATTGCTCTTATTAACGATAATTCACCGGACTACATCGAATTCGAGCCGAGGGGGCTGGAAGGAAAGTTGACTTTACGGGCGCGCAAGAATGTCCTCAACCAGGCCGGGATGGGACTGGTTCATTTGACCTACAAGCACGATGCCGTGTCGGATAGTGCTGGCGGGGGAGCTGTTGAAGGACAGCCTACATCTCTTGGCCTATTGGTAGCTCGCAAGACCTTCAGCGTCTACGACGAAAAGCAGGACATTAGCGCGGCGCTCGATGAAATCCTGGAGCAATTGAAGGCAATGTACAAGCCCCGCCCGAAGTACATGTCTCCGGCGGAGATCGGTGATTCCCCTCCATTAAGGGAGATTGGAAATTTCGACACTGACAACCTTCCGATGGGCGACCGGCTTACAAAGCAAGAAGGGCAGATGCAAAAAGGTTTTCGGTCCATATCCGACCCTAGAGCTTCTAAGCATGAGGATTCGATTTTGCAGTCATCCTTGAGGGATCAGAGTGTGGCCAATTCACGGCTGGTTCCCCCCAGGCCAGGAGGTTAGGAAGTAGATGGGACAGCCACAGCAAGATCGAATGGACGGACGCCACATGTTTAGGAGAGAGAGACGATGCAAACGAAATCTGAGTTATTGAAGGAACTGGATCGACTGGAAGCTGATATATCAGCCATCAAAGAAAAGTGGGCTGCTGGCGTTAGTACGCGCGACCTCGTGGCTGCTGGCGTTATCGCGCGCGACCTCTTGGCTGCTGGCGTCAGTGCGCGCGACCTCTTGGCCGCTGGCGTCAGTACGCGCGACCTCTGGGTCGCTGGCGTCAGTGCGCGCGCCCTCTGGGTCGCTGGCTTTAGTGCGCGCTACCTCTTGGCCGCTGGCGTCAGTACGCGCGCCCTCTTGGCTGCTGGCGTCAGTGCGCGCGACCTCTTGGCTGCTGGCGTTAGTATGCGCGACGTGCGCGAAATGGTCCAGGCGTTGCCAGAGTGAAGGGCAAATAGATGGGACAGCGCCCTGAATGCTATGATCCCCGGTTACGTGAGCCAACGGATCGTATTGCTGAAGAGCTTTCCCGAATAGGGATCATAGCATTCAAGGCAGGGCTGGCCCCCGAAATTGATGATTTGGTGACGATCGCCAGTCATACCTTTAAGGTCACTGGGACTGCCACGAAAGAGCAATATCTATCGGCGGTAGATAACGCCGGTCATAACCATGACAAGTATTTTAAGGAAGGAGCGTATGACGATTACCGCTTCCTTAGAGTCAAAGAGATTACGCAGTAGAGGGTCAGGCAGAGAGGTTAGGAAATGAGAGTAGAAACCGACGAAAACGAAGGGAATTATATAGTATAAGTCCCAAGGTGTAGTACCATCGTTCTATGAACTGGCCTATTCAAAATCCGCTGGCAGGCATCGGGATTCAACTCGCTGCTATACTAGCAGGCCAATCGTTTCTGGAGAGACAAATGAGCGCAATCGCAACGCAACTGACGGCAATTCAAGGTTCCATCACAGCCTTGCAAGGGGATGTAGCCACGCTTGCAACCGGCATCACCGGCCTGGAGGCCACCATTACACAGCTTCAGCAGTCGATCGCCAACCAAGGGGACGTATTGAGTCCCGCGACGCAGACGATCCTGACGAATCTGGTCACGCAGGCGGCAACCGCAAAGACCGCCGCCGACGCAGCCGTAGCGGAATTACCAACATCGGCCACCTAAACTTTCAATCCGCGTCTGGATCTGGCTGTGGCTGCATCCTCCGTTGCGGCCACAGCCGATTTTTTTGTTCAGATTGACTCTTAAAGTAAGTCTGCTATATTGGGGTCGTGGCGGACAAAAAGAAGCCGAAAGTGACCCCCATCGCAACCCAGATCAAGCAGGTTGCCAGCAGTCCCACGTTGAACCCCGCTCCCCCACTGGTTATTCCCGAGAAATTCGCTGGCATCAAGGTCACCGCCAAGAACCTCTCCAGCCGTTCCATTCAAGGGAAAATCCAGGCCTTTCACGCCATCAAGCACCTATTTAAGTTATTCCATAACTTGGAGATTAGCGTAGAAGCGGGAGATGTGGCGGCGATGAGACTTGTGGCCCAGATGTACGGCTTAGTAGAAGGTGGCAAGGCGGGCACGGTTGTCAACGTCCAACAGAACAACAATAATCAGACAGCCAATATCAGCGCCTCAGGTTCCAAGGGGCTGGCTACACCGGACGCTATCTTCCGCATGTTGGCTGACGAACAGGAAACCCGCCAGTTAGGACCAGCTCGCAGAGTGGTGGATCTGGTTGCCACCCCCGTGGAGTACGAGAAGACCAAGCCGGTCGAGGAATAGTCATGTGGCGACGCGACCCTGGCGTATCCGCCATGATCGAGTACTTGGATCGGGACCTCCCCTTAAAACTGAAGATTAGGGAAGAAGACTGGGACCTGATCCCCTCTATCGAAAGATTTGAACTGATTGAGGGGTTGGCTGACGGGAAGAAGCTCAAAGCGGCCATCGTCGAACAAGCCCGTGCCTGCCGAAACGATTTCAGCTACGCCGCGAGAAATTACTTCTGGATCACTACGAAGGAACTGAAGCGACAACTCCTATCACTCTGGGAAAGCCAGTTCATCATTCTCGATAAGTACTACGAACTGAAGGCCAAGGGCAGAGCACAGAAGATTTTGATTTTGAAAGCTCGCCAATTGGGCTGCTCGACTTTGATTGAAGCGATGATCGCTTGGCGGGCGATGTTCTTTCCAAATACGAGAGCCATCGTAGTCTCGGTTGATCGGGCGCACTCTTCTTACTTATTCGGCTATATGCTGTACATCTACGACAACATGCCGTGGTGGTTGAAGCCGATGCAGTCCAGCCGTAAAGAAGAGACGGGCTTATTCTTCGAGAATGAGGACCCGCTACTCCGTTTAAGACATCCTGGCATGAACTCTCGTGTAATGGTGCAATGGTCGAACCAATACTCTGGAGTAGGACAAGGGATCGCTGTAGACGCGGCCCACGTCTCAGAGTTTTGTGGCTACCTTGAGGACGACTTAGAGCGCATTGTCAACGCCGATTTAGGCAACTCGATGGCTGATAAACCGCAAGTCTTCGGATTCATCGAAGGGACGGGTGAAGGAGCCGGAACCGCTGCGCATCGAATCTGGAGAGCGTGTGAGCGGCGTATGGATCAAGGCAAATGGCCACGTTGGTATCCACTGTTTCTTCCGAGCTTCTTCGAGACAACCAGAGTTCTGGCTCCTCCGAACGGTTGGTGCATTCAAGAACCAGAGAGACTGATGCGGGAGCGGGCCAAGAAGGAATGGCTGACGTGCGCGAATTGTCGGAAGTGGCGCAAAGCCGCGTTATTCGGAGAATCGGTCAGTGGAGCAAAGTGCCCCGACTGTGACACGGGAACCTTGCAACCGATGGTGCTGACGGACGAGCAATGCTATTGGCATCAGGACAACCGCGAGCAAGCTGAAGAACAGGGGGAGAAGGCCAAGAAACAGTGGCTTCAGGAAATGGCCGTCACCGCCGAGGACGCTTGGCAGGTAAGTGGTTTCGTGATGTTCAACGATGCCTGCCGCGAGTGGGTGAATTCGACCGTAGATCGGAATCCAGTCAGGAAGGGAAAGATTTATCGGGAAACCGGCGAAATCCACGGGGCGGGCGGAGAAGATGGCCGGTGTTACATCAAGGGGTGCAATGTCGATCATCGCCAAGACGAGACCCCTTTTTGGGTCTGGGAGGAGCCGCTACTGGGCGTTGAGTACTCAGTTGGAGTGGACCCGAGCGAAGGAATCGGCCAAGACTACAGTGTGATCTTCGTCAACAAGATCGGTAAGTTTGGCCAGCCCGATGAGCAAGTGGCGGTCTGGAGGGATAACCACACCAAGCCCAAGGAATTGGCCTTCTACTGTAACGTCATTGGAAGGTGGTACAACGACGCCTTGATGTGCATCGAGTACAACGTCTATCAGACTGTTGGTGACGATGTGCTGATTTTTTATCAGTACCCAAATGTCTTCCGGTGGAAACATCTGGACTCCCTGCACCCTTTGTCCGGGAAATGGCATTGGTACACCAAAGTGAATACGAAGGCGTACCTTCATCAGACGGGAGTGGACTGGCTCTTGTCTCACACTTGGGTAATTAGGTCAGCAAACTTTGCAGAGGAAATGACCACTTACCGGAAAGAAGAGGCTGACTCGCGGACCTTCGGGGCTGAGGAAACGTTTCACGACGACGAACTCCTTGCCGGTCTCATCTCTCTTTACTGCGCCCATGAAATGGACTGTGACGAAGGAGGCCGCGTTCGCGTTCCAGGCGTAGTGGAAGTCCAGAAGCCCGCGCGGTATCGGTGTTACTGTCAGACTTGCCGGTACGGGGAGACGGTGGACTCGGAAGGCAAATGGCCGTGGGTCTGCGATAACCCGGAACGAGAATACCGTTGTCCGCAATGCGGCTCGATCCAACTGAAGGCTATTTCGCTGGAAATCCAACTGCCCAACTCGTTGGGTTTTGAAGGACTGATGACGTTGATGGGGAAGAAGCCGGAAGGCCAGCCTTATGAACCGAGGATTGAGGACTTGTAGTCAAGGGGAAACGGGAGTACTATAAAACCCAAGGAGAAAGCCGTGAGCGTTAAGTACAACATTCAACTTGAGCTATCCGAGAACGACATCGGACCCCTAATGACCATGGTCGAGGGGGATGAGAACGAAGTTCAGAAGCTCACCCAGATCATCCAGACACTCTTAAAGGACGTTTCAGGCGGCGGGCTGATGCTCACCCCGAACGAGATGGCGCGCATCACGGAGTCCACCGGCTTAGAACCGACTTCCGGCGAAGAACTCTTGCCGCTATTGGCGGAGGCGGCGGGCCGCGAAGAGGGCAAGTTGACGTTCCGGTGCTCCGTGGACCCGGTATACGAAGACTATTACCAGGAGGCCGCAACATCTCAAGGGCGAACCGTGAAAGAGCTGATCCAGGACATCTGGGACATCTTCATAGACGGAGACCCGATGCAATACAATATGGGAAACTCCGGCTATCCTCACTTGGTCCGCATGATGCCCAAAGACAAGCAGGCCCTAGAAACACTTCTGGGCGGTAAGTTCGAGACAGGCACCGATCTGGTCAAACTGATTCAGGAGTCTCTGGGCGGCGGGCTGTTCCAGGACATCGCAGAGAGCCATACGGAGGCGGTGTGATGTTCGAACTCGACAAGGACAAATACAGGTTACTCGCACTTGAATTTCTTCGCAGGAACGAAGGCCACATAACGTTGTACGGATCAGACTGTGCGACTGAAAACCTTGAAGGAGCGGATATTGAGGCGGTAGCCTCCTGCAAGACCATAGACGTTGAGTTCTACCTCATTGATAAAAATGAGGCTGCTCGTCGGAAACAAGAAGACTCTATCCTGATCCCAGCGGCTAATGAATTGGTAAGGCGCATGATCGCCAATAGAACCCTTGGCAGGACTGTTAAATACGGGTTCACTGGCTTCAAGAGAGGTCACGAAGGACCGTTTACTGGTCAGATATATCCAGCCATCCGTTTGGCTGAGTTCCGATCAATTAATATACCACGAGAAAGCCTTGCTGATCTGTGCGAGGTAGCCGCAGCAACTAAGGCGGCAATAGAAAGCTTGGAGATGGCCTTACGGCCAGTTCAGGAGTCCCACGTGGGACAGGAGTAGATTGTGCCAGTTTTTGAGTCAGTGTGCGTCTCCAAGACCTGCGGCAACCGTGGTCTGATTGTGGAGCACTTCTATAAACACTGGGACGATCCGACTGAGCCCTGCGAAGAGTGCGGGGAAAGAACGGAGAAGATACCCAGTTCGTTCGCCAGTCCCTTCATGGGAGATATGGGACGGAAATACGTGGACAGATCCCTAGACGATGGCGACCGCCAGGACCTTCACCACTGGGTCTGGGACAGGAATACCCCGGACGGCAAACCTAAGCCCCGCTACATAGAAACCTTCCAACAGCAAAAAGAGTGGTGCCGCAGCAATGGTGTGGCCCTCCCATCCGAACTCCCAAGCAATTGTGAAGCCTCCGAAGATGGGAGGAAATTGCAGAAAGCTACCGCCACATTACGTGACCTCAAGGAAGCCGAAAAGAAACAACAGGTTGCCGAAGCCAAAGAGGCGTCGTGACGGCACAAATATACTCGACACACCCACAGGAAATCTGTGAGGATCAATACACAGAGGAGCCTGAGGCCATGACGCTGTGTATTGCCGCAACCTGCACCTACCAAGCAAAGTCAACGCTAGTTTTGTGCCGTGACTGGCAGGTTAACAAAGGCACGCTAATAACTTCGGACGATGCAGACAAGCTACGAGAAATCGAAGAAGGAGAATCGCACTGCTCGATCTTGATTTCTGGACAACCGACACGCGCCGATCAATTACTTAACGCTTGTGATCCAGCGATACGTGGATACATGCGAGAGTCTAATCCGGCAGATACCGATTTGCATATCGACGCCTTACTTGAGGGATTGAGAGCGGCGTGCCGCAATGTGAAGCGTAAATTAGTAAATCACTTCGTTAGTATGACCCTTAACATGGACTTTGAGGAATTCTCTAAACACGGGCGGGAATGGCTCCGAGAATCTCACTACGACGATGTGTGGCACGAGATACGCCATTTGAACCTTGGCGCAGAGTTGTTGATTGCGTTATTCGATGCGGAACAATACGGACAGATCGTTCGTGTTGATCTTTCCGGCGAAGTACATTGGGAAAACGACTATTCAACAATCGGCACTGGGTCAGACATTGCTCAGGCGTTTCTTTGTCAGAATGAGATGTACGATCCCGACACTATAACGCTTGGGGCCTGCATTTATGAACTACTACGCGCCAAGTTTGCGGCGGAGCGGAGTCGTGATGTTGGAACCGGAACTAGCGTTGACATTATTGTTGGCGGTGCCCAAAAGTACAGCATCAGCGATAAAGGCTTTAAGTATTTCGAAAATAAATTGCGACCATACAAAATTCCAAAGATCACCTTTGCTGAAGATTTTCTCGAAGAGGACATCCCCGCAAAGCCAGAACCAAACGTCGATAATGATGTATCCTGACGACAGTGAAACGATCTACCGGGGGCTTCGCAAATCCTATGTTTGAGCGATACACGGAAAAAGCGAGGCGGGTGATCTTCGTCGCCCGCTATGAGTCCAGGAAGTTCGGCAGTCCCTATATCGAGACGGAGCATCTGCTGCTGGGCCTGCTGCGCGAGGACAAGGCGCTGGCGAACCGCTTTCTGCGCTCGGACAGCGCGGTGGAATCGATCCGCAAACAGATCGAGGGGCATACCGCGCCCCGGGAAAAGGTCTCCACTTCCGTCGAGCTGCCACTCAGCCACGAATGCAAGCGCGTGCTCGCTTACGGGGCCGAGGAAGTCGAGCGCCTCAACCACAAGCACATCGGCACCGAGCACCTGCTGCTCGGCCTGCTGCGCGAGGAGAAGTGTTTCGCCGCCGGAATCCTGCATGAGCGCGGCCTGCGCCTTGCCACCATCCGCGAAGAATTGCAACGTTCGCAGAGCGAGAAAGCTCCCACCCGGCCCAAGGAAAGCTCCCTACTGTCGGAATTCAGCGAGAAAGTGATCTCCGCGCTGGCCCGCGCCATCCGCCGCTCGCACGCCGGTTTGACGTGGCGCAAACCGTGATTAGCCATTTGGTGGTAGATTATGGAATGCTCCTTAAGCGAACATGGGCCCAACGTGGGACTTGATGTAGGCTGAACAGTGTAGGTAACGTTGCCGAATCCAAAGAAATAGCTTAGGATAAGCGCAGGAGGCTCCTCTATGAAACGAGGCCACAAAGGCCGGAAGGTGAAGGGAGGCAACAGCCCTCGCCAGCCAAATGCCCCTCATCGCGCCGAACGCAAACTAAAGGCGCGGCGCTGAATCTCCCCTGCCGTGAGGACGATTTGAGGCACCTATGGCTTCGTTAGCGATCGTTCCTCGCGCATCCGTCGAACGCAATTCTGGCTCGCGCGATTTCCCTGACCAATACTCTAGAAAACTTCTAGGTTGGCGCGACGCCCTTCTCCGCCAGGGGATGGAGGAAATGCGCTCTTGGCGGGACCTGCAAGAGATCGAAAGAATCCTGGACTACTTGGACGGCAACTGGTATCCCTCGACACGTCCAGACTACAGGTCAAAGTACTATGACGATTACATGGGTGATATGCGTTTAGAAGCCCTGTCGTCATTGAGTCAGATCCGCCCTACTATCGACATCACGTCATCGGTCGAGGCGTACAAAAAGCAAGCCGAGACGGTTCACAAGTACATCCGGTCGCTGTGGTTCAACATGAACCTGGATGCGATTGTGGTGGAGTGGCTGGACCATGCGCTATTTGGGACAGGATTCCTGAAGCACGTAGCCGGAGAAAACCAATTCCAGTTTTCAGCGCACGGGGCCGATCAGGTGATTCCGGTTCTCTGTAACGGAAAGATACAGGAATCGGCAGCGGTCATCTATCAGAACTACAAACCACTCCCGTACTTCTACGCCAAGTTCGGCAAAGAGAAATGCCAAGGGCTGGAAAAGTACACGGTCAACCTGAGCCGGTCACTTTCTCAGGACAAGTACGTTCGACCTTCTAGCGTGCCTGAGTACACGTGGAATGCGATGAGTCCCGCCATGAAGCACAAGATGTCGCAGCGCGGCGGTCCAGTTCGAGAATCCGAAGGGACCTACGTACCGTTCCCAGTGATCGAGTTGAAGGAGGTCTATTTCGACGATTGGTCGATCAATGAATCTGGCAATGAAGTGTTCGTTCAGAATCAGGACCTTCATCCCAGTCAGTACAATTACCACTATCTTGTGCCCCCAGGAGCAAGATTATTCCCGCGTAAGAGGCTGGTGATTTTCGCCGGGGATCGGATCATGTACGACGGTCCAAGCCCCTTCTGGCACGGACTGTATCCTTTCACGATGCTTCAGTTGAATCCCTGCGTGTGGAGCCCCGGTGGAATCTCGAAGTACCGAAGATTGATCCCACAGTGCCAAGCCACGAATAGCATCGGTGCCGGAGTAGAGGAAGCCGTAAAGAGAGCGTTGAACCTGAACGTAGTGGGCAAGCGTGGTGCGATGGCCGAAGTGGTGTGGGATGCCTTCCAACCCGCTAAACCGGCGCAAAAAATTCTGATGAACCCAATCGCCCAACCCGGTGACTTCCGCTACATGGACCCGCCGAATCTGCCTCCGTACATCGGAGAGTTTCTCCGGTATCTCGTCGAGACGATCAAGAAACGTTCTGGATCATTGGACATCTCCGGCATCGCCAAGAAAAAGCAAGTGCCGGGAGGTGAAGCCATCGAACAGATGAGGGAGACGTTGAGCGGTCCATTCCAATTGGAAAGCCGCTACCTTGAGATCGCATTAGAAGAAGCTGGGTCACAGATGGTATCGAACGTCTTCCAGTACGCCACTTTAAGCGGACGTATGAGAGTGCTGGGGGCAGACGGGATGACGCCGGAAGACTTCGATTACGACGCTGGGACCATGGTTCCTTCCTCGGCACCGAAGGAGGATTTCTGGCGGGCATTCAGTATGAAGATCGCTCCTGGATCGACTCACGGAACGAGTAGAATGCAGAAGGAGGTGAGGGCGGCCACGTATTTCAAGATGGGCGCTCTGTCACTTCACGGTCTTTATCGGCAAGCGGAATTCCCGGAGAACGCAGACCTTGTCATACAGGAAATGCAGAAAGAACACGAGGCGGGTATTGGTGGAGGGCCGAAGGGTGCAGGAAGAACGCCGCGTCAAACGAGAAGTCAGCGACAGGGCTCACCCGTATAGCGCCTGGACCCCGTTCACCTTGATGTCTCTCTACCTTCACGTACAAAGAGGGGGTTGGGGGTACATGGTTGTGGTACGCGATCTTGGTCAGTGGAAGCATCCGAACGGAGAGCGCGGTGGCACGATGCTCGAACTATCGCTGAGTTGAGTCCCACGTGGGACTACCGCCATCACTCGTATCCCTCCAAGAGAATCCTTTGAACCTGGAGGTAGTGCTCGTACTTGACGATCACTACCAATGGCTTGTTGGTGATCTGGTCCTGAACAACTATTGGTCGTCTTAGTTGGCGCAGCGCCTTAGCATTTAGAAGCCTCAGTTTGCTAGTTCCGATGTACTCAAGATTAGGGTCTACGAATGGGAAGTGAGGAATCTCGGAAGTCCATAGTTTCAAGTCTTTAGGGGTAGCCACTGATCCAAGAATAGCCAGAAAGTGAGCAACTGTCTAGACACGTTGGGAAGCATCCCCTTTCATTGACTTGTAGTACGTTTATTACAGCCTCAGGTTCCGTTTGAGGACTTTTACGAAGGGAGGCCCACCATGGCACGTCGGGGAAAGAAAGGCCGCAAGCACGGTCGCAAGTAACCCAACACGCCTCCCGCTGGGGTGGCCCGGTGGCGTGCCTAAGTCAAGAAAATAGGCCACCCTTTATTCCAGCATGACCACGGAAAAAATTTATGGCCAGAAAGAAGGGCAGGAAGAAGGCATCGCGCCGTAACAAGCGCGTGTACCGGAGATAGTCTATGAAATACCCTCAAAACTTTCACGCAACTTCGAGCAAGGAGAAGTTAGCCCAAGGCCCGAAAGATATGCCGGATCGAGGCGGTCCCAAACCGAACGCCCATATCACGGCAACCCAGGTTTCCCTCAGCCGTAAACCGAATCCAGTCGCCGCCTTCGGCGATAGGCAGAGTCATGGCGAGCACTCGCACGACGGGGCCACGCTTGTCAATTTGTCGAGGAAGGCAAGCAGCCCATACGACAAGGACGGGATGAGCGAGACAACTATGCAGCACTCGTTCGAAGGGAAGAATCGGACCAAGAAGGCGTAAATGGCCACGGGCACCACACCTCCGCTGCCTCCTGACATTATCCAGCAACAGCAGGCCCCTCCAGAGCAGCAGCAATCGGTATTCTCAGCGCAAGGCGTCAATCAGCCCCAGGATGGGATGCAGGTCGTGCAACAGGTGATGGGGCAGATTCAAAAGCTCGACCAGTGGGTGGGTGAGACGAAAACCCTATTGGAATCCTTCGACCCCTCATTGGTTCCACTGTTCAAACCGATCGCCGAAGCGGGCATGAAACTCGCCGAAGAGATCCAGAAGAAAGCACAGCGGAGCGGAATGGCCAAGGGTAGCCCGGTAGTGCCGCCGCAACCGCCGTCTAACCCATCAGCCGGACCTCCCAGTCCGGTGATGTAAGAGAGAATAAAGATGCCCTTTGAGAACCTATTAGCCGCGATCGCCGATGACGGCGAACGCAACAGTCTCAAGGCCATCTCCGAGAAGTATCCTGCCGTGAAACGATATGCCGAACTTGGGGAGCAAGTGGAACCATTACTTCCCAGGGTCAAAGCACTTCAATACGAAACTCTGCCTCCGGTAGTCGAGGAGTTGGAGAAATGGCGGCACTTCAAGGAAACAGATTGGCCTATGTGGGAACAAGAACACAGCCGCGTTCGGACATCACTAGCCGAAGCCACCGCAGAGGTGGAGAAGTTGCGGGCGCGTGGAGAACTTGATATGACCGCCGAAGACGTAAAGAAGTTGATCGATGAATCGCTGACCGCGAAGGGCGTGGTGGATGTGAACACGCTGACCTCGAAGCTGACGGAATTTCGGGACAAGGAAATCCGCCCCGAACTGAACTCGACTATCAACGGTTGGGGCAATCGCTTCCAGGAGGTCTACCAGAAATTGACGCCGAAATTCGGGGCGCACGAGAAGACCTTCGGAGAGGCCTTGGATGCGCCCGCCGTCTTCGAGCACATGAAGAAGTTGGCCGAAGCTAAGAAAACATCGATGGCGAACATCGACCCAGACGAAGCCTACAACGACTTCTACAAGGATAAGTTCGCAGCACGCGATACGGCGACCCGTGAAGCGGAGAAGAAGGCGGCTCGCGAAGAAGGCATTGCGGAGGGCCGCAAGCAAGCAGCGGCGTTGAGCGGGCACAGTCCGACGATTGTGGACGGCGGCGGTGGCGGAAGGAAGCTGGGACCTTTGCAGCGGCGCCAACTGGAACGGTTGAAGCCCAAGGAAGGCGACGCCATTGAAGCGCCTTTAGGTAAAGGGATCATCTCGCAGCAGTACGTCCAGAAGAAGTTAGAGAAGGAAATGAGCGGGAGCGCAGTATAGCGCTCCCGAAAGGCAAGATGAGGCTAGGAAACAGCGGCGATCTTTCGGTGACTCGCAAGGTAAGCGATTGCCTTGACGAGCAAGGCCGGGTCGTCCAAAAACCCACCGAGGCCTGTATTGCACTTCTCGCAAAGGAGTGCTCGGTGAGTGCCGGGGAAATTGTGATTGTGATCGACGGCCAGCCTCTCGTTCTTCGGTCCTCCGCTGGGCGGCTTACCGCAAATGGCGCACAGACCGTTCTGCGCAGTCTCAAGGGACTTTCGTCCTTCTGGACTGAGGCCGTAGAGTTTGTATTCCATACGTTCTCTACGGGACATGTGATTCTTCGGCGTGTGATACCAAGTCGTAGATCTCGCGCAGGCGCACTTCTTGCAGATGTTGCTTCTTCCGCCCGGAGATCTGCAATGAGCCGAAAAGTCATCTATCGACAGGATGGATTGGCAGATAGTACAGACCTTCTGTCCTTCGAGGATCGTGATATTCGGGCAGGTTGCGAAATGTCTCTGAAGAAGCAACTGCACGGTCTTGTGTCCGCAGTAGTTGCAAGACACAGGCATTCCCGGACCTTTCTTTGGGGCCTCTTTTATCGTCTTCGGCAGGTTCTTAGGGTTAAGCTCGCACCGTTTTCGGTGCGGCCATATTTCTCTGGCGGAATGTTGTTCTCCGCAGTGAGGACAGGCCTTGTACACGCGAGTACTCAGTCTGATCTTTGTTTGCTGGGGTTGTTCCATACGTTTAGTGTACGCCAACCCCTACTCAATGTCAATGAAATAGGAGGTACGTAGAATGGCCTTGCAGCTAACGGAGCTGGACGCCTTAGACATAGGGCCTTAGCCGAGAGATCGGTTATGCAAACCTCGTGAATTGCTGGGACACCTAAACCCGAATTGGCGGGCAAGGCAATCAGCAGCCAAGCCGACGAGAGTCGGAAGGTTCAACGATCATCCCGAGAGGGAGTAGGGCCAAGCGGCCCGAAGCGCGAGGCGACCCGAAGCGGGCCGATGAGATGATCTGCTCTGCTGGGAAACTTGCAGAAGGCCGGGAATAGCGAACCCGGTCGCAACATCAAGGATGTGTACGATTACATCGTAGAGAAGACAACGGATTAACTGATAGTCCCTTGGCGGTGAAAGCCGCCTCGAAAACCGCGTGAATTGCTGGGAAGCCCTTCGGGGTAATCAGCAGCGAAGCCCAGAAATGGGAACGTTCAACGGCCATCCCTTCGGGGAGTACGGGCAAGTGCTCGGAAGCGCGCGGCACCCTTCGGGGTGATGATATGGTCTGGTCTCACATGAAAGTGTGAGAAGGCCGGGAATAGCGAACCCGGTCGCAACACGAACGATCATCTACGGTGCAGATCCTGCATTTACTAGGCTCAGTCAGCAGAGAGCAGAACGATTCGCGGGCAACAGCCGCGTAAGGAGGCCCGTGATTGTTGGGGAACTCCTCGGCGATTTTATGGGCAAGGGCGAAACGATGGACATCAACTTCGTTACGACCGACGCGGCGATCACGGTGGACCTGAAGGTAGCGTGGGTAAACATCACGCTATACGGATGGGACGCGATGAACGACGATGGCCAAGAGGCGATTTTCAATCAGGTAGAGATGAAGTTCCTCAACGCCTCATTGAAGATGGCGAAGATCCTGGCCGTCAATATGTACCAGAACGGGCAGGGTGCGCGGGCTAAATACCTGAACGGATTTGATGAGTGGATCGACGACGGAACAAATTACTCCCAAGTCGGCGGCCAGAACCGAACCGATATCAATGGTTTGACGACTGGCACCGTTGGCGGGCTGAATGCCTATCAGGCCACGGTGACCACGTTCACCTTGGCACAACTCAACACGGCCTATGGAAACGCCTGTTGGGGCTCGGATCACCCGGACCTGATAGTGGTCACACAGAACGGCTGGAACTTGATCTGGCAGGGCACGCAGCCTGCAATGCGGTATGAGAATAAAGACAACGATCTGGCCAACGTGGGATTCCAGAACTTCAGGTTCAATGCCGCCGATGTGGTCATTTCGCGGTATCTTCCTTCGGGTAGCTCGCCGATCGGCAAGATGTTCGGATTGAACACGGCCTACGTGGAGTGGTACTTCTCCCAGGTAGACCTGTTTCAATTCGGGTTTACCGGATTCAAGGGCGTGAACAACTCGATCGATGTGAGCGGCCAGTTCCTTAGCGGCTCAAATCTAATGGTGCCAAGCCCCCGGACCTGTTTCAAACTCGCCTCGACGCTTTTCTGAGTGTTTTCAATGAGTTGCGTGGCAGAGGAAAAAGAAGTGAGGATCATGTAAATGACACAACAAGGATTAGCAGGCAATCTCGGCGGCACAATCCAGTTTTGGAGTTTCCAGTTCACCTATCTGGACCTCCAGACTACGAGCACCAGCTCCGGCGTGGCGTACACGTTCAATCTCTACAACACGCTGAGCGGGCCGCCGTATAACACGAGCACTGCGATGACGTTCCCGCAGGGCAGTTTTCTGCTCTACATGCGGGTCAAGCACTCGACATCGTTCACCGGCGGTTCGCTCACTGGGATGACGGTCAGTGTAGGGAAGTCGGGCGGGACAACCAACTTCTTCACTCAGCCGTTCAATGTGTTCCAGGCGGTGGCCGACACGACCATCCAGGAGACGTTCGCACAGCCGATGGGTCAGTTGTCGGCGGTCACCCCCCAGGTGACCTTTACGCCAACAGGTGACACCTTGGCTCACTGCACGGCTGGCGTGTTGAATATCGACGTCGCCATGTTCCGTGTGACGACTCCGTCACAGTACGTTGCCAACAACATCGTGCTCAATTCGAGCGTGCTCTAAGGAGGATTCATGCCGTCTTTCATTGCGACTCCGGCTTATCTTCCCAGCGAACAGCAGATGTTCTACGCCAATACGCTGCCTACGGCTTCGTCGGACGTGACCGGGATGAACCTCAAACTCGGGGACCTGATCTGGATCACGTCCGCCTCCGCTGGCCAGCCGCTTATTTACAAGTTGGTGAGCGCTCCCAGCACGACCTACCCTGGCGGGGCTTGGCAGAAGATAGCTGCGTGGGTGTCCAAGCCTACCTCGGTTTCGGCGGCGTACACCGTCAACGGAGCCACCGACGATTATGTCGTCATGACTGGAACCAGCGCGTTTGCAGTAACGCTGTGCGATGCCACGGTTTTCGTCGGCAAGTCCATCACGATCGCTAGAGTGGGTGCTGGCAACGGAACTGTGGTCTGCCAGTCGGGGCAGAATCTCGGGAACGCCCACACCACGATCACCTTCCACTCGGACGAATCGGCAGTCACGCTGCTGTCGGACGGAACGCAGTGGCAAGTGGAAGATGCCAGCACCAGTACTAGCTCAAGCCCGGCCCCGACGAGCAGTTAATGGAGGTCAAGAGAGGATTATGATTACCAACGTTTATCAAAGCGGATCGCAGTTCAACCCGGCTGGAGCATACAACCCAGTCACTCCGTCGCAGGTCTCGTACACAATCGCATGGCAGGGGCAATTGACGGGAAGCTCCCCGGCTGGATCGTCCTACCAGACCTCAATCACCAATCACATCTTTACCGCCGATGCGCCGTGTCAAGTGGTGGCGGTGACGGAGCGCCACAGCGTTCTGGGTTCGACCGCCGGTATGCTGGTTCACGCGGTTGGCTCAACGCCACTCGGGTCTTCGGCGAACGTGTTGGCTTCCACCATATCTCACTTCTCGGCGGTGGACGTTTATCAGCAGGGCACGCTGTTCAACTCGACCGTATTGACTGTATTGGCGGTCGGTGACGGCCTCGGCTGGCGCTGGTCAATTCCCGGTGCGTTGCCTCCGGTAGGCGGCGTCACGGTCACGCTTGAATACATCTAACAGGCTCTCACGGCAGAGGGAAAGCGCCGCGTCTGTCGGGTCAATGATCCGATGGGCGCGGCGTTATTTTTGGTATTGCTTGACCGTGATTGTGCAAGGCAATACCATTAAATTAGTCCAACGTTGGACGGCTTAGGAAGGGCAGTATGGGTTATTGTCCGGCACCTCGCGTCAACCCCCTCAACGGGATTTCGATAACGCAAGGGCCTATTTCTACGACAGCCAGCGCCCCGAGTCAAACCACGGTTGGACTTGGGGCCGCGACAGTCCTACCAGCCAACCCAGCCCGACTGAGTTTCATGCTCCAGAACTTAGGGACAACCGTGATCTACATCGGGCTAGGGGCAAATCCTACATCGAGCGCATTTCATATATCACTCCCTGCTGGCGGAACCGTTGGAGACGGTAGTAGCCGAATCTACCAGGATGCGTGCTGGAAGGGATCGATTGCTGCGGTCAGTAGTGCCATCGGTGGCCTTCTCTCGGTAACGGAGTTTACGTAAATGTGGCAGGTAGATGTCATTATGGCTTGCGCGATCTTGATTGCGTTAGAGCCGATTGGCCGGTGGACTCGGGCGATACGTAATTACGCCGACCGCCGCCGTATCCACAAGAGGCATCTAGATAGCCTATGAGAACGCTTATCCTCCTGCTCGCCTCGCTGGTGGCATTCTCCGATGAGAAGCCAGCCCCCGTGACGGACGCGCAAAAAGTGGAAGTGCTACAACTTACTAGGAAGGCTTACGTAGCCCTCCAGCGTGTCATGACGGACAGGAATCAAATCCTCCAAGCCCAGATAGACCAAAAGGAAGCCGAAAAAGAACTGAAGGAGCTTAACGAAAAGATTGAGGTTTGGCGAAAACAAGTACGTGAACTCTGCCGCGCCGATGAAAAGCACTGGGACATTAACGACGACTTCGAATGGATTGAAAGGAAACAGAAATGAGAAAATTATTCGCGGCACTCACTCTCTGTGCCGGTGTCTCCTTGGCGCAGCAACCCGTAACTGGATCTGGGACGGCGGGCACTGCTGCGCCTGGAGTAATCACCGTGCAAGGCATCTCCAGTATGATTCCCGTGAGCGTCAATTTATCACAAGAAGGAGGCTCTTCAATTACAGCCACTCCTACCGCTTATGGGTCGGCCCCGTCAGGTAATGTCATCGGGGTGAATGCCTACGTGACGAATGCCCTGTCGGTTTCACCGACTACTCCCAGCACCTCGGCCACGTATGCTTTCACTATGTATCACCATACCTACACGGGAACGGCCTTAAACATTAAGGGCAGTGCCGGGAACCTCTACGGATTTTCCGCAAGCAACTATGGCACCGTGACGTGTTTCCTTCAGTTTTATAACAACTCTGGCGTGCCGAGCATTGGAACGGGAGTAGTGGATTCCTATATGGTACAGGCTGGACTTGGGCTTACCATTGCGCCTGGACAGCTTGCGCTGGAGAATTTTACTAGCGGCATTGGCTTTGCGGCGGCTACTGCGGATGCTGGGTCAACCACAACTGGTTGCACTACAATGTCTTTGACGGCGTACTACCAGTAATATGAGGAAGTTCCTGCCTATCCTCGTATTGTGCTTGCCAGCGTTGGCGCAACAGCCAATCTCGACGGTCGGCGTGCCATACAATGAACTATTCACGCTGGCACCTAGCGGCACAATCTATGGATCTGCGGGGACCGCAAGTGCGGTCACCTACACCATCTTTGGCACCACTGTGAGCACGTCGGCCCCATACATAACAACTCCCGGCGTGTTAGCCCAAGGCCAACTGCCGACATCTACCGGGAGCGCTCTTTATACGGGCACATCCACCGTGAACACCTATATAACTTCAATCGAGTTGGTAAATGCGAGTGGTTCTTCAGTGTCATCTGTCACGCTCTACGTAAATGGCACAACCGCCGCATACGAGATTCTAGCGCCAATGACGATGGCTGCGAACACCTCGGCGATTATGAGCACGGCAGCGGGCTGGCAATTTCATGATGTGAACGGGGATCTATTAACGACCTCGGCAATAAACGGGACCGTCACTAGTGTAAGCTTTACGGGCGGATTGATCTCGGTTGGTTCAGCAACGACCACTCCTGCGTTGACTGTAGCAGGCAACAACGGAGGTATCCCTTATTTCAGCAGTGCATCTTCCTGGGCTAGTTCAGCGGCATTAACTCAATACGGGGTGTTATTTGGTGGTGGTGCTGGGTCATCTCCCACAGCTAGTGCACAGGGGGCATCTAACATGCCGCTAATAGGCCAAGGCGCGGCGAATCCGGTCTTTTCTTCGATCGCGTATCCAACTGCAATGACCGCAGGGGGACTCGTTTATGGGTCGAGCGCTACAGCACTCGCCAACTTAGCCACTACGGCCTATGGGGTTCTTGGGGCTGGAGCGACGAACCCTACTTGGATTGCTACCAGCGGAACCAGCGGAGTTCCTTTAGTCTCTGGCGGGTCTTCAACGACCCCTTCTTTTGGTACGGCTCTTGTCGCTGGTGGAGGTACGGGAGCGACATCCCTGACGGCCTATGCGCCTCTGTTCGGAGGCACGACTTCGACTGGGGCAGTGCAATCAGGCACGGCGGGCACGGCTAACCAGATGTTGGCGAGTGGCGGATCTTCAGCGGTTGGTTCATATAAAAGCTGGGCTGACTTGGATTCAACAGAGTACGCTGCGGGTGGCGGGACCGCTCAGGCGCAAACCGTGACGTTGGCTCCGCCAGCTACATTAATGGTCGCTGGATTAACGGTGATGTGGAAGGCTACGGCAGCTAATACCGCCGCCGCTCCCACCTTAACGGTCAACGGCCTTAGCTCTCCGACGATTACCAAGTGCGGGCAGAGCGCTTTGGTTGCCAACGATATATTGACAACCGCTGTCGCCATTGCCACTTATGATGGAACTTACTGGGAACTATTAAACCCGCAGACTGGGATTTGTGGCACTGGATCAAGCTTGACATCGGTTGGTACGATTAGCTCTGGAGTATGGAATGGGACAGCGCTTACGGCTTCCTACGTTCCAGCCATCGCATCACTCACGAATTACCCCTTAACGACGACCGGGGACTTATTTGTTGGTGGTTCGTCGGGAGCGGCGGCAAGGCTTGCAGCAGGAGCGCTAAATATGCCGTTGGTCGGCCAAGGGGCATCTGCAACTCCGGCGTACTCTACGGTTTCTCACCCAAGCTCCTGTACGCAGGGCGGCATTCTTTACGGATCGACCTCGACAGCTATATCTTGCGGAAGTCTCCTCACGCAATACGGGGTGGTGCTTGCCGGAGCTTCTGGGTCATCCCCGGTGTCCACGGCACAGGGGGCATCTAATATGCCTCTCATTGGACAGGGAGCGGCGAATCCAATCTTCTCAACCATTGCCTACCCAACGTCAATGACCGCAGGATATCTTGTATATGGATCATCCCCAACAGCACTTGCCGGGTTAGCAACGACCGCGTATAGTGCGTTGATGTCTGGTGCAACAAATCCAACATGGGTAACTCCCACAGGTAATGGACAATGTTTGATGTCTGGTGCAACTAGCTATGGGACTACTACCCCATCTTTCCAGACCTGTCCATCGGGAGGTAGTCCAGGCTGGAGTTCTATTGGAAATCCAACTGGCAATCTATCGCTTACAATGGCGGCCGACACTACCACTCTTACCTACAATTCTACGACTGGATCTGCTATAGATTTATTTGAGTTGACGGATACGGCCAGTAACACAGGTACTGGTAATATCTTTCGAGTTAGTACGGCGTCTGGATCAGCGGCACACCCCGTCCGGTTCGACAGCAACGGTAACGGGGTACAAATGAGTTCCGCTGGTGCGTTGGCAGTGATTGGTACTGGAGCGATTGCGGCTACTACGGTTACTGGATTGTCTATCGCAAGTGGCGGCGGTATAACAGAGACAGGAGCCTATACCGCTACGTTTGCGTTGGGTGGTACAGCAACCTTTACCATGCCAACGACTTCTCAAACTATTCCTGGTATCGGGCAAGCAAATACCTGGAGTACCGCACAGACTTTCTCCCCTACGTCTAACCAGTTGATATTTGGTGCTGGTTCTAATCTGACCACTTTGTCGTTCCCCACTAGTTCTGGAGCAGTGACTGTTACTGCTCCTAACGTTACAAGTACTCTTGCCACGCTGGGAGCTAATACGTTTACTGCTGCTCAGACTATTACGGCTGCTACAAACCAGTTAGTGTTGGGCACGACTAACACTACTACGCTAAACTTTGCCGCTCCTGCTAGCAGTATTACTGTAATAGGTCCAATCGTTGCTAGTGGATTGGTGTATGCTACTAGCCAACCTAGTGCTGGAATAGCGACCTTTGCCGGTTCGACTTACGCGGTTGGTAGTGAAGCGAATGTGACCATCGCTCAGGGTGGCACGAACGCCACCTCCGCTGCGGCGGGAACTGTTCCCAACGCTTCCAGCACCTCCGCATCCTCCTGGACGGCGGCTGTAACTCTGGGCGTGGACAACAGCGTGGGCGGCACTCTCCAACTGGCTAACCCCAGTGCCGCCTTCCACACAATCCTAGCTAGCGCGGCAACAGCCAACTACACTTTCACCCTGCCGCCCACCGGGGGCACAAATGGGTACTCCCTCACCACCAATGGATCAGGCACAACCTCATGGTCGAACATTCTCACTAACCCGATGAACACCCTCGGAGATTTGATTTATGAGAACTCTACTCCAGCGCCCACCCGTCTGGCGGGCAACACCACCAGTACTAAAAACTTCCTAGTCCAGACGGGCAACGGGACGGTCAGTGCAGCGCCAGTATGGGGAACCATTGCCTCCGGTGATCTACCTGCAATCACGCTCGATAAGTCAACATCTGGCTTGGCCAACCCCACCGCCGACGCTACCTTCACGTATCCTATTACTTCCAGTTCTGGGTTGACACTAGCAGGAACAGCTCCAGCCAGCGCAGGCGGCAACGGTACGACAGCCACAACCCTCTTCAATATCAGTGGCGTGGCGGGCGGTGCTACCTCGTCAACTGGGACCAACACTGGAGGCGTTGGTAGTTCTCCGGCCATCGCAGGCGGTACAGGAGGTGCAGCGACCGGCTCGGGCACCACCTCCACAGTGGGAGGTGCTGGTGGGACAATCACTATCACCTCGGGCACTGGCGGGGCAGGCGGGGCGGGTAATGATTCTGGTGGCGCGGGAGGGAATATCGCGTTGGTCACTGGAGCGGGCGGTGCCAAGAGTGGCTCGGGAACGGCAGGAGTATCTGGAGCCGCTACCCTCGCCCTTGCAGGTGGTACTGCGTACAACATTCCCCAAACTATTGCCACGGGTACGACTGCATCATCCTCGACTGGATCATTGAATAGTCTAGGGGCGATTACTAGCACAAGTTGTGCTACTTTGACCATCTCGGCATCTGGAGTGGCCTCAACTGATGTTATCTCGTTCACCCCGAATGCGGCGTGGGGAGCGGTCACCGGATTCACTCCAGCTACTACGGGTGGCTTAGCAATCACTGCTTATCCAACGACAAACAACGTGAACTTCCAAGTCTGCAACTGGTCCACTGGATCTTTAACCGTGGCAAGCGGGGCTGAGGTAAACTGGAGGGTGGAGCGATGATTTTACTTTCTCTTGTTCTCCTCTCGCTGTCCTGGCATCAGATTCCAATGCCGGGTCCAGGGACGATGGGCTCCCATGCTTCAGGTGGTACTCCGTCGTTGACCCAATTTTTCGGCAAGAATGTAATCACGCGTTCAACAACCACTGGTATGAACGCTCCTATTTTTACGCTAGACCCGACCGCTTGGCCCAACGGCGTGACCACCGGCTCCCTCGTAATCGTCTCGGGGGAATGGCCCAACAATCCCACTACCGGCAATGGATATGTCCAAACGTGCGCGTCACCCTGCACGCCAACTCTGACGGACAATGGCAACAGCGGAAGCGGGAATACGTGGAACTCAACTTTCACGGTCGGTTCAGGTTGCAAGGACGCTGGGATTGCGATTCCAAATGGAGCAGATCATAACATCTACTACGCGATGAATTTTGTCCCCCCTGCAACCACCACCCCAACACAAGTAACCGTGACGTGGGGGCATAAAACAGGAGATTTTTATTTCGGCCTTGGAAGTTTCTATAATATTGCTACGACGGGTGCCCTGCGAACTAGTTCCTGCAAGACTGCTGTAGTTCCAACCAATAACACGGCTCCGAACATTTCCGGCACAGGGATCACCGTGGTGGTGGGCGATCTTGTCTATATCGAAGTGGATGATGAGAGCGAAAACAACACGATACAGCAGGGCAACGCCTGGGGCGCGATCACGATACCCTCCGGCTGCACTCTATTGGATGAGAATACATTTGCCGGTCATCTGGAGATGTATTGCATAGCCACGGCGACGAGCTTTACTCCCGCGGTCACAATCTCTCAAACAACCCATGATTCATTCACTATCATGGCTGCTGCGTTCAAGCCCGGTTCGGGAGGGTCGGCCCCGACTGGATCTGGGGCACAGGTGCTCGCATCCTCGCAGAATATGTCTAATGTGGCGGCTACATATGTGCAAAACATTCCGTGTCCCACAAATACAACCATGGTGGTTGTCACCGACGATGCTTCTTACGTGACAAGTGTCTCGGATAGTCTCAGTAATAATTTTTCCAGCGTGTCAAATGGTGGTGGAAGTGGGACGGTCTGGTACCACAGCGTCACGATCTCAAACCCCAATACCTATACGATTAGTGCCGTCAGCGCTGGCGGAGGCAACGACCTTCTGACTTATTACTGCACCACAGCTACCTCTCTCGACACGGCAGCAACGGCTGGCTCTGGCAGTACTCAAATCACATCCTCATCTGTCTTTAAGGACACGACAGCGGGCAGCACTCCATCCACGGGTGCCTCGATATCCGGGGTGCCACTGATAACTCCAGGCGAAACCAATGATTTATTGATTGGTACTGGCACAATGGGAACGGGGCCTGTTCTGTCTGTCTCAGGTCCGACCGGTGTAGTGGACGATTTCCCGTGCCCAACCGCCATCAACGCTTGTTCCGTCACGACTGCCGGGGTTTGCGGCGGTGATTCGAGTGGACTCACAAATGGCGATGTCGGCCTCCACTTCTTTGACACAGCGCAGACACAACTAAGCTTCAATTTTGTTGTCAATCCGAGTCAATCGCTAGGTATGCTGATTACGGCGTTTCACTAAGACAGAACTAGGCTTTTCTGTCGGGTCCGGGGGCGGGTTGGCGGATTGCAAGAAGGCGGGCGTCCCCCTCAATTTCCTCGGCAGTTACGCTGACGCACACGCGGAATAATTGGTCACCGATTCGCAGCAGCACGTACTGCTCACCCGGCGCATCCGGCGGTGGCCACCGCGATCCGCCATAAGGTTATCGAGTGATTGAGCCGGGAAGCGCCTGCTACTGGTTGCCGCAGTACACGCTTGATCTGGGATATGCCGGAGAAAGTCTCTTGACTCTACCAACGTAAATCCCTATACTCAGAGTCATGAAAACGGTCCTTCTCTCTCTGCTGGCTTCCCTCGCTTTTGCTCAATCCCAAGAACAGCCCAAGATTCCCGATGCGGAAAAAGTGAAGCTTCAGGACGCCAAGATCACTTTATTGACCATCGAGAACCAGATGGCGCAAATCCAGATTCAGTTCAACGGCCTGTACAAGCAACACGAAGTGGCGCAATCGGCCTTCGATCAAGCGGCGACCGCTGCACGGAAAGCGGCTAAATGCGAGAACTGCACGCTGACCGACAAGTTGGAGTTGGTCAGGCCACCCGAAGCTCCCAAGGGGGTTGTGAAACCTCTCACTACGCCGAATCAAATGGAGAAGTAGTCCCACGAGTGCTTATTCTCGGGGCACACAGGAGGAAATTAGATGCCATACCCGTGTTCACCAGTTTTGTTGCGTCACCCGTCGATGGCAGACGCCAAGATGTACAACGAGACAGTCATCGCCAAGGACCAACCTGAGTACTTGCCCCTTCCGTCGATCATCAGTTCTAGGCCAGATGGGGTAGTGACCACCCGGTGGAGGTTCACATGGAAAGAACGTTTCGATGTTCTATTTTCCGGCAACCTCTGGCTTCAGCAGATGACTTTCCACCAGAAACTCCAGCCCGTCAAAATGATAACCGTGCAGCCGACCGCTGCGGAGTACCTTTAGATGCAGGTAACGATCATCAGCCCCGTCACTTTCGAGCCTTGGGATATGCGCAACCCTGAGGACCCCGGAATAGGCGGTTCGGAGACCGCCGTTGTGGAGGTTTCTAGGCGCTTGGCGAGGCGCGGGCACGAGGTGGTGGTCTACGCCCCCCTGCGGCAGGATACGCCCCCTGAGTGGCTAGGGACGCGCTGGCTACCCCTTTCTGAGGCCGATTACACCCGGCCTGGATGGTGGTTCGTGTCTCGGTGCCCAGAGGTCCTCGATAATTTCCCCCTTGAGCATCCCGGACAGGTCTTGTCATTGGTTAGCCAAGATGTGTTCTACCCCCACCTTACCGAGGAACGGTGGGAGAAATTAGACCGCTTTATCGCTCTCTGCCCGACTCATGCCAGTTTCACGATGAAAGAGTACCCCAAATACGCCAAGAAGGTGTGCCAGGGGTTCAATGGCATCCGAAACGACTTGATACGGGAGATCGAGGCCGAAGGCGTGCCCACGAGAAATCCAAGGAAGATCATCTTTGCCAGTTCTCCTGATCGCGGACTCCTCCCCCTGTTGAAGATCTTCCGTAAAGCGCGTCAGTGGGTGCATGACCTTGAATTGGTCATTGCCTACGGGTTCGACAACATGGAGAAGATCATCGCCTCGAACCCGCCGACCAATCAGTGGAAGCTGATTTACGATGAGGCCATGCGGGAGATGAAACAACCGGGGGTCACTCATCTGGGCAGGATCGGGCAGAAGCGGCTATACCAGGAGAAATTGTCCTGTGGGATGTCGGCTCACCCGACGCTGTTTACGGAAACGGGGTTTATTTCTGGTATCGAAGAAATGGCGCTGGGTGCCATCCCGATCATTTCCCCAACATGGGCAGCGGGAGACTATTGCCTTCATGGAATCTGGATCTTTGGTGATCCAGAAGATCCGTTAACGCAGGCCCGGTATGTTGGGGAGATTTACAAGCTGGCGTCCAACGTGGGACTGCAAGAGCAGATCCGCGCCGACATGATGCCGTGGGCAAGATCTACCTTCAACTGGGAGCGGTACATCGACTTCATCGAGACATGGATGTATGGTGTCGAGGATCACAAAAACACCGGCGCACAGTTCATCTTTGCGCTCAAGCACTCTAAGGGTCAGGGGAAGATTCTGAATGTAGGGTGTTGCGACGATGGCGGAGAAATGCGGAAGATCGGTGCCGTTAATCTTGACAAGTACGAGTTCGACAAGCACCTTTGTAAACCCAACGCAGCGGACATCATTTCAGACGCCCGCGACCTCCCCCGACCGTTTCAGCGGCATTCGTTCGATGTTGTGGCCGCGACAGAGATTCTGGAGCACTTTCCCACGGACGCGGTTCCCAAGCAACTCTTGAAGTTCAAGGAACTGCTGAAACCCGGTGGCAGGATTGTCTTCACTGTTCCGAATGACACGCGGCATCCGAATCCAGACGACTCCATAGCACCATCGGGATATGGTGAGCACCATCACTGTCCTCCTGAAGTGATCGACTCGTGGCTGAGGGAAGCGCATTTGAAGGCAATTGTCCGATACCCAATCGAGTATGGATTTGACCCAGTATGTGGGGAAGGGGTGGTAGCAGTGGACGACAGACCGAAGTACTCTGTAGTGTTTGTGGATTACGATCCAGAAGGTAAAGTCAGGGAGATGTCGGCCCGAAGCCTTGGGTTAATCAAACAGAACTCCCCCGAAGGGATCGAGATCATCGTTGCCGATCAGAAAGGAGAGGCCACCGCCATCAATTTAGCCTTCGAAAAAGCGCAAGGGCAGTTTATTTTCATCGTGTGCAATGACGTTATGATCGAAGATCCCGATTGGCTGGAGACAATGGCAGTCCCAGAAACGGTTACTTCGTGGGCACCTGAGACCTTCGTATTGACTGGCCAGATGAAGCTGGAAACCTCGCTGTGGTGCATCCCGAGAAACGTCTACGAGGCTGTCGGCGGATACGTTTATGACGAGGAGTTCAACGGAGGATACGGATTTCTCGATGACGATTTTCTGGCGCGAGCCAGAATCGCCGGGTTTACAATCGCCGTTAAACCCGTTAGAGCCCAACACCTTCAAGGCCAAACCTTCCGCTCGTATTATGACCAAGAAGAGTTTCGTCGAAGGTACGACCGGAACATGGAGATCTTCAAGAAGAAGTGGGATCACGCCAAGCCTCCCGGAGGATGGCTGAGATGATTTATATATTTGACATTGACGGTACCCTCGCGGATTTATCGCATCGCCTTCACCTAATCACTCGCAAGCCAGACCACACACCAAACGCGGCAGATTGGCGCGCTTTCTTCGCGGCTTGTCCCAACGATAAGCCAATAGATGAAGTGATCCGAGTCGCCAGGATTCTATGGGATGCCGGATACGGAATAGTCCTCATATCGGGGCGAAGCGACGAAGTGGAGGCCGCGACTACTTCATGGCTTGTGAAGCACGATGTCCAGTTTAGCGGCCTGTACATGCGCAAGCAAGGGGACCACCGAGAAGATTCCGTTGTGAAATCGGAGTTGCTCGACCAACTCATTAAAGACAGGCCAGGAGGAGTTGAAATCGGTGGAGTCTTTGAGGATCGTAAGCAAGTAGTGGACATGTACCGCGCTCGTGGCCTACGGGTCTTTCAAGTTGCGGACGGTAATTTCTAATGACGCCTCTGGTCAGTGTTCTCAGCCCCACAATTAGGGGGCTTCAGGCCCTTCGGCCCATCGAGCAATCCCTGAAGGATCAGACGTGCCAAGATTTTGAATGGCTGGTGGAGATCGACAGCGGAAAAGAGCATCGGCTCAACGCCGCATTCAACTCGATGCTCCGTAGGGCGCGCGGGAAACTGGTGGTGGTAGCTGAGGACTGGCTCTGGTTTGAGCGCGACGGACTTCAGAAGTTTGTTGAGGCATTCAGATCCATGTCGGGGTACTTCTTCACCGCCCCTGTCCCGAAGGCTCCTGGGTATTGGGAGATGAACGGGAAGATGTTCTACAAGACACCCTTAGTCAAAGAGTGGAGATCTGAAAATCGCGGTGAACCGCATTGGATGAACTGGGAGGCCGATTGGGCAGCGGCACCACTGAAGGCATTGAAGGACATCGGCGGGTTCGATGAGCGCATGGACCAGAAATGGGCTTGCGACAATCAAAGCGTCGCGTTTCGGGCGAGCAAGCGGGGGTGGAAATTCTGGAATCTGATCGACAACCCCGCCGTGGCTTTAAACCATGATGCGTTTTGGGAGCACCCCTTCCGTCATCTGTATGACCCGGAGTGGTCCAAACAACAGATTGAACGATTTGAGCACGAAGACCTGCCGCCACTGGAGTGAACCATGCTGCTGATGAATAAGCCGATTGGGACCCTTGGGATCATGGGATCCGTTCCCTCGGTGCCGTGGGAGTTCTGCTGGTCCCTTGCCCAAATGATACAGTTCGACTCCGAGTTCCTTTGTAAGCCCGGTGAGTATGTTCACTTGATGGCCCCGAGCACTTCTTACCATTCCTCCGCGAGAAATCAGCTTGTGAAGGGGATGATGGGAGACTGGCTGCTGATGTTGGATACCGATCATGCTTTTGACCCCGACATCGCGGTTCGTATGATTCAGTTGATGAAGAAGTGCGATGTGGAAGTGCTTTCGGCCCTCTATAGGTACAAGGTCTACCCTCACCTCCCAGTGGCCTTTCATTGGAACGAAGAAACCCAAGGCTTCGTGACCATCGCGGAACTGGACTGGAACGCCATGCTCCAGCAAGTATCGTGTGTGGGGGCCGGATGCCTGTTGGTAAAACGCCGGGTATTCGACCGGATTCAGAACGAATTAGGGGAACAGCCGTTCGACATCATCGGCCAATGGTCCGAGGACTTCTCGCTCTTTATACGCCTGCGGAGGTTGGGGATCAAGACCTACATCTCTCCCCTAATCGAGAGTTACCATTTGCGAACCCACAAGGTCACGAATGCAGACTACGATCGAAGCGCCGTGCAGACGATGCCGATCCCCACAGGTGGGGAGATGGTGATCGGAAAGAGATAGGGGGTCCCACGTTGGACTGGAAATTCGAGTGCCCAAAAGGATGGGAGGTCATCCAGAAGTGGGGAGACGGCTATGCCGTTCGCGAGAAAGATGGCGGGTTACGGGTCCTGGTGGACTGCGAAGAGAAAGAGGATGGTCGCCAATGGCTACATGTGTCTTATTCTCGCAAGTCTTGGACACCAAACCACGATGACACCGTGAAGATCAAGAACGCTTTTATAGGCAGTGACCTCTATGCTTACGCGGTCTTCCCGCCAGAGGAGAATTACGTCAACATCCATGCGCACTGTTTGCATTTGTGGGCAATGATGGAAGGAGACGGAAAGGTCTTGCCGGAGTTCAGTGGGGTTATCCCGGGCATCGGCAGGAGCATCTAAAAAACAAAGGAGAAACAATATGTCTTGGGGAGTAAGCAGTGTTGGCAGACCAATTCCGGTAGCTGCCAAACTCGCCACGCAGTTCGCCAAGAACCCGTGTGTCGAGCCAGAAGAAACAGTCAGACAGGCGGCGGCGGCGCTGATCGCGGCGTGTCTTGCAGCGCAAGATCCAAGTTCCGCCGTCGCTGTGACGGCGGGAGGTTACCAGAGCGCTATCTACGGAGCAGGTGGCAAAGCGACTGGGACGTTTCAGAACGCCTTGAACGTCAAAATTGAACCACTCTACGGCTTCGTGGAGTAGTCTTCAAGGGGTACGCGCGTTTGGCAGGGGATAATATGGCTTGCAGGAGAAGGCAGTATTGTCGTCACGAAAGGAACTGCTGGATTATCCTTGGAGGTTTAGCGATGTGGTGTTACGTGTGTGGAGCATGGCGGAGATTAAAGGACCGCTCACCTGATGGACCATGGCATAAGCCTTCTGGAGACAGGAAAGTAAACCCAGCGATGTTCGACAAAGGCTTATAGTCCCACGTTGGGCCCCTTCATTTCCCTGTAAATTAGTGATACGCTTCGCTTAGGAGTATTCAATGGACGGGCTGGTCATCGGACGGATCGTTTACTATTGCATTCAAGAACAGGACCTCAGGCCGGACCAGAAACATCATGCCGGAGAAGTAGTCGCGGCCATGGTGGTATCCGTGGTCCAAGACACAGGAACGGTCAACCTGAGCGTCTTCCCCGACTGGTCCAACAACGGGTTCTACAGCTACGCGAGCGCCACCCCGCAACCTCTTGGGCTGGTTTGGAAAACTTCAGTTCAGTATTCCGAATCCCCCGAACCGGGGAAGTGGTTTTGGCCCCCAAGGAAGTAACCGATGTCGGGAATCTCGCTATGGGATGCGCAGGGCCAAGTCAGGGAAATCTGTCCCCGTCCAGAAACGCTAGTCAAGAATCTCATCAATCGCAGAATCTCCAATGTAGTTGATGCGCATAACTGGTCGGACCTGATGCGTATGGGGATCATGGTGGTCCCCGCCCAGTATAACGACGGAGGGACTCTGACTCTCACCTCAGGCTCTAATCAAGTTGTGGGGGTTGGGACGAACTGGCCAGTAAACGACGCTGTGAATACGGTCTTGGCGACTCCGATCACCGACTCACCGGGGTACGTGGAAATTCAACCAGGTTCGCTTACCGGGATTAACCAGGGCATGTATCTCCTGCTGGATCAGGGAACTCCCGCGAGCACCGAAGTAATTAGTGTCCAGAGCATCAGGGGAAATAAATTCACGGCGTATTGCCAATATCCTCACGCAACTGGCGTGACGTTGCAGGCATCGAGTTTGGCGGGGCTTCAGTTGAACACTGGAACATACGTGCCGACCGTTCAAGCAGTGACTTCAAGTACAACGCTTCAAACGGACATGCCGTATGGTGGGGTTCCACAGACGGGGATCACGTACTACATTTTCATGCTTTACGCTAAGCCTATACCTGCCGGATCAACGATCCCGAGTTCAACGGCCAGACGAATGTTGTACGCTTACGATGCGATCGCGGGGAACGTGGTCGGGATAGGGAAGACTAGCGACTGGCTAGCATTCCAAGATCCTCAACTACAGCAGGGCGGAAACCCGGAGGAACTGATAAGTATGCCTCCAGACCCAGGTGGTTGTATGCAGTGGGCCATCTGGCCGATACAAACCGGCGCATACGGTATCGGGGTTGTGTACGAAGACGGGTGGCCTACTCTAAAACAGCCAAATGACATGCTCCCTCCGTTTCTTAACCCGCAAATCTTTATCGCCGGAGCCGTGGCTGATTGTCTTCGGACTCGTGTCATCCCCAACGACAGATCAAAGGACCCTTTTAATGATCCGCAGGGAGCGATGTATTGGGAAAAAGAATTCGAGCGCCTGATGGAAAATGCGATCCAGAGCGATCAGGGTCGTTATCTTACTGACCTTCAGGATTACAGATTACAGATGAATCAATTCGCTCCGACGTGGAACTGGTATGTCAATCATGCAGCCTATCAACCGGGTGCGTACTAGGAGCCGTGTCGTGCGTTTCGGTACAATCAAGTTAGGAGGTTCAACGTGGGACGAAGCGCGGAGTGTAAATCGGAAACGGTTGCCGAGAACGAAAAGTACCGCTACATCCGTACCGACAGTCGGGCCATGTCCCAATTGGTGGCTATGCCTAATCGCCGAGGGATAAAGAGAATCCCCTATGTAAATGGAGTCGCTTCGGAAAGCATCGGGACGATAGCCAATCGACTGGCAGCATTTATGGCTAAGCACTACATGGCCGACGAAGCCGTTTACGTCTTGCGTGCGCTGGGGACATCGGAAAGAGGATAACCATTATGGGACAAGCAAATTTCGAACGGCACATCAGCCATCTGACGCCGCTTTACGGCAAGAATCTGAAAGGACCAGACCAGGCGGCGATGCAAGCCAAGCAACGGATCGAGGACCGAGACAAGGTGATATTCAACGGCCCTGCTCAACTTGGCCATTGGACTCCGCCTACCGACGCCGAAATCAAGCAACGCAAACATGACTGGAAGGCTATCGGCGTCATGGCAAAACGAAAGACTCGCGGCGGAGGGACCTTTAGGAGCGGCGATTCGGTCTGTGATTGACTCTCTGAACTGCCGTGAGATCAGGGAGGAAGCATGGCACGCAAGAGCAAGAAGCGCGGCAAGTGGATGCAGGCAGCCCGCGAATCCATGGAGAAACGCGGAACCGTTGGGAGCTTTGGTAAGGCGACTCGTTCCAAGATCGCGGCAGCGAAACGCAAGGGTGGGCTAGCAAAGCGTAAGGCTGTTATGGCCGAGAACTTCAAGCGGGCGGCGCAGCACCGGAAAAGGAAGCGCGGCGCAACAAGGCGGTGAGCCTACGTGAGCCAGTCAAATTCAGGTTGGGAAGTGTGGGTTGTGGAAAACGAAAACCACATTGTTCCCGTCGATGACTGGATGGTTCATGCTCGCTCAAGACATTGCCAATGCCTGCCGTTCGTAGATGAGGAACTGAATCCGCCAGCAGTGATCCACCACTCTGCGGACCTCCGAGAGTACTCAGAACCGGACCATGTTCCCGGACTTTACGAAGGGGTGAGGAATTAGGTGCCCACGTTCACCCTCAGTACGCTTCAGCAACTCGTATGGGACGGGTTGGACAATAACACTGGCCTCTATGTGCCTGCGCAGGTCACGTCAATCTTAAACGAGGTCCTTAGACGCACTAACCTTTTGGTCGGCTGGAACCAGAACACCATACCAGTCCCCGGATTCACCGTTGCCAACCAACTGCTCTACTCGATCCCTTCTGGTATCTTGATCCCGACGAAGGTTTACTACGAAGAGCAGGAATTGGAAAAATACAGCCTCGCCAAACTCGCGCAGAGATTTCGGAACTGGGCCGTGGATTCAAACCAATGGGAAGGTCAGGTAGCCCGCTGGTTCCCTTTGGGATTGACTGTCTTCGGGATTCACCCCTTGGACGCGAATGGAGGCGGGCTGCTGGAAGTCCAGGGAGTGGCCCCCATAACGCCGCTGGTGAACGCTGGAGACGTGGTGGATCTGAATGACGAACTGGCGGAAGTACTAGTCAAATATGTGCGCGGAAGAATCATGTTGAAGGAGGTGGGAGCGCCGTTCAATGCGGCCAGCCTTGTGTACCAAGAATTCGTGCGGGGTATAAAAGCGATGCTCCTGTATGAGTCTGTGGTATTCCCTCGCTATTTCCTGGCCAAGGAACTTGAGCCCGCTGAGGGGAAAGGTTCGTTGTGAAGCAAGCACTTCCAGTATGGAGCGAAGCAGCATGAAGCTGCGTGTTCAGTGGGAAAGCGGAATGATTGAAATCCTAACCTTAGTGCCTCCCGTCAGCGCGTCCTTGGGGAAGGTTCTGAATCATCTCACGGATGCAACAGGATTGGAGCACTGGTTCACTGACGAAGGGTTCTATGACGGCTGGGGGAAGACGACGGACTGTTCTGAGGAAGAGGCCGACGACTTGATCGAACGGATCGAGGAAAGCCGAGAGATCGAACCAGGTGAGTCCTGATGGCAACGCTGACCGACATCTATAATCGACTTTGCTACGACTATTTAGAAGATCCACCAAACGGTCTTGTTCTTGGTTGCATTACGCCAGCTCAATTCTTGGATCTTGCCAATCTGACCCTCCTCGATTTCCTCAAACAAACCGGCTGTATCAAGCGCGTGTGGACCATGTCGGTGTTCGCGGGCGTCCCGACCTACACCGTCCCTGACGACATTATGGCGATCGAGCAGGTCTTTCTTGCGGGTCGGTGGCTGCCGAAAGTTACCGTTTCCGACATGAACAACACGAGAAGAGGATGGCGGCGCGAGTTGGATATACCCATTGGGTACTACACCGACAACCTGCCTCCGAAGACTATCGGCTTGGCTCCGGCTCCAAACTACGACTCTGTTTACATCCCAGGCCCGAATGAGCCAGACCCTCCACATGGGCAATACGACTCGTTCAGCATCACGGATGGAAATAGCGTGGTGTGGACTCCCGATCAGCACCGGGGATTGACCATTGTGGGCACCAGAAAGACCAACACGCAGATGGCGACGGTGAACGATACAATTCCCCTGCTGCCGGACGACATAGCCCTCGTAGGGCTTCTTTGGGGCATCCACGAGCGGGTCTATAGCGGGGATAATGAACTGAAGAATGCGCAGGCAGCGGCATTCTCCCATGCGCAGTATCGGGAAACGATCTCGGCACTCCAAGCCATCACGGGCGAAATCCCCCTACCAGAGGATAAAGGATAGAAGTATACTGATTTCAGGCGCTTCCCTCTCGCCGTGAGACAGGAGTGCCGATGCGCAAACTTGCCCTGATATCCCTCCTCGCGGCGTCCCACGTGGGACTTCTGTTCGCACAGTCCGTGCAACAGGCTGTCCTGCAAACGGTCATCTACGGAATCAGTTCTAGCTGGGCGGGAGAAATCCCTGGATGCCCTGGTGTGGTGTCCAATGTGTCGGCAATTTCACGCTCCAACTATTACCACTCTGTTGGCGTTGTCTCCGGGTCTGGCACTTGGACCGTTGCCCTCAATTACTCCGATGTATCCTGTTCGGGTCCATGGACGAGTTATGGGACGGCCTCACAGATAACTCAATCGAGCAGCCCGCCTATCGCCTACGGAAACGGGAACCACAAGTACATCCAGATTGCAATCACTGGCAATGCCGTGGTGACTTACACGGCCCTGCGAACCCCCTTCTTTTCAACCGGAGTAGGGGCATTTAGTTTTCCGTTAACCCTTGCTCAGGGAGGAACCGGGGGGACTACCGCCGCCACAGGACTCGCAAATCTCTTGAGCGGTAACTCGCAGGGAACGTATACGAATAAAGTTCAAATGGCGGGAACAGTGTCGGGGTCGGCAGGCACCCCGCTATGTTTGGACGCCAGCGGAAACGACACCACCTCGGGGTGCTTCGTCCTTAGTTTTCCGTTACTCGTAGGCCAGGGCGGCACGGGTGGTACCACTGCGGCGAGCGGACTTGCCAATTTGCTCAATGGTAACTCGCAGGGAACGTATACGAATAAAGTTCAAATGGCGGGAACAGTGTCGGGGTCGGCAGGCACCCCGCTATGTTTGGACGCCAGCGGAAACGACACCACCTCGGGGTGCCCCGGACAGGGCGGCAAAACCTCCAGCTCTCCTACGAGTTTCACCTCGGCAATTGTCGGCGGACAAGCGGCGCTCGCCGGACTCGGGACGGTGGCAACAAGCGGTGCTACCGTCACCGGAACAGGGACCTCCTTCACGACGTTGTTTTCGGCTAATCAGCCGATCATCGTTTACGACACCGTTCACTCGGGAACGGGCTACATCACCAGCCAGCCCAGCGGCCCGGACGAATTGGGCATCCAGTCCATCGGCTCAATTGTCACTTTCTTCGGCGGCGCGACCACCACCGGGTTGAGCAAAGGCGACGTTATCTGCTCGACGATCTACGGGGGCACCCTCAACAATGCCCCCGGCCAATGCTGGACCATCTACCAGGTGGTGGACACCTATCACGTCACCACGCAGCACACGATGTACCCGCAAGTCGGCGCGGGTCAGTACGCCTGCAACATAGTGGTTGCGGCGAACGTCGGGTACGTCACTTGCAACAGTCCGCATGGACTGGCGAGCGGAGCCAACGTCACCATCGCTGGCACCGGCAATAGCTCCTTGAACGGGACCTACTCGATCACCAACGAGCCAGCGTTTTTCACGAACGATCCCACATCAAGCTATAACTTTGAAATCACCACCAGCGGCGTGGCAAATGGGTTTTACGCGTCCGACTCGATCACTCTCAGCGGTGTGACGCCGACCCCTCACCTCAGTTGCTCGATCACTTCCAACGTGGCCACCTGTACGTCACTTCAATGGCCTGGGTTCACGGTCGGCGATTCGGTCTACTACGTGAACGGCTCGACCGGGACGTGCGCCGACATGAATGGCGCACACACGATCACCGGCGTGGGTACTGGCGATTACCCGAAGACGTTCACCTTTGCGACCTCGGGAGTGTCCAACGGGACCTGCGCCGACACCGCTGTGCTGATCGGTGCGGGCTGGACCTACCAGCACCACCCGCAGCGAAGCGTAGTCCAGAGCGTGACGAACAACACGACGCTTACGGTGAGTCCGTCCTTCTCACCCGATTTCCCGGCGGGAGCGACCTATCAATATGCTCCAGACAATTCAGCCGCAGTTGCCGCCGCTTGTTCGCTAGGCACCAGCATTTATATGCCAGATGGCGATTATCATATTTACACACCAGCATCGGCTCCATTCCACATTGCAACCTGTACCGGATTCTCTCAGGAGTGGGCGATGTCTGGCGGAGCTCGTTTCGTGCTCGACAATCAACAAAACGCCGATGGATTTTACTTCGAAGGCGGCACGCGGGCCAAGTTTACCAACTGGACGGTGGATGGATTATGGGTTTGGACGACGCGCGCGGTGGTCACATCTGAGGCTCCGTTGGCCTTCCAGATCCAGGATGCCTATTACCCGACCGTCACGAACTTTCGCAGCACGGGTGGCACTGGGAACGTCCTGATTAGTCAATTCAACGATCACCCGTTGATTCAGGGTGTGCAATGTTTGAATGTAGCGGGTTGTCTACTCTCCAATGGTGATGTCGATCTAGTCGCCTCGGATCTCCAGGTGACCAACTCAAGTGATGAATCGATCTCAATCCACAACGCTCCTGGCGGGATAGATCAGGAGCGCGGCGCGACGGTCAGCAATTTCACCGTCAAGAACGGTGAAAATATCGACACGACCCAACTTAGTAACGTGGCATGGAGCAATGGACTACTAGAGGGCATGGTGGACGATCCGGTGCGTCAGGCGCCGTACAATCCGACCAACTCCAGCATTTCTTATTCTAATATTATTATCCGGGGCGGTGGGATGGCAGGACCTCAATGCCGGTGGTTGGGATGCACCGCGAATTTTTATCTTGGAAGTAACCCGTTCGTTCAGATGACGAACGTGCAAATTCTTTCCACGAATCCGCAGTCGATGATGGGAGGAATTGTGGACTGGGCTGCAATTGGGAACACCTCCACCCTCCAACTGAGCAACGTGACGATTTCCGGTGGTCCGTCCTATGGGGTGAATGCCTACGTGAACCGCCTCGAAGTGTCCAATAGTTACTTTGAGAATCTGGACGACATTGGGCTGTCGGAAACATCGAGCGGCCTGGTAAGTGTCAACGGCCTGACGCTGCGAGACGTGGCCAGAAAGTGGGGTGCTGGGGCAGGTTCATTCTACGGCGGCCCAAACTATGCGCTCGCTCTCGGTGTTACAACCGAGTTCCACGTCCGCAATCTTACGATTCTCGATGACCAATCCACGCCGACCGGCTATAAGATCTTCGAGTACGGCATCGGCACCATCGGCGAGTTCGACAACCTTACGAGCACCATCACGAACGGAGCACTTGCCTGGAACATGAACAGCGAGGGGAATCCAGGGAAAATCTTTGTCCACTCCTACCAGCCGCAGACCTACTCGCAGATCAGCCAATTGACCGCCAACGGGCAGATCGGCAACGGCTCGAAGATGTACTGTTCGAACTGTACGATTGGGGCATGTTCCACCTCGGGCACCGGCTCGGATGTCACGTGGGTAGCTGGAGCGGCTGTATGCGGAGGCGGAAGTGGTGGAGGCGGAGGAGGCGGAAGTGTTAACGTGAATGGCTCCGCTGTAACGTCGCCGAACTTCAACGGCACGACTCCAGCGGCGGCATCCGGTTATCAAAACGCCACGTTCCAAGTGAGCGGCTCAAACGTGAGTGCGGAGATCCCCGTCAGCACTACGACAGATCTGCGCGAGTTCAAGTGTCTCTCGCAACTGGGAGTGGCGGGCTGCAATTTCTCTTTCGCGGCCGGGACGAACCAGGTGCAATTCAACCCCCACGCAGGACTCACCAACAACATTTTCGGCCAGGTAGATTTCCTTGGCGCGGCGACTGGAACGCAGGCAGCGGTGGTCTTTCAGACGCAGCTTTCAAACTCCTGGACCTCAGTGACCTTCGATCTGGAGTGGTTGACCACGGCGACCAGCGGTGCGGCCACGTGGTATCTGCAATTGGCCTGTGTTCCCGCGACAGGCGCGAGCCTCGATCCCGCTTGGGATTCGGCGCGGTCGTACACCAGCACCGCGCAGACTACGGCGAGCTATTCGAACGCCATTGGGCCGCAGACCCTCACGCTGCCCAGCGCTTGCGTTGCAGGCACGCCAGGGCCGATGCTATTCGGCAGGATCTACCGCAACGGTTCCGATACGCTCGGTTCTTCGGCTACCGCGTCGCTGCTGAGCGCGCGGCTCACCATCGTACACCCATGAAGACCATCCTTGCCATTTTCGCTTTCTGCTCGCTCAGTTTCGCCGTCACCACCGTTACGTCGAACGGCAGTGGCGGCGGCCCGGCCAACAGCACGTCAACGTGGGCTGGGGGAGTTGTGCCCAACGGGACGGGCTATGCCGTCGTAATCGCTGCTGGCGATACGGTGACTAACAACATTCCCACATGGACGGTGGGGGGGCTGATCAAGGTTCAAGGAGATCTGAAGCTCGACGGTGCCGGGATTCGGAACTATCTCTTTGCAAGCACCGGAACGGTCTGGGGCACCAGTATGTTCGGCTTCGATGTCTGCCAGAGCGGAACGCTCGATTTCAGCGCTGCAAGCCCGTCCAACTACGTCACGGTCAACTCGGTGAACGGTACGTCTCCCATCGCATTTCACGCCGATAGCAGTTGCGGATCTTACGGCGATGCGGTCTGGAATCTGCAAAACGTGATCGTTGCGTCGCCCTGCGGCTCTTCCGCCGCGAGCATTCAATGTATCAACGTCGGTTTCGGGAACAGCGGCAGCACCCCGGGCTTTCAGCTGATCGACGCGGTGTTCTCCGGCGGCGGCTGGGACGCGATCCAAGCCCATAGCGTCTGGGGGAATGGGGGTTCGACCCTTATTGAGAACAACCTCTGGATCGGCTTTTCGGCCGATACGGGATGCAACTCGACCACCGCCTTGATCTGCGACTACACGAACTACAGTGAAAAGCCCATTCTGGTCGAGAACAACGTGGCAATGAATCCGCAAAGCGCCATGACGTTCTATCAGGGTGCGACCAGTCCGAATGAGGCGTTTTCTCTGACGCTCAGCGGGAACGGGTGGTTTTCTTCGAGCGCCCATGAAGGTCCGTTGCTTGGAGCCGGTTCCTGGGGCGGCAATCTGCTGAGCCCGATCTTGACCCAATACAACGTGGTCGGCGACGTGGCTACCACGTACTATTCCAATTCGAACACTCCCGACTCAATCGTGCTGGTTCCATCGAACACGACCAACATCCACACCGATCAGTACGAGATTTACGACGGCACGGGACAGGCGGGCGGAACGGGCACTGCAATCTACCAATACAACATCGGCATCACGCCGAACGTGCGGAGCGTCAACGCGTGCCAGGGCTGCGGCGGAGTGCTTCAGTACAATGGCTCGGCGAACACGACGAATTTCATCTTCGCCCACAACGTCTGCGTGACGCGCAACGTGGGTCTGGTAATCGGCAGCGAGCCCGTCAACACAAACATCTGTTTTCACTCCATCGGCAACGGCGGCACAAACGGGACCACCGAGTCTCACAACACGGTCATCGCATCGCTGCCCGACGCGGCAGGCGAAAGTCAAGGGCTCTCCCCCGGCGAATCTACCGGCAACGCCGATGTCAACGTGATTGCCAAAGACAACCTAGTCTTCGGGTGGACTTACGGTATCGAGCCGGACACGAGCAATACCTACAATGCAACCGCCTGCACGTGGGGCGGTGCGGCATGCAACAACTGGACGGCGGGGAACACGAATAATTATTGGCCTTCGGCGGCTCAAGGCAACCACTGGGACAACGGCACGGCAGCCCATCCGAGCGCGACCTATGGAGATATCTCCAGCGTGAGCCCGGTGTGGTCGAATATGCCGAGTGGATCGAGCACCGGCTATGCAGGAGTGGGTCCTTACCGGGGCTTGGTGGACTACGATGCGCTGATCGGAGGGCCGGGAACGATGGCGGACCTAGCCAATTGCATGGCGCTGTTCAATGTTCCGCTAGCGGCGACAGCGGGGATCACCAGCGTAGCCCCCCCGTCGAAGTGCGATCCGCACATCATTTACGCGACGATGGCGAGCTGGTACCAGCCGCTTAACATCAACCAGGCGAACGCCGCGAGCGATGGCACGATGCCGGGCGCTCTCCCTCCGCTGGTGATGGGCAGTTGGATTCAGTGACGGTGTGGTCGATGTAATAACATGGCTGATCCAAAGTCGGTGAAGTTTCAATTCGGTTCCAATGGTCTCATAACAAAGGAGGCCGCGAACCTTCTCAAGGACAGTCAGTACCGATCCATGTCTAACTGCGAAGTCAAGCAGGAGGGCTCGCTTTCCACAAGGTCCGGCAGGAGATCAATCGGCGGTACACTCTCTGGACCCAGCTTCGCTTACGGCATTCAAAAACTGGTTAATACCCCTGGGGAGAATCCGCTAGTCCCTTCGACCAATCCTAGGTACATTGGAGCGACATCATTGATTGGGGTAACAGGTCTATATAGGACCTTAGATTACAACACCTTCACTGAAGTCGCTCCGAACATCAATACCTTATCGAACTTTACGAGCAAGTCTTTCCGAATGGCCGCCTACGCGGCTGGTAACGTGGGTGGAAGTTGGGCCTTCATCGCCAGTGAACTTCAGATGCTCAAGGATAACGGAGCATCCCCGTATTCGACTACGCTCCCAAATGGTAACGTCCTGCATAACTGGGGCATCTTGCCAGCGGCGGGAGTGCCTCTGGTCGCGGCGTACAACGCATCAAGCTCACAAGGCCGCCTAATCTCATTGGTCTTCACGGCAGGGCATGACGATTGCTTCGTCCCATACGGAACTTGGACAACCACTGGTGGTGGAGGAACTGGAGCCAACGGGACATTCACTTCAATCATCCAACCTGGAGATTCTGCCGGAAGTCTAACGTCTTTCACGATGATAAGCGGAGGCACGGGCTATACCTCACAACCTACAATCCAATTTCAGGGTGGCGGCGGACTAGTAGGGAATCCTGGTCAAAGCACTGTAGTGTTCACGATCGGTGGAACGGGTAATTTGAACGGCGGCACACCCAACAGCCCGAGCAGTTCGACTCCTTATGATTACCGTTACACGTTCGTGGCCTCAGACACCAATAACGAAGGCAACCCCTCCCAGACAATGCTGACGGACAGCGCGGCCACTCAAGCTGGATTCGGTGGGGACGGGCTGTCTTATTCTGGCCAACCGGCGTCCGTTCTGTTCCAGGCCGTCAAAGTTTTGGTCTACGGTAGCAGCGACCCGCAAATTGGGACCATTAACATCTACCGGCGCGGCGGGTTACTTTACGACGCTTGGAGGCTTGTTGGGTCCTTGGCGAACCCGCCCATAACGTCGCCGCCCACACAGGTAGCGTTTATCGATAATGTCGCCGATGTGGACTTGGAGCCGAATCGGCTATTGGTTACGGACAACGATCCGCCAGTCCCAAGCGGCCCCCCTCAACCGATCACGGGAAATTTCTCCGCAGCGATTACCACGGCGCAACTAACCACAGGACCTAACCCTGGTTGGGTGACAGTCACCTTAGCTACGGGCTATGGGAGTTTAGTTGGGGTGACAGCCGGAACCCTGATGCACTTGTACTACGACAATCCTGAGGACGTTATCATCCAAAAGATAACAGGAGCGAATCAGTTCATCGCATTTTTTCAGCATACTCATTCGGCGTATCCGCAAGGCGCTTTCGAGATCGACACTATCTGTAACCAACCATGCTTCACGGTGATTCCGTACCAACAGTTCTTGGTCATCGCTGGAGATCCCAATAATCCGCACTACATTTACCGGACCAAAGGCGATCAGCCAGAAGCCGTTGCGGTCACTCCCGCCGATGGATCTGTAGCTGTGGTGGCGGCTGGAACACCGTCCAATCCTATTAAAGATCTCTGCGTGTTTCGCGGCCAGATTGTTTCGCTTAATCTTTACTCGCTCTTCGAGACGCTGATTCTCGACGGATCTCTGGTGCAGCCAGTTCAGGTTACCAATAGGGGTGTAGTCGGGCGCAGGGCATGGTGCCAGACGGATACCGAAATTTGGTTTCTGGCGGTTGACGGAGTGTATTCATGGGATGGAGGTAACCTCAGAAAGAGATCGGAGGCGATTGATAATATCTTCCACGGCGGCGGTCCAGTCGGCCTGGTGTCGATGGGTCAGACTGAAAATCAGTTCTTTCCAATAGATACCTCACGCTGGTCCCAATGTTTGATGGAATATGTCCGAGGAGAGGTCCATCTCCTGTACCCAGCGGTTGGGGGGTCTTATTTGCGCTTGATCTGTGAGCCAAGGTTTGGGGATAGGTGGAAGGAGTTTGTAAGTGTTGGATTCAATCTGGATTTTGTCGCTTACACGGAACCCGATACTGGCATGATGATCGAGTCAGTGACCGGGCTGGATAACGTATCGTTCGTGATGCACGACCAGGAAACCATCGTGCCAGTCACTGTTGTTCCTGGATTTCCGCCCACCGTCGCGTACTATAACTTCACTAGCGACTCATTTACGACCGATCCAACGACGCAGGGAGGCCCCATCGCATTCTCGGTCTCTCTGCCGTGGTTTGATTTCGGCTCTCCTGAATCACAGAAGGTACTACAGGAAGCCTTGCTTGATCTCGATGTCACCGGGAATACTGCAACCGCGACTCTAAGTATCGACATCCTGTTGAACTATTCCGATGTGGCAGTGAATACGATCACGGTGACTCTTCCCCTCAGCGACTACCAATCGGGCAGCACTGTTGGAAGAAAGTTAATTTCGCTTCTCCCCGGCATGGTTGCTGGAACTCCACCCACGGTTTATGGTCAGGAAGCGAGGGCCTTTTCGTATCGAATCTATGGTCAAGCTTATCCGGCCAGAATGACCTTCTATTCGCTGGTCATGAAGTATTACGACGTTGGCATCCAGACGACCAGCGGGGCTACTGATTGGATGAACCTTGGCTATAAGTACGACAAGCGGCTTTACCAAATGACGGTGGAGTTTGACGTTATTCGGGGAATTGACCAAACCATCGTCATGGACGTCCTCACGGGACGCGATTCTTTCCTGTACGGAGAAGCTGTCCAGTCGTTTACCCTCCTCACTGCCGACATCAGCGGAGCTGGTCGGACATTGAAGACGTTCCCGATAGCCGATGGAACCATTGTCAAGGAAGTTCGCCTGCGGCCCATTGCTCTTGGGGGTCCTGAGGGTGGGTTCACTCTCAATACGGCCTCCACGTTCTTCTTCCGCATCTTGAATGTGGACTTTGAAAAGGAGGATTACCCGCCCGACATTGTGTCCTATACCCCTTGGGAGGACGACGGATACGAGTACGACAAATACGCCAACCAGATTGACCTGGAAGTGAATACGAATAACTGGCCGGTCACCGTTAACGTCCAGGCAGACGGAGCGAATGTGATGATTGGTGGAAATCCCTGGACCTTCACTGTAACCACTACAGAAAAAGACCGGCGCAGAAACATCACCATACCCCCTGGACTGATCGGTAAAAAGTGGCGGTTATTTGTGGACACCACTCAAACCTCGATTGCCACTGACGGCGGGATGTTTCAATTGTTCAGCCATCGGTTCTCTTTCCAGAAGGCGGACAAGGCCGACGTGGTTCACTCTGGAGATTGGGATGATCTCGGGCATGGTTACGACAAGTATTTGAGGACAGTGACGGTCGAATGGGATCTGTCGCTTGCCGCTACGGGCACTAACGTAGTCCTGCAACTCGACATCATCAATGGAATCGGTGGTGGAACGCTGGTGTCCAACGTGGGACAGTTTACGCTGACTGGCGACAGAAGCAAGTGTACCTTCCCCATCGCTGTGGATACGATTGCCAAATTGATCCGTCTGTATCCAATCACAACCCCTCTGCCAATCGGTTTCAAGCAGTGGAAGTACACCTTCGACAAGACGGACTATCCTGCGGACATCATCTACTCAACCCCATGGAAGCCAGCACAGGGACCAGTCGAGGAAAACCCGACTTGGGTCTGGGTTGATATGGACACGGCTAACATCGCTTGTGCATGTCAGTTGGTAAACGAGACTGGAGATGTGTTCCCATTTACGCATACGGGAACGGTGGACAACCGCAAGAACTCTTACCCGATACCAGCAGACACGTTCGGTAAGATGTGGCGGCTTATTCTAACGCCGGGAACGAAGGGTAAAGCACAGGTGTTCGATTGGGGACTAGCAAGATGGACGCCGTTTACAGAGGGAACATCTCAAGCCCCTCCGACCCAGATATTGTGGTTACCGTGGCGTGACGCTGAAACCCCGGATGACAAGAACCCTACTTGGGTTTGGTTGGATGCGAACACGGGAGGGATCGCCGCGAATATCGTTCTTGAAAACGAGAATGGCTCGGTCTTCTCCTTCTCCCACACTGGTGTAGTTACAAGTCGAAAGGTCAATTACGCGCTTCCGGTGGACGTCTTCGGAAAGATGTGGAGACTGCTTGTTACGGCTGGTAGTGGAGGACTATCCCAAGTCTATAATTGGGGAGTTTCCCGTTGGGCACCATTCAACCAGGAGAACTCCCCAGATCCTCCTGACAGCATACTGTGTACGCCGTGGAACTCGTTCGGGTGGCCGTTCTTAAAGTTGGCGAGAAATCTAATTCTAACCGTAGACACAGAAGGAACTTTAGCCGGAGTCAATCTACAAACTGGCGAAGCTGGGACAGTCGCCACCTTCCCAGTGAACACCACCTATGACAACCGTAGGGTTGTGGTAGCCTGCCCATCGAATCTGAGTGGGACGCAGTGGCGATTAGTGATTATCCCGAATGGGGCCTTCAAACTCTGGGACTGGAGTCTCGATCACGTCAAAGAGCCAGCCGCCGTCACCCACTGGGATAGCTACGAGCAGACATGTGGCTGGAAGTTTTGGAAATTGGTCAAGCAGGGATGGTGGAAGTACCTGTGTCCGGCGCCGGTGACGCTGACGCTTATTTCTGACACTGGCACGTTTGAAGTAACACTTCCTGCCCACGCTACCCGTTCAGAGGAGAGATTCCTTCTCCCTAGCGTATGGGGGAGCGGGTTGAACAAGTCTAAGACTTACCGGGTCCAGTTGGACTCCTCATCGCCGTTTATGTTTTTTGCGGAAGGGAGCGGCTTGGAACTTCTATACTTGGGATCTGACCGGCACGCGGTTTACAAACAAATCACCTTCAGCGAAATGATGACTCTCGGGGAAGGCGGCGGCTGATGAACGTCCCCTTCGGTTGTACTCAATCCGACTTCACTGGAGCCTGCACCCGCTTCAATACACTCATTCAAAGAATCTGTGAACAGATAGTCACCGATGACGGGGTAGTGTATTCGGACATTTACGCCAACCGGGTCAATTACCCGGCAGCCAAATACCCGAAAAGCATCTTCGTGGCTACCGATCAGAATGTAGCCTACCAATCGCAGATGATAAGCGGTGCATCTCAGTGGGCCTATGTCGCGGGGATCATCTACGGCACGACTTCGGGGAGTGGAAATCTGATATCGAGTGATGCGGGAGTCTTGCTATTGACCAGCACGACCCCGGTCAAGTTATACCGATGGAGCGGATCGGCATGGCAGGATGTGACCCCTTCATCGGGAGCGGGTATCTCAACAAGTGGTCCTTTTACGTTGATCGACACCCATGCCAACCGCCTAGCCCATTATCCGGCATCCAAGTATCCGGCCGGGACACAATTCTTCGAAAGCAATTCCACATTCAGCGACCGGCAAGTAACCTACGTCGTCCAAAAAATCTCGGGGACAAATGTGTGGGTTTACCAAAGCGGTGTGTTTACGTCTTCCTACGCGAATATGCCCACAGACTTGTCGAGCAGCGATGCGGGATTTCGTTTCAGCGATCAGACTTACATGCACGAATGGCTTTGGAGCGGCACTGCTTGGGGTAATGCGCCGGGAGATCCCGGTTCCCAGTTCATCGTGATGGCGGCGGCGGCTCCCCCAGGCGGGGTATGGTACCCGTGCGATGGGGCTGCACATACTTGCACCACGGCAACTGGGGGAACGACTAGCGTTACTCCGCCCAACTATAACGGAACCGTAGCGGCCATCTTCGGCGGAGGTTACGGCGAAACAGTTAACCCCGCTACGAGCCCAACACTGGAAGTACCGGCAAGCGCCAGCACTATCAGCGAAAGCGGCGCGGACGTTGCCGTGAGTACAGGGACCGGAAATCAGGTCACGCTGAAGACGCACACCCATAACGTGACGGTTTCACAGGCGCTCATCAATCCGCCAACTGTGGCAAACGGTGGGTTACCGGCGTACTTCACCTGTTCGTTTTGGTTGAGGGCTTAGATTGTGTTTTTAACGACATAAGACTAAAGTTGAAAGTGATGGCTACCGCTACCAGCGTACTCCAGATAAAAGCGCACCCAGAGGTGTTCGTAGCCAGCGACATTTCTCAGAGTTTGATGGCCAGAGCCTATATTCAGATGGAGGCCGATAACCTTCTGGAGACAGTCTTCTTCAGCCACGTCCCCACTCTCAAAGAGTTCATCGGGTGGCTTGAAGCCAAGGACAACCGCTATCTCGGCTGTTTTATCCGCAACGATGCCCATGAAGCACGCTTGGCCGGTCTCGCGTGGCTCTGGAGCATCCGGGGAGGTTCTGGAGGACGGAAAGCCGATTGCGGGTTCGTAATATTCAGGGAATACATGCACCACCGGATTCCTTTGCGGTTGATCGAGAAGACCCTTGAGTATTCGTTTGAAACGGAAAACCTTGATATCCTGTACGGCTTGAGCCTCGCTGACAACCGGGCCACCCTGATTTTTGGGAGACGGCTCGGCTTCACTTTTTTACCCCCTCTGCCAAAGTTCGCATCGTACCATGGAGTTCCTGCCGACGCCGTCATGTCCTACCTGACTAGGGAGGACTGGCGAGTACAACGTGGGACTGGGGGTTAAAGCATGACCAATTCGCAATGGAGGCGATTCGGGTACGTCTCCCGTCTCAGCCTAATCACCCGCGGTGGGCCTTCCACGCAGCCGGTGACCAACACAGCCAACCAGGAGACAGCCGTCGCCACAGCGGAAACCCCGCAAGCCATGGCCAATCAGACCGAAGCCCTAGAACTTCAACAGCCGCTCATCGCTCAGCAGACGGCTTTAGCCTCAGGTGATCGTTCAGCGGCTCTAGCGGCGGCGATGCCCACTATTTCCACTATCACCAGCGGGTTTAACGCTTCGCAAGAACAAATCATGAATAACATCCCGCCAGGACCGGCAAGGGATGCGGCGTTGGCAAATCTCCAGACTCAACGGGCAACGACGACGGCGAATACCGAAGCCGGGATGATTAACCAGGCCCCAACCACTCTGGCAAACATCGGGTCTGGCGTAGGGGCATTCGGACTTCAACAATTAGGCGCAGCGTTGAGTGGCTACAGCGGGGCTTCGCAGAGCGAACAGGCCGTTATGAATGTGCAGGAGCAGCAGCAGGCCGCGAAGCTTGGGGTTATTGGTGAAGGGTTGGGCGGTCTGGGAACCGCAGCCGGGGGAGCGTTCTCGAACCCAAACTTTAAGTTCTGAGGGTTAAATATGCTTCCAGTGTTCACGTCTGACGATTTGGCCAATAGTCGATCGAGTAACGCCGAACATTCTCCCAATAGTCGGCTGACTCCATCTCCCGCTCGCCCAGAGTTCCCTGATTTTCAACACCCTAGGAGCGGTGAGCTTAGCCATTGCATCCCATTCGCCGCGAGTTCCTCTGCCTTTGTTGGCCATGTCTTCGTGGTTGGTGTGGTGCGTTCCTTTAAACAGATGTTTTCCATTACAGCATGGTGGGTTGTCGCAAGTATGGCACACCAGAAACGGGTACGGATCTTCGCCATAGTGAAGGAAATATGCGATGCGGTTCGCCAGCAATTTGCGCTCGATGTCGTTTCTATAGATAACGACCTGCCCGTATCCCTTGTTGTTCTTTTTGCCCCTGTAGGGCCAGCATTCATCTGGTCCCCCGACTTCGATGAGCGAGCGGAATTTATCGATGTAGCGTTGGGGGATTTCAGGAAGTGGTTTACACTTGGTCTTGGGCATCTGATCCCTCCAGTGGATCGGGTGTTCAGGGCCATGAGAACGTCAACAGCGTTCCCGTGGCCCAACTTGTATTGTAGCACCGAAGAGGCCCTTTATGGCTGACAACAACCAGTCTGTTTTCTCTCCTCCTGATCCGAATTTTTACGCTGGGCCGTTCTCAAACTGGCTACAACCGCAACCTCAACAGCCAATTCAGGCACCACAAGCCTATCCCGGTAAGGCTGCGGGCATCGCTTACGGAATCGAGAAATTCCTTGAAGGCGTAACGAAAGGCCGCAAGGCCAAATACGCCCAACAAGAAGATGAGAAATTCAAGCGGCAACAGGGATTCGTGAGCCAGGTCAATATGATGCTCAAGGACCCTGAGTTGAGCGAAGAGGCCAAAAATAAGATCCGGCAGCAGTTCTTTCAAGAGCAAGGGTACGCCATCAAGGAAGTACTCCCAAAGGGATCAGGGAAAGACAAGAGCGCGGGGAAGGGGAAGGATGACACGCAGAAGAACCAGCATGGGCTGGTAATTCATGCCTTGCACGACTTAGCGGAAGGTCTGACGGGCGGCAAGATGCCCAAAGGCGGACCCGATCCTGGAAAAACAGGAGACATACTTCAGGCCACCTATTACAATCCCGATGGCAGCGTGAAACCGGAGTTCTCGAAGACTAAGGCGCTCTCGACAATTACGCAGCAGTACCAAGACGCAACCAAAGGAGTCTCCAACCTAGAAGAAGCCTATGGGGCTACTAAGGGATTGCATGATAAGGTCGTTCAGATCTTTGGCGGCGATCAAAAACAAGCTGCCGAATGGGAATCCAGGCAGTTGGCGCAGTATCCACCGCTTCCGGCCGACCCAATGAAGCGTTTGGAGCAAAAGATTATTGACGAACAAGAGGCGGCTCGGAGAGGGAGTCATCCCGCAGGCCCCCCGTCCCTCGTAGCGCGGCGACAGCCGGTCGCCAACGCTAATTTCAGCCCGATGTATCAGGGCGGAGCCTCCCGTCCCCAGCAGCCTCCTGAGCCTGTTACAACCGGGCAAGTACCAGGGAGCCCACGGTCGCTGCGGGACGTAGCTATTGACGAGATGTACGGAAAACGTGAACGTGTGAACCTGTCTAACCCACAGGACCCAACGCAACAAGTGGCAGCGGAATATGACCCACGACTGGATACGATGGTTGACCCAATGACCAAACTGCCGCTTCCTGCTGACATGCAAGGTTGGCTCAAGGAAACCGGGGTGTATCATCCACCTCGTAATCCACTAGAAAAGATCGGAGTCGTTAAGGGCGCAAAGGGTGAAAATAAATATCAGATGTACGACCCGAATACTAAACAATACATCTTGACTCCTGGAGAGGCGTATGAACGAAGCGCATCGTCAGAGATTGCCGACTTACGCCAGGACGAGAATTTTTTTAACCGTGAGCAGTCGATTTACGGGCGATATGCGAACGAGGTAGAAAGAATCAACTCTCGACACGACAGCGAAGCTACCAGGATTTCCCTTTCCATGGCTCCCCCAAGTGATCGGGCGGCGGCTGACAAACTCAATAACGAAGCCGAGCAAAAGCAACTGAAACAAGCTGAAACAGATCGCGATCATATGCTTGACGTCCTCTACAACCAGCACAAGAAACAACGGGCCAAGGGGGATTCGTCAAGCGGGTTCACTAGCGAAGACGTAGATCGTCTGCCTGGGGGATAAAAGGTGGCAGACCAACTCCCTGACATTTTCGAGCAGAAACCACCGAGCCTTCCGCCGAGCCCTCCTCCTCGTTCGTCTGCCGAAAACAAGACAGTTACTCCATCGTTGCCGGATATCTTCGAATCGGCACCCAAACAAGAAGCCGCACCGCAACCCAACGCCCCAAAGGGGAACATAGCGACGACATCTCTATTAAAGTACTTTGGGAAAGGAACAACGGTCACAGAAGCCTACGACAAGCTGGCAAAAACCATACTCCCTCGTTCCATCCAGAGATCCAAGGGTGCTGACTGGATGTCTCGCTTTGCTGTCGAACTCGGCAAGGCCCCTCCTGAGGTTGTGGATTTCGTCACCTCTCCGGTGGGCTTGGCCCTGACGGCAGCGCATTTATTCCCTGCTACTGCGCCGGTAGCTGGTATTGTAGACCTCGGAATTGGTTTCGGGGGGTTGATGCAGGCCGCCCCTAAATCAACCAAGGCTTTCAAGAGTGGCTCGCCTGAGGATTGGGCCGATGCGATTGCTGATATTGTCACGTCGCTAGGAGCGGCTAAGGCGGGGGCTAAAACCCTAGTCGCTAGGACCGCTGGGTATCGCCTCGTTCCCTTAGAGGAAAGATCGGCCCTGCGGAAGCAGATCGCTCAGGCTCCCGACGAAGCTAAGATTCCGATGCTCGAAAAAGCCAAAGCTGAAGCGCCGTCAAAGGGACTCCAAAAACTTTACGAACACCAAGGTGCCAGGGACATAGCGGATGTATTCGACGTGCCGAAACCTAAGCTTTTGCAAATATCGGCTGACATTGTCGCTGACAGAGCAGCCTTTAAAGCCATAAGAAACTTTGACATCAACAGCTTCCTCTACGATTTTAAAGCAGAGGTTCCAGTTGCCGATAGGGATATTCGAAAGTTAGGATACGTCATACAGGGCGATGCAACAGCAGATGAAGTCGGCCTTTCAAAGGAAGCGCGGCAATGGTTGCCAGAACTTCGTAAGTGGACTAAAGAGCAGGACGATTTACTGCGCGCCGCGTGGGGAGACTCAGTGTCTCTCCAGGAATCCGAGGCGTATCTGACCCAGATGTGGGACTTTAAGGGACGCGACCCCGCATTTCGCGCCGGGGTGTCTCGCACGCTGATGCACGACCCCTATCTTAAGGAGCGTAAGATTCCAGGGTACAAAACAGGAATCGAGGAGTACGGGTTAAAACCTAAATATACCGACGTCGCAGATGTCTTAAAACTTCGTGCGGATACCGCAACTCAGGTGATTGCGAACGTTAGGATGGCGAATTGGCTCCGTAGCATGGGAACAATTGTCACTGAAACGGAAGCAAAGGACCTTGGCCTAAATGGATGGAAGCGGGCAACGGATGCCGAGGCTCTTTACCGCGTGACTTACGCTGGCACTACCACCAAAGAACACATGCCGTACTTTGAGCGCCGTCCCGTTTATGTCCACCCAGACTTCGACATGGCAGTAAACTCTGTATTCGGTCACGGCCTACCGACAATAGGAGAATCCGGTAAGACGACCCTGTTCGGAGCCCTGGACACGATGCGAGCCCTCGGAAAGCGAGCGATATTCACTTTCTCGATGTTCCACTACAACACGCTGAGTGAACAGGGTCGGGCGATCTACGCTCTCCGTAAGCCGCTGCCGGGGATCGGCAAGACGCCAAAAGGAGTTCGTGCTGGAGATGCCTTGCGGCAAACCTTTTTATTTAATCCGCACTTCTTTAGTGGGGTGAAGTCTGGCGTCTACGAAGCCATTGGTCGATCAGGTGATCGCCCCCCAGTGATGCGCATGGACCCTTCAATTGTGCGCGAGGCATTAGGGCGTGGCCTTAACCTGAACAGCGAAGAACGTGAGGGATGGCTGATTGACCGGCTGAGAGACATGACGGCCAGTAATAACATTTTTGCCAAGGTCTCCGGTGGTCCTGTCAGAACGATGGCATCGTTGATGTCCTCATGGGATAGCGCTCTTTGGGACTACTATCACCAAGGAACGATGCTGGATGCTTATGAAACCATCATGGCCGATGAACTCCCAAAGTTAGGCAAGGATGCAACACCAGAACGAATCGACGACCTGGGGCGCACCGTTGCCAATCATGTAAATAACGCCTACGGGGCCGTCAGTTGGGAGAAAATGCTCATTAGTCCACGGGCGAGACAGGCGTTGAACTTCCTTATGCTTGCTCCTGGCTGGTCAGTATCGAGGCTTCGCGTGCTAACCAGTGGGTTCGAGAACGAAGCGGCTTCTCGAATTACAAGCAAATACGTGACGGGAGCGGCATTATCCTGGTTTCTGACGACGCAAGCACTCAACTACGCCTTAAGTGGATATTTTAAAACGGAAGATCGCAGCGGTAAAAAAGGAGCACATTTTTCTTGGGACAACCCAGGCCCCCCCGCTCGTGTAGGAGATCAATACCTCGACAGTCTCACCACAAATGCCTTTAATGTATCTGTCGGTTATAATCCAGATGGCTCGCAGCGTTATCTCGAATTAGGCAAGGGGTTTCGTGAGCCAATGGGTTGGCTGATGTCGCCAATTGAGACACTGGGTAACAAGTTATCCCTGCCGCTTCGCTGGAGTATCGTACAACTTGGTTATCACGAACCGGGCAGCGGTTTCGAAGAAATCAACCCACGAGCAAGCGGCGGAGAACAGGCCACACAGCGTCTCTATGCGAGCGCGGAGGCATTGGGAATCCCTTTGGTTGCTCGTGGAGTAATCCAGAAGGGAGCCCACAAGTTGTTCCCTGAAACCATTGCGGCCCCCACGGCCAGTTCCCAGTTATTCGGCTTCCCGACACGTAGGGGGATGAGTCTGACTACCGCCATTAAGGAATACGGCAACGCTGCCGACCTAAATAACTGGGATATGGCCTCGGAAGTGTTGGCAGCGGCTGCGATAAATAAGGTTGATCCGCGCTCGGTGATTCGGGGATACCGTTCGGATAAACGAAAAAAGCAGAGGCAAGTTGCTGGCTCTCAAGTTGAATACGATGCCTTTGGGAATGTGGTGAAGAAATGACCCCTCAGCCCCAGAAACCTCGCGAAGTCACCGCAGAAGAGTTCGCGACTAAGATGAAACAGGCTGTGACATCGGGTGACCCGAAGTACGACGTCTACCGGCAGGCCACCAAGCAGATGCTTAAGGAGACTCCGGGTAAAATAACCCCACAACAATGGGCCCAGTACATGCAAGGGCACGTTCCTGGGTTTAACAACCTGTACAGTATCAAGGGCCTTGAGCCGTCAGACGGTGCCCCGAAATCCGCCAACGGTAAGCCTGAGAGTCCGCCTGAACCATCCGGCAAAGCACATTTTCCCTCCTTGTCCGAGGTAGGCACGGCAATCAAGAACCAGTTGACCGGCGGTTCCGTACTCCCAGGGCTGGCGTTTCTGCCGTCTGAGGTAGTACAGGGAGTCGTCAAGCCTGCTGTTGAGAAAGGTGCCGCTTGGGCTGCCCAGGAAATCCCTAAAGTAGCTGGAGCGCCTAAGAATGTTCAGGAGTTCTCGGCGGGGTTAGGTGAAGGACTGGCCGACACCGGACTCAGTATGACATCTCCGCTCAACGCAGCCTTTCTTATTGGGTCGATACTGCTACCGGAATCCAAACTCGCCAATTTTCCGCGAGCGGCCAAAGCCATAAACGTTCTAGGTAAAATGATAAAAACTGGCTTTATCGGCGCACAGAGTTATGACTTTATTCAGTCTTTTCCAGAGGCGGCAGATGCGCTCCAATCTGGTAATTACCGTGAAGTCGGAAAGCAGGCCGCTCGCGCTTTAGGTGACATAGCCCTAATTGCAGCAGCGACCAAAGGCGGTAAGGCCGGTAAGCCTCCAGTCGAAGCGAAGCCCACCGTGGAAACTCCGAAGGGGCCAGAAGGTCCTGTTGGTCCGCCCGCCCCACCCCCTCCAGAGGCCAAGACTGAATCTCCCAAGCTGTCACCCGCCCAAACCGCCTGGGACAAAGTCGCCAACGCCACCGAAGCGGAAAAGCAACGACTTCTTGATGACGCCCTGAAGAAGTTTGAAGCTCGACAAGCCAAGACCCCAGCAGCGGGAAAGCCTTTAGCGAAGCCACCTGAGCGAGTACAGGAGACCAAACCACCCGCCAAGCCATCCCCGAAGTCTATTCCTACCCCGGTTTCCCAGGAAACCCCCGCTGCTGGCCCACAGAAGCCCGCCACTGCTTCGACTGCGGCCCCGCCACCTGAGCCCACCCCGGAATCCATAGGCCGTTCTCAGGTTTCTGGAGTGCGTAGGGAGGCCATGGCAAGCCAAGGGAAAGAGCCTGTCTTGCCAGTCCCGAGTCCCGAGAAAATGGGTGTGCTGGAAAATCCTCCACACAAGCAGAATGTGGTGGAAATGCCAAAAACGGGGGAACCCGCAGGGAAGCCCTCCCTTCCTCCTGAACCCGTTGTCGCAAAGGAATCCCCCGAGGACAAGATTGCGGCTAACAATAAGCGGATCGCGGAACTGGAAGCGAAATTAAAGGCAGGAGAAAAGCCTTCCCCACCACCTGAAGTACAACGTGGGACTCCAAAAGGACGTGAAAAGGATTCGGGAGCGCTAGCCAATCTTCCGCCCGAATCGGCGACCGCCCCTCCGAAAACTGAGGGGGCGCAGAAGGGCTCCAGCGCTCCCGAGACGTCAGAACAACAGGAACTACATCAAGCCGTGCGATCTATATTCGAGAAGGCCACCGAAGTAAACCTTGAGGGCATACGACTGACAGCCAAAGACGCCAGCGGGAAAACGATCAGTGCCCTCGAATACGATTCAGACCAAGCCCCAGCGAATGTCTCTAAAATGCTTTCTCGATACGGCGGCAAGATCAAGAGCATTGAAGTAGAACCACTCGGGCGCAATAAGGCCGGAATTCGGAAGTGGACCAAGTTTTTGAACGGCACCGTAATCCAAAATCCGCCCCTAACAGGTCACAATTAGGAGGATATTATGCCCTGGAAACCAAGTGATGCCAAGCGCCACACGAAAAAAGCGAAAAGCCGAAAGGCCCAGAGACAATGGAGCCACGTTTCGAACAGCATGTTGGAACGCGGGTACTCAGAGGGTGCCGCCATAAGAGCGGCTAACTCTGTGGTGAAGAAACGGAAGGCAAAGCGGGGTCGGAGTCGGAGATGAACTCCATCTCGCACTGCTGATTGTTATCCTGAGTGATTCTGGGTGCGCTTGCCCAACACAACTTTCCTGCCCTGTCGTAGCACAAGGTCATCCCACATTGTAAATGTAAGAGGTGGTCGAATCTTCCCAGCTTGCGGAAACGGTAGGCTTTCCTTAAGATGCTAGCCTGTCGGCGTGAGGCGTCCCGCAGTAGTTGGCGGACCTCCAGATTAGCTAACTTGTCTCGGATGTGCTCAATGTGGGACACGGGGCTCTCTCGGTATCAGTGTCACCTCAACTTCATCGTACTCCCCACGTTCAGCCGGGTGAACCGTCCACAGACCATTACACCTTGTGATCGAATCGTTGACCAGCACACCATATTTCTGTAGGATATCGAGTACTGTGACCATGATCCCATCGCGGTCAGCGTGACCGTTGGTATACCGGAAGGTCCAGATCATGTCAGGGCTTTCCAATCGCAAGTCTCTAACTTCAGCGGGCACCTGAAGCTCCATACGCTCGACTAAGGCGCGAGTCTTCTTGTCGAGGTAGATTCCTCTACCGTTTTTGCCGGGACGCCAGAAGTTCTTTTTCGATGCGAACCCCAAGAATCTAATTGTTATGGGTTCTGTGGGTACATCCTGCATAGCGCCTCCGTGTGCCGTTCAGGAACCACGAACATATGCTCGCCGATCTCAATCAGAACATAGCCAGCGTAATCCGTTTTGGCCACCATAGCCATTCCTAACTTGCGAGCCGTCACAGGGAGGGTGCGCGCGGTCATCTTCCAGGGAAACCGTCCGCGCGCTACATCCCAGTTCTTTTCGTCCACCATGAGGTAGGTGTCTTCCCCCGCTTGGATGACCCGCGAGTAGGTTATCTCGCATTCCAAGGTGGCCATCCCAATCTGCTCACCTTCTTCGTTATACAGAGGCCGGGTTTCTTTATTGTGGGCTGATTTGGACGCTAGGTTAATCGGTACAACGTGGGACTCGTCGCTCACTGCACCCTCCCTGTCTCAATCAACGGTCTAGGGACCGCGATTGCAATCACAATATCAGGTCCGCAAACCTCAAACGCAACCATCCGGTTGTCGCTCAGGTAAAGCTCTACCCGGTCATGGCGAGCGGCAAGGCCGATGACCTCTTTCCCGATAACATAGGCGTTCAGGTCAAAACGCAACCTTTCCTCATCCCGGCTTACGTCGAAGTCTCCTGCCATGACTTAAACCTCTCCCACCAGTATGCCGCAACATCGTAACGGTTGAACTCGTAGAAATTCTGGAACAGGGGCCAATTGATACGGTGCATTTCGTCGTGGTGGATGCGACACAGAGGGACGGCCTCTTTGTCGGGCCCTTTTGACCCCATGCCGTTTACGGAACCGTGAGCAGGGTCGCAGGAACCCAGTCCCGCACGTCTTTTCCCGGTCTTAAGACACGCTATGCAAAGTCCTTCACGACGAAGAAACGCCAAGTACGCTGGGTTCCTCCACTCCTGCTCTGGTATCCCTGGAGGCCCGCGCCGTGGCTTCAGCCTACGCTGGGTTTTCATGAAACTCCTTTGCGCGAGAAACCGCTGGCTTCAGCCATGCGGAGGGATAGCGCGGCGACCGCATTGGTCGCCTGCTTCTCGCTTTGTTTTGGTTGACAGCTATCGAATGGCAGAGTATAATAGGAACTGTGAGCGTTGAACGTTACCGGCATCTTCGGGGCAGTGTTTCGACGCTGACGTATCACTTCGTTTGGTGCCCAAAATATCGGCGTAAAGTTCTCGTGGGCGAGGTTGAAGTCGCCCTCCGGTCGCTGATTGTGGCAAAGGCGGCGGAACTCTACTGTGAGATCGTCGCTCTTGAGGTGAGGCCTGACCATGTTCACCTGTTCCTGAAGGCTCCCCCGACGCACGCACCTCAGCACATCGCCAACCAGATCAAGGGCTACACGTCGCACGAATTGCGGGAGAAGTTCCCGGCCCTGAAGTCGCGGCTGCCTTCGATGTGGAGCAGGAGCTATTACGTAGGCAGCGCGGGCGCTGTGTCCACCGCGACCATTCAGAAATACATCGAGCGGCAGAAGGAATCCTGAGTGAACCTGACGGCCCAACTCAAACTCGAACCTACTGCCGAGCAGGGCGCGGTGCTGAGCCGCACGTTGGCCGCCTGCAATGCCGCCTGCAACTACATAAGCGGTGTGGCGTGGGAATCGAAGACGTTCCGGCAGTTCGACCTTCACCGACTCTGCTATCGGGAGGCCCGGAATCTCTTCGGTGTCTCCGCACAAGCGGCGGTTCGCTGTATTTCCAAAGTAGCCGACGCCTACAAGTTGGACCGCAAGGCGAAGCGCACGTTTCGCGCCATGGGTTCGGCGGCTTACGACCAGCGCATCCTGTCCTACGACCTGGAGGCCTCTACTATCTCGATATGGTCTCTCGATGGCCGCTTGAAAATCCCTTTCGTCTGCGGCGAGCATCAACGGACCATGCTGGCAAATCGTAAAGGCGAGACCGATTTGGCCCACGTCCGCGGCAAGTGGTACGTCTTGGCAAACTGCTCGGCTCCGAATCCGAAGATGGCGCAGCCCGATGGTTTCTTGGGTGTCGATCTCGGGGTAGCGCAGATCGCCGCCGATTCGGATGGCAACCTGTACAGCGGGAGCGAGATCAAATCGGTTCGGCACCGCCAGCGCAGGCTTCGCGCCAAACTGCAAGCCAGGCGGACCCGCTCGGCCAAGCGGCGGTTGCAGAAACTGTCCGGCAAAGAACGCCGCTTTGCCAAGCACGTCAACCATGTTATTTCTAAGCAGATCGTTGCCGCCGCAGAACGCACCGGGCGCGGGATCGCCGTCGAGGAATTGACGGGGATACGCGAACGGATAAGGGCTACACGGCGGCAACGGGGAGTTCTGCACAGTTGGGCCTTCGCTCAGTTGCGGGCGTTCCTGGAGTACAAGGCGAAACGGGCGGGTGTTTGCCTGGTCGCCGTGAATCCCAGGAACAGCAGCCGGGAGTGTTCCCTTTGCGGGCACACCGACAAGGGCAACCGCCCCAACCAATCGACATTCCGTTGCGCTACATGCGGTTTCGCGGCGCACGCGGATACCAACGCTGCCAGGGTAATAGCTGGCAGGGCCACTGTAAGCGGGCCGAACGTAGCGAGTTGTGCTGCTGTTTAGCATGGCTTAGTTACAAAGCCGCCGGCTTCAGCCGCGCGGTTGCTTACGA